GATCTAAATCGGTGACATCTGCTGAGACGTGTAAATGAGTCGCCTTAGCTGCTCCAATTTTGTCCGGCGTTGTATTTGCAATATCGGTCGCGTTTTTCTCTGCGGCTGCTTTTAAGAACTGTGTGCGGTTAGCTAAAGCAATAGCTTGCTTGTTTGCCGCGCCATCAGCGCCACCTTTCACCTGATCGCCGACATCGATCAATGGAACATCATCGAAAGTGCCGGTAGGTGTGATATTTGTTGCCATGATGTTCTTTCCTCAATGCTTAGTAAGTCATAGTGCCGTCGTATTTATAAGTTCCGTCATAAAGAAACTCGGTGACCGATGAAGCTAAAACTTTAATAGTGTCAACAAAAGTTTTAGTCCCCACTGTGATTGTGCTACCGTCACCGATTTTTGTCAGCTCCGTGTCCTGCAAGTCAAACAAACAAGACGCTTTAATAACTGCCACACCTTCCGCATAAAGATCTTTTGGCGCGCGAAGGACAACGGCGCAAGCAAGCCGAGGCGGCTCGAAATTTGTATCGTTATAGAAATAAAGTCCTGTTTTAGCTTTTGTCGGTAAATCGCTTTCATTGACAGGGGCAGGGTCGGTAGGTTTTGACACCAAAGGACTTGCGAAATCCAATGTATAATACTTTTGCGCCTGCGCCACCAGCTTGTCAGTAGCGTCCAGATCCACAGTTTGTTGAACCGGACCGTCTGCGATTTGAGCCGAATGCCAATTGGAAAAAGAAATATCGGACAGGGTAAGATTGTTTAAAATATTCAAAGCAAAGCTGTCATTTTTGTAACGTTCTTTGTTGATAAATAAAAACCGATCTAAGAAAAGTTGAAGGGGATTTCCGCTCATGTGAACCTCTTATATAAAAAGAAAAAGTGAGGTCATTACTTATAGACCTGTGCCACTATAAAATCCTGATAATGACCCTGAGGTTTCCCCCAAGGCCATTTAATCAAAGAGGATTAGTTAGTTAGGTCCAAAACAAACACCGGCCAGAAAAGACGACCAAACGCAGGATCAGACCAGTTAGCCTGGGTCAAATTACCGGCATAAATCATTGGTCTTTGGGATGTACCGTTGTCGCTTGTGCTGGAACTCAGGTAGAAAGAGCCGGTCCAGAAATAACTGCCAAAAGTTGTGGTATCCAATAGAGGTGAATCCGCATACCACATATTAACCCGCATGCGCTTGACGTTGGTGTTGTCACTACCAGAGAAACTCGCCAACAATGCCATAACTTCAGAAATAAGGTAAGACCCGTTGTCTGAAGTTATGCCTGAATTGCTGATGAATAAACTGCCATCCCCCGCGGTCGATTCACGGTTATCGAGATAAGGGGTGCGAATAATGTATTTGTTACTTCCTTTGGTAAAGGAGAACAAATCTTTATCCGTTTGTCCTAGTGCCGGCATCAGTTTTTTCTGCATCAATGTGTAACCTGATGCAGTGGTATTAACGCTCATCATTGCGCAATCAGGAATGAAAAGAATTCTACCGCCCACAATCCATTTGTGGAAAACTTTAAGCGTTGAGATTGCAGCTGAATCAGTAGTGATGCCCGCGGCGGCAGCGACCTCGGTAAACGTAGGCATTAACGTTTTGTCTACACTACCGAAATAACCAAATTCCCAGTTGCCGCGCAGCAGCTTATCAGACCCTAATCCCGTGCTTTCAAAACTCGCCAAAGGTTGTTCAATTGACCAGGTCTTCAGGTCATCTTGATACACCAATGACGAATAATAATAAACCCGGTTTATTTGCGCGGTGGTATCCTCATAAGCCAGTGCTGTAGGGGGCAAGGTCGCCAACAGAGTTTTATCTCCCCCTCGTTTAGCTGCCCGGTAGATTTCGATTTTGGTGATCGCATCTTTATTAGGGTTGAGCCAATCATAAACAATAGACATTTAGCTCTCCTTAAAGCACGAGTTCCAACACAGGCCAAAAACGCAGGGTAGTGCCGGTGAGCTGACTGATCGAACCGTTGGATTGCAAACCCCACGACGCGCTTGGGTTAGAAGGCGGCTGTGCGCCCACTGGAACATAGCTGGTATAAGACAAATCCAACAGGTGGTATTTCGTCCCTGCACCGGCACTGTTCAATGCATTCGCCCAGGCTGGGTTTTGGCTCTGGTTGTTAAACATTCCGGCAAACAGTCCAGCTTCACTTCCTAAGAAGTCAGCATTGCTACCATCGAGAGTCTGAACGGTCATGTATTTCGCCGGATCTTTTGACGGATTAGGCAAACGATAAATATATTGCCAGCCGTTACTTTCCATGCGATACGAATCTTTAACCGTTGCAGGATAGCCGTGGCCGGCATACATAGCCAGCGTGGTCGTCTGACCGCCGTAGGTCACGTAGTTGTTGGGAACAAACAAAATCTTATTATTCACAACGAACTTATGATATTTGTCAAACAGTGTCGCCAAGAAATTTGGATTCAGATTAACCGCACCCAATGCTGCTTTGATCTGACCTTGGGTAAGCACATCTGTGACGTTGACTTCACCGAAATAACCAAACGTCCAATCACCACGTAACAACGTTGCAGGGCCGGGGCCGGATTCAGGAAAATAACCCACGGCAAAAGGCTCGCCCATAGTTTCAACGTTATTATCGTCGACGCTAGAGATGGCAAACCAATAGGTGGTATTACGAACGACATCATCGTAGGTTTTAGCCGTTACATCGTTTGCCACTTCTGTCATATCACTGGGTAAAGTTGCGTTAGTAAATTTCGCTGTTGCGCGATAGATTCGATATTTAGCCGCCCCTACCGCTGCGTTCCAGTTTACCGTTAAAGACATGGATTATTCCTCTACTAGTTCAAGAATGGGCCAGACCATGACCTGGGTAGCCACCGCAACGGTTTTTACAGCTGACACGGCGCTGCGTGTAGCGCTGTTGGTGCCGCGAACAAGTGATTGCGTCCCGTCGGCGCTGGTTTCATTGCAGAGAACTGGATAGGCATTTAAACGAAGCTGAGTATAAGTCATCTGCGCCAGGTTGGGTAGACGCTGACCCAACGGTGTAAAGTCGATCATGGGATAAATTAGATCGTTAAATTCATTGGTCTGAGACAACAGCGTTTCAAAATCACCTGTGAAGGCGTTGGCGGGAAGAGTGCTTCCATCCTCATTCCACCCTTTGGCTAGCCGAACTTTGTATTTGTTTCCACGCAACGTCAGGATCTTTGAACCATCTAAAGTTCCCGCTGCTTTAGCCTGAGCACTGGTGATCCCGTAAACCAATGCTGTGTTTGGGACAAACAGCACTTTGTTATTGCGAATGAACTTATACCAGTAGGTATAAGGGAACTGCGAGCCGTTGTTCAGACCCAGCGCAGTATAAAGATCCGCAGAACTGATCAATGAGTCAGCCAGCAGTGAGTCCATGTAACCCAGGTTAGCATCACCTACCAAAATCTTACTGCGCCCTTCTCCACGTGTTTCAGTGGCTTGCAGATAGAAATCGCGACTTAACTGACGATCTTTAGCACCCACAACTTCAAACACATAATGGTAGAAATTATCTTGCACCGCGGTAGGGTCAGTAAAGACGATAGGATTACCCGTGACCTGGGTCAAACTCAACAAAGCCGTTGGTAAATTGTCACGATCGATAACACTGTCACTGCGATAAACATTAACATTTACCGGCACAGTGTTGTTGTTTACAAGCGAAAGGCGAATAGCCATGAAAATTTCCTTAATTACCTAATTGGGAATAATCGGTTGTGGGGATTGAGATTGCCGCTGGGCGTGGCATGGCCTGCAATGCCAATGGTGCAGGACTGGCGGCAACTATCGCAATGGTTCGTATTTCACGGGAGTAATCCACGCTGGCCGGTTTAGGAAGCGGCGGTTCTGTAACAAACCTCGGCTGTTCTATCCGGTAAATACCTTGGAATTCCGTTGTCATTACCGTAGGTTTAGGAACAGCCTGCGGGGTAATGTCTTTAAACATTACCTGTCTCATCCCTATAACCGTATTGGTCACGGCCGAATCTTTGAATAGCGGCGGTGGGACGGTTTCGTCTTTCCTTAGCTGCACAACACGGATTGGAATAACCGCTTCATCGATAGAGAAAGATTTAAACTTCGGCACCGGCGTTACAAACTGAGTAGTGGCGCCTTTAATCGGATGTGCGTCAGTGGTGCCTGCAATGGCATGATTCAAGGGGACCAAGCGCAAAGGTGGGGTCATTTGGAAAACCGGATCCCATTCGATGCCCTCTACACCCTTCATAATCAATACAGGACGGAACCCCCGATTTTTACTTGCGACATTTAGCAAACTGCTTGTATTGCCGGTGATGTTTCCGGTACCGCCGCGTATGCTCGTAGAAGCGACACTGCTGTCTTCCTGATAGACCCAGGACCATTCACCTTTCTGAAGCGCGCTCCCGCCCACCAAACCAATGCCTAAATCTTCATCAGCAAAACTTTCCCAGAATAACTTCTCCGGATCGTTTACACTGACGTGGTACAACAAGTCTTCCCATTCGTTGTACAGCGTCCCTGGTGTTCCGTGAGGAATGCGTACATTATAATCTGCTCCCTTTATCGTATACAGCCGATCACCTTCTGTGAGGTTTAACGCCTGTAACTGTAAGTATGTTAAATTGTTGGCGGTAGGCTTTTGCGCAATAAGAATAGTTTTGCCGTTGTAGCTGAACTTAAACCACAAATTCTCACCCTGATAGATGATGTTCTCTTGTGGAACGCCGATCATTTCCGTTAATACTTCAGGAGAGATAAAATCACTAGGCAGAACTTGACCGTAATAACCCTTGACCCACGTACCCACGGATAACTTGTTGGGGTCCTTACGCACAATCGTGAGTTCACCGTAAATCGTGTCGCCATTAACAAGGATCTTGAAAATATCCGCACTGATAGTATCGGTTATAGAGACTTCACGACTTTTAATTAAATAATTTGAAGAGGCATTGATTTCCAGCATCGCGGCTGAAAGAATATCGGACGGTGATGTGAACTCGGTCGGAATAACCAGCACGACCACATCTTCATTGGTGGCATTATCTTTATACTTATAAAAACCCCGTGTTTTAGTGGAAACAATATCATTTAAGGATGTGTAGAGTGTGTTGTCACTGAAGTTTAACACCCTGTCACCATTGATTGAAGCGCATTCCCAGGATTGCTCCTCGGCTTCAATAAATAACGACGATGATGCAAGATTAGACACGCGTCCTGTAACGGGATTCGCAGGATCCGCTGCTATGGTGTCAAACTCGATCGATTGCACATTAACCTTGTCTAAACGGCTTGTGTAATCCGGGTACCTCACCTTGTTTACAGTGACAAATTTCTCTAGCATCAATTCGCGAGAATCTAAGGCCATTGAAAAGTTCTCTCTGTGGGTAAAAAACATAAAATTCAAAAGACAAAAAAAAAAGACGCATACATATGACAGGCCCGGGGTTGTTACCCCCAGGTCTGTGTATGAGTTGTGAGATTAATAGTTATTGTTTTTAACAGGTTGATTGTAACCCACTCGGTTTTATTATGGTGGCAAACCATTGAGACTGCTACCTCAATGTTTTTTACTAACTTTGTTTACCACTCCTATATAATAGAAACTTTCAGTGAAAAAATAAATAAGGTAAAGTAACTACCTGACCGAAGCCAGGTAGTTAGTCTTTATCAGAAATGATCACGTGCAATGATCAACAACTCGTCTTTGTCTACAATGAACGGAGGTTTGCCATCAACGCTTAACTTAAAGCTGTGACGGTTTACTGATTCGTCAAAGGTGACGTGGAACTTGGTGTCAGCGACGCAGCCATCAATAAACCCTGCTCCCTTGACATAAGTGGTGGTTAGCTCCGCTTCTTTGCCGAATACTGTTCCGACAGTTTCTACGGTTCCATATTTGCCTTCATCCTCAATGTTTGCAGGATCCAGCAGAAAGTCCAGTGCCATTACCAGAATGTTGGTGATCATAGGGTTTCCTCTTTACTAACGATAGGTACGGTAACTCCCGTCCAAGATCTCCTCGTGACTCACTAAGCGGTAGCCAGTTGCCTCCAAGGAGACGTTGATAAAACGCTTGTCGGGAATAATTACCTCGTGCAGATGCCCATGGATGTTTAAACGCCCACGTAGGTGATCGGCATGCACGGGTATGTGAGTAATCCAATATGGATGGTTCTTCCAGCGATACCCGCCTTGGATGTCATCCACAACCCCCAGAAGATCCGACCAACGAATTCCTTTCTCAAAATCATGGTTACCCACGATTAGTCTTTTTCTACAGGGTAGCTTTCTGAATTCATCTAGCATATGCCGCCCGACGATACAGTCTCCTACCATTTCCAATTCATCATTGGGTTTCAACTTACTTAACAAATCCATTATGAATTCGTCATGGTAGCCTAGAGTGGGGAACTGCTCGCGGTACTTGATAATGCTTTTATCGCCAGCGTGTAAGTCTGCTACAAAGTACTTCATTATAACCCCAAGAAAAGAGTGTCAAGATACATATAACACGCTTGGAGTTTAAATTCATTTTGGCTGAACAGGCTTTATGTCGTAATCTTTCAGGGGAGGAACGATGTCTAAGTTCTCCACAATCAGGATTTCGCAGTTGTCGCGATCTACTCGTCGCAGCTCTGTTATAACGTCAAAATGGTCGAAGCCCTGGATGCGGGTATAACGCACTTGCTGCGAGGTTCCTTTATCACAGAGAGCTTCTAAGTGGTAACCTGGCTTAGCAACATACTTGAAGCTAAAGAAAGGAAGAGGTACGGCTTTGATGTTGTACTCTTTGTACTTCCAGTTGTACCAGGTGACGTAGCAGTCAACGGTCATACTCGAGAGCCCATACAGTACTAGCAATCCGGCAAGACCGACGCCAAGAGAACGCATTAGTGCCTTCATAACACATAACCTCAAAAAATTAAAGAAGCGAGAGTGTTGTCCCGAAGGACAACTAGCTCTCATAAGATTACTGCATTTTCGCCTGAATATCCTTTAACACAGCCCGTGCGTCCTCAACTAAGCTATGCAGCTCGTTGATACGTTCTGGTAAGGTGGCGTCTTTCAGCTGCTGCTGGAAGTGATGCAGGTAACGCGAATACGTTTCGAACTTAGCCTGTAACCATTCCTGATCAATGTCACGCTGTTCTTTTTTCTGCGTGAATTGACGTTGTACCTGAGCATTGCTTTCAGGTAAATTGTTGTGAGCAAAATAAACGCCACCGATATTCATAAACTACCTCATCGTGTTAAACAGTAAGTGAAGATATCGTCGCAATTAAAGAACTTCTCAATTGCCTCTTGTTTTTCCGACCCGCCATCATGAGATAACCATCCCGGCGTTGACCCACCGTGCTCTTCCATCTCTAAAGCATTTTCTAGAATGTGGAAACTGTTGTACCACTCACCCGCGTAGTTATCAAACACCGGGTCCACCAATGCCTCTAACTTTTCCCGCTCGCTGCGGTCAGTAAGTGAAAACGGTATGTCGTGCTTGTTCTTTAAATAGCCGCCAAGAATTCCGACATAAACCAATGCAGCTGCAAAGTCGATTTCAGGCGCGCCGGTGACATCCCCAAACACTTCCTTAATGACACCAGGTAATGCCGCTGGATCAGACGTTAACGCCGGGAGCGAATCGTAGGCAAAGCTAACACACTTGAATTTGTCGTAGCCTTCCCATTCTACCTTAAAGAAGAGATCGGGGAGCGCCAACAGTTCTTTGCCCTTTTCAGTATAAGAAAGGTCTTTGTTAATTAACCCGTCTTTCCAGCACGCAAACTTAAAGAGTTCCAACCCGCCCGGTAAACGGTGATAATTTTTACCTGACGCTATGTCGCCGAATTGAGCGAAAAAGAAGCTGGTGGCTTCATCCGGTCTTCCGCAGCCACAGCCCCAGGCGTTTTCACAGAGGGCGGTGTTGAGGAAATCTAAAATGTCTTCCTGTTCACACCCGTCATAATGTAAAACACCTTCATATGTTGCCAACTTAGTAGCGTCAAAAGGTTTGCAGTGCATCTCTATTAATGATTGGGTCATAATGGTTCCTCAAAATTAATTAGTGGTTTATCTACCCGGGTAATATAGAACCAAAAAAGAATGTATACTAACTCCTACCCATGTGGGTAGGAGTTAGGAGTATTACTTAAAGTGAAAGAAATTCAACGCGTGGGTTTTCAGGTGTCAGGTCGAAACACACCAGGTCGGTAATGTGTTGGAGTTCAACCACGCCGTTGGTGGTGTTCTTTGTCTGAGGAAGTGTCAGACTGCGAATACCGAAATAGGGCTGAGCACCACCATCTATATACGCCTGAAGCGCTTTCGAAGGACTGACCACACCCGTGACCGTGATAACGCCAACCGTACCCGCTTCACTGCGTGGGGAGTCGATGATGTCGTAGTCAAGCAGTGTGCCTGATTCGTTTTCAGCTACTACCGTGGTGATACGACCCAGCCAGCTTTCCGGAGTTTCAGATTCCGCTGCTTTTGGGAACGCCATCTCGCCTACACTTTTACCCAGCATTTGCTGTAAACGTTTTTCGATACGATCGCGATCTAAAATAAAGATCTGATTGTTGCGATTGATCTGCCCGAAGACCCCCAGTGTAACCTTGATGGCACCGTCTACCGTTGCACTAGCCGGATCATACTTGGTGAATTTCTCCTGGAACTCCGCCAGTGAACGTGTGTACCAGTTTACGTCATCAGTGGCATCGGTACCTTCACGGCAGTAGACCACCGTGGCGGGAAAGCCGGGTCTGTTACTGTCCTGGTTAGAAACACCCAAGACGTGATAACGGTTACCTGAATGGTGAACAGCACGATCACCTTTTTTGAAGCTGATTCCTGACATTGTACTTCTCCCGTTAGTGACAGTGTTAGCCGGCGATCTGCGTATTTGCGTTTAACCAACCTTTCAGGTAGTCAACAGCCGACGGTGAAAGACTGTCGATTGTTTCCAGCCAGTTAGATACTTCAGCCGGCGTAAAGTCCTGCTCTTTAACAAAAGCAGTGCCGATCATTAAGCCACGGCGATCTTTGATATCGTTCCAGGATGCGGTGACACATTCGACCAGCGACCAGCCCTGACTGTTGGCAATCAGAGACAAGATTTTGAAGATCGGATAAAGCTCCTCACCCTTGGTCTTCAGATCTTCACTGTCACACGCCTGGTAACCACCACCAAAAACAGCGTGATCCAACAGCACGAGATCAGTTTTCAATTCACGGGCACGGAAACGCACGCGCCCTTTTTCTAAATCGTTAACCACAACTGCATTAGGATTCAGAAGACGCAGATCGACGACATCTTCGATTTTGATGCCGCTGCACGCAAACGCATTGGTCAGACAGACGATAACATCACCTACGTCGTCTTTCAGCTTAGCGAAGCGGTTACCCGCGGCATGACTGCACAGCTCGCCTGCTTCGCTCTGTGCTTTCAGGAACTGACCTTCAAAGTCAGACTGAGAGATGATATTACGGTCAGTTGCCCAGCCACGGATAAGTTCAAACAGTTGATTCATCGTAAACATTTTTTATTCTCTTATTGAGGATTACTGCGCGTTAAAGGGAGAAGTCGTTTTTCTTGATCTTGACCATATCGCCGGTAGTTGGGTGATGCCAAACAATACCTTCGATATTTCGTTCTTTCAAATACTGCCTGACAGCGTAGAAGTCGGTTGGGCAATCTTCCAAGACATCCACACCATGTTTAATCAATACATGCTCTTCCAGTTTTTCTGGATTCGCACCGTGACGCGTGCCGATCTTGGGACCACACAGTTCATAGGTGCCGTCTTCTGGCATGCCGTTAGGGAAACGGGTTAATGCTTCCTTGACGTATTTGTCCTGACCCTTGCCAGGCTTAACCCAACCGGGCCAGTGCAGAGAAACAGGATCAGGGTGGGGTTGTGCTGGGATAAAGTCTTCAGGCGGAGTACGACCTTTCTTAGCATCGTAACGCAGATAGACCTGGCCGTCTTTGATCAGCACAGCCTGACCATCCCACTTACGGGTAGCAATACCCTCACCTTCCTGCACCCACTCCGCACCCTTGGTCACGTCGTTATAGACCTTACGATCATTTTCAAAGCTACGCACAAACAAAGATTTAATCTTTTTCATAACGATCTCTATTGTTAAGGTGCGCGAGCATCATCGCCGTTGGTGTAGAAAGGTCCGTAACCTTTGAGTTCCCATCGGCCGTTGTAATACCAGAGAGAATCAAGAGAATCCATTCCCTCATGGTACAATGTGACAGCTTCGTTGAATGTGCTGGCTACTTGCTTACCTACAATGTGTGCCGGAATATTGTCACCCGTTGCACGATACCAACCTAGCCAGATTTCAAACTCTTGGGCTTTGGGAACGTGGGTATGAATGAATTCATGAAACGGACGAGATAAAACATCACGCTTGCCCTGTTCACGAAAGACGACCGTTGTTTTGGTGGGTTCGGTTTCGAGCATCGCTTTGTTAGCCAGACCAATGATCTCAACGACCACATCATCTTCATTAATTTGAAGATTGCCTGCTCTGAATAGATCGTCCAGATTGGTCTTATAAGGAAATAGTGAGATCAATCTTTCTTCGACTTGTGCAATCATATTTTTAGTCCCAATAGATCCAGGTTAAAACATGTGTATTAAAGTCAGTGCTTTCAATACACGACATTAAGCGATCTTCCCACATTTTCTTTTCTTCTGGACATTTCCAGCTTTCATCACCGTTCATGGTGGCGATGACCTTCATGATGTCCTGAACAGGGAGAACGTGGAAAACCCCTTCGCTCAATTCACCCAGTGCCTTAAAGAAATAAACGATGAGGTTAGTGCCATTGCGGAAGTTCTTGATGTCCTTATAGTCTACCTTGCTGGTAGCGGCATCAAAATCAACCGTCTTCTCATCCATGGACAGCTCTTCAAACTTCTCGACAGTCCAACGACTAATATCGAATTGCAAGCTCATTATCGTTCCTTACACGCTGAATGGATAGACAATTGGATCGTGGTGACGATACCCAATCAACTCTACGTGATCCAACGTCATCTTGTTGACCACATCATCCCAGGTTTTGATTTCAGGACTGATGATCAGAGACGGTGGAAGTTTAGGTTCACGATCAAGTTGGCCTTTTTCCATCAACACAGGATACTGGTTGTCATAGATGTGGGCGTTCACGATCTTGAGATTGGCTTTACACGGACGCGTGCCGGTGATATGCGCCATCAGTTGCAGGAAGAAAGCAACCTGGACGATGTTCGCTGCACCGCCGAGTAAGATGTCCTGACTGCGTTGGAATGAGTTTAAATACAGGTCGTTGCCCAGCAAAGAGAACTGATGCGTGTGCATGCATGGGCGCAGGCAACCCAATTCGAATTCACCCGGGTTCCAGAAGGTAACGATCTCACCCCGGTTATCTTTACCTGCCTTGAGGTCCTCATAAACCTGACGGAACAGGTCAATAGAAGAACCATCATGCTTTGGCCATTCGGTAGCAACAGCGCCGTACACTTTGCCCATGTGGTCAGTGCCGATACGATGGCGGTTCTTTAACCACGCTTCGTTTTCGTTGGCATTAGCATCCCAGGTCTTGGCACCCAGCGCACGAAAAGCACCTGCGTTAGTAAAGCCCTTGTAGTAGCCCAGGGATTCAGCGATCGCCATCTTCCAGTTAAACTTACGGGTGGTTGGTACAGGCAGTTCACCGCGCCGCATATCGATATCGATGTCTGCGTTGATCACGGTGAGACATTGCGTGCCGGTGCGTGGGTTATCGACCCAAACCCCTTCGTCAACAGTGCGTTGGATTAGATCAAGGTATTGCCGTTCTGTACTTTTCATTATTTATCCGCCAGCTTGGCCCATTCATCGGTCATGGCTTTAACACCTTCGCCATGACCATTAAAGATTTCATCGTCACTCAGCGTGAGTTCCTGAGTAATCGGCGCTAATGCATCGAAATAGGGGGTGAGTTCTTGCCGTCTGTGTGGGTTGTTTTCCACCCAATTAAAAATACCTTTCAGTTCAGCATTGAACCCCATGTTGATGCCTTTGTTTTCTGCATCAATCTCGATATCGAAACCCGCCTTGCAAAAAGCGTACATCGTAAAGAGGTCGGGGTAATAACGGAACAAGAGTTCCAAGCTGCGAAACATAGCGGGGCGAAGTTCAGCCTGGACAGCCGCGATCATCTGTTCTTCACTGAGGTAAGTTTCACCGACCATCTTTTCAGAGGCAAAATTAAAGCGACGCATAATCGCCTCTTTTACATTCTCTACGTCTTTATTCGACATCGTGATCAAACCTCGTTTGGTAATCGACATAAGAAACGGTAGATGGAATAGCGACTTCGGTCACCACGTTACAACAAACCGGATCTTCAACCTTTTCTTTATGGATAGCGCGCGCTTCTTCTTCGGAATGCGCAAACACCATTTCAACCTTTTCACCCACCACTACCGGAATAAATAAGAAAAGCTTTAGTGGCTCTTTCATTTTCGATAACGCCAGAAGGGCATTGGCTTTGGCTTCAGCCGGCGCATTAACGTGTCGAGAGGTGAAATCGACAGCCTTGTTACCCGCCCACTTTTTATTGTGTTCCATGCTGGCAGCAACAACTTCACCGTGGACGATGGTAACAACCAATAACTTCATGCTGCCTTTAGAACAGTACTCAAGCGCCTTGGGATCAACCATGGGGAGTTTCCCCAGACCGCGACGACTCTCATTGATGCAGTTACCGTAACCGTCTACAAACATCACGCCGTCTGCTTTCTGAGTCGGGTGACGACCACTGAGGATTAATTCAACATCAGAACACATCTCAGCTTTTAATTCATCTAGTGTTTTCTCGGACATAATGACTTCCTGAAGGTTTTAATAAAGATACTTTCTTCCAGACACCATTGTTCGCCAGCTTTGGCATCTTTGGTATCCACCAGGTTCGTGTACATCACAAAACGAGAGGTGCAGTTCAACCCGTAACGCATGAAGTCGATAAGCATAAACGGCAAGCCCGATGCGCTTAAATAGATTTCACCAATTACCGGTTCGTAGATACATTGTTCTTCAGCGATGGCGTTCGGCATATTTCGGTCCCTCATTCTTACGAAATGCCATAACAACTGCACGGAAACATTTAAGCTTAAGCTTAACTTCCACAGGCAGGTCATTAAAGTCGACTAAGTGAGGATGGGACTTTATTTCACGGTTACGTTCACCTAAGGTCCAACCCTGGTGTAAGCGTTGTTTAACCCAACGATTGTGTAACGTGCGGCAACTCGGAGCAGATAATAGGTACTGTTCGGCCTGATTCACCAGCGAAGCTTTATACCAATCACTGCACAATTCCCACTGTCCCAGCTTGGGTACGCCGAATGCTTCACAAATGGCCTGCATAGCGCCGTGTCCCGCTTTAGCAGCGAGGTTAACTTCTTCTTCAGTAAACGTTTCGTAAATAGGGTGTTGCTTGTAACTCTCTGATTCTGTCATAAAGGGTCCCGAATAAGTTAGCCGCCGAAGGAATGTGAACTGCTAAAGCTACGCCCTACGCTACTGCCAAATCCACCGCGCACCGTTGTTTTAGTTCTAGGAGCCACGGGTGAGGTTGCTCTTGCAATATACGGTGTGCCGTTAGACTTGTTGAATCCCTGACTTAAGGGAGCGCGATAGAGAGCAGCAGCATGCCCACTTTCATTATTGTAAGAAAAATAACGAGGCTGGTTATAATAGAAATAATGACTGCCTGTACCAGCGCTTTGGCAATCATTCGTGGGATCATCGCGTAAGCACTCTTCCCGGCTTTTGTAACGACGTCCGTGGTTCTGTGCATCACGATAACTCTCTTGTTGTAAACGACGACATTGGTCTAAATTAAAGCTCCCTCTTTGTGAACAATCTGTCACTGAGCCATAAGGTGTTTCGCTATAGGTTTTACCGTCACAGCCTGCTAACATCAGCATCACACTCACCATGCCGGTTGCTATCAACGGTTTGTAATGAAACTTACGAACTTTGCGAAAGCGTTCGTAGTTCATGACCTTAGTTCTTTTCATTATGTAATCGTAACTCCCCCGAGCAATAATTACGTTTGTATAAGCGATGATGCGCATTGTTAAAGCGCTTGATCAAAACAAAAACTTGTTTAAAGAGGCACCAATAGTTGTTAGCTCGCCATTCTGCTACGCCGGCAAAATAGTACAGAGCTTTACGTACATCGACGCCAGAGGGCATACCGCAGATATGTCGTGTGACATATTCAACGGTTTTACAAATCTGGTGTTGTTCTGGATGATCCTTGATGGGTAACGACTCTATTGCTATCGCCACTGCCACCGTAGGGATCTCTCTTAAATTATAACCCCTGAGAGCCATGTCTTCAGCTACTCTTTTAGTAAAGTCTTTCTCTGCTGGAAAGCTCACACGCATTTCGCGTGCATAATCATTGAATTTAAAACGGAAAGCATGCTTGATGCTCATGCGGGTAGGTCCTTGTAACAAACAAAAAATTAAGGGAAAACTACTCCCTTAATTTAGTTTACAGTTAAGAGTTATTATTTCACGTTGTGTGGCATATTCCACAGTTCCAGTTCAGACTGGTCCAAACGCATGTACCAACGAGGTAACGGAGTCTCATAGCGATAACCTGCCACTTTTGCATAGAACCAACCTTCGTGATCTTGACGACAAATCACAAAGATCGCTTTCTTCAACGTAGAGGGTCTGTCTATCGCCTGTGACGCCGAGCTAACGATTTGTGTTGCTACCGCTTTGCCTAAACGGAACCCACCCACGGTGACGGGTGTGCACGGTCCCAGCGGATCCACCATGCGATCGAGTTTGAAACGCAACATTGCCAAGTTAGTATCAAATTGTACAGTGATAGTGTTGTTGGGATTTAACCCCTGACTCACAAAGAAGCTGTTGACAATAGAACACGCCCCAGAAGTGTTGATTGTCATGTGCGGTAACAGGTATTGCTTCTCACGAACTGCTGGTCTTTTAGTAACGTTACGGAAGTTGCCTGCCGTACGACCATACCCCAGATGAGCCCTTTCAAATTTCTCAAACATTTACTTCTCCAAAATAGCACGAACATAACGAGTGTATTCGGTTTCCAGAAAACGATCCAGATCACCTTCCACGGGACACGTCACGTCGACGTTCTCATACTTGGCCAGACGCTTACGAGCAACCAGCAGGAGTTTCAATACCTGAATCAATGCACGACTCATCCAACGCATACGTTCCTTGCCTGCGGTCAGCACCGCAATGCGGGAATAACGATTCGTGTACTCGTCACCCCACATAAACACCGCGTTTGCTAAGGTGTCGTCTGGAAGATGTCCCAGCGCGGTTTGTGAACGCTGCTGGGAATAAAGCTTGCCGTGGGGATCTTCTTCTTGCTTGGCGATCCAGGCAGCAGGAGGCGTCTGTACACACAGCAGACCCCGTTCCGTTAGCAAGTAACGGAGCATGTCATCCTTATCCTTGTCGCTGAATGTATCCAGCTTCTCATGGATCTCCTTGGCGCCTGCTGACGTTATCAACTGGTTCTGTAGTTCTGTGCTGAGAGGGAATTTCATTGTTGTGCTCCTAATTATACTTCTGGAATGTTAGAGACTTTATTGGCTACCAATTCGCCCCGGATAAGGCCGTTGGGTAGAACACTTAAAACGTAAACACCTTTATAGGGATAAGGGTAGTTGTCAGGTTTGTTTTCCATCATGGCACGAATGATCTCGTTACCCTTGTTGATACCTAAACGGACAATGCCCTTACGCATAGTGAGCTTGCCGATACAGATTTCAAGTTCAAAGCTTAAGCCATCTGGCGCACCCACAAAAGAAACCGGACCTGAATGTGGAAGGTTATTCCGGGTTAAGAAAGTGTGGGGAATATACATGTGACCGTTGCCGCGAATTGTACCGTGGATAAATGTTGCTTTACTCATCTCTATTTTCCCGCCATTCTTTCTTGGCCATTGTGCGAGCCGTGGCTTTACAATGACCTTGTTTAATGAATTCTTTTGTTTTCATGGTGATAAAGTCTTTTTTATCTTCTTTGATCTCACCACTGCGCGGTGGTCGTTGTGCAGTCGAGGCATGCAACGCCAGAGCACTTATTGCCAGTTGATTAGTTAAATGCCTTTTATCTTTCATCTTTTAAAATCCTATGATACTAAAACAATATAAAGGGGTTTGACTATGTTGAATAAGTTCTTTGGGGATTTCTTTAAACGAACGTTAAGTCCGTTTACGTACCCCGACATGCCAATGCAGTTTTTAGTAAAAGAAGACAAGTTTCAGTTCACCGAAGATTACGTCACGCCTGAGGTAACGATTCCCAAAGGTTTCATTACTGATGGTGCGAGTACACCTCGTTGGCTGAAAGGGTTGTATCCGGGGTATTACAAATATTTTCCGGCAGCAGCAGTGCACGACTATCTTTACGGACAAGGTGCCGTATCGCGTAAAGATTGTGATGCGCTTTTACGAGACATCATTCGCACACGACTCAACATGAGCTGGCGCTATTGGCTGGTAATGTGGATCGCGGTACGTGCGGGCGGGACATCTCATTACACTAAACGTATTATTGAAGGCAACACCGTAGAACCAGTTAAATAAGGATAAGTGACCATGGCGGACGAACAACAAACATCTATCATTGAAAATCAACCCGGCGGAGAAACTTACCCCGAAACCATTTACCTTGTACAAGAAGGTGACGCGGTTAAGGGTGGGGCAGAAGGCATCGCTAATAAACAGGCAACGGGCTTAGCAAAACGTTGTCAGTGGTTACGTGCGGTACTGATACAGTTCAACGGTATCGTCGGTTCGTTGATGGCCCAGATCATTTCAGGTGATGTTACAGCAGCAGGTTCCGGCGTAGGAAATACCGTTTCCAACAGCATGGTAAATTGTTCGGTTGAAAATGTGTCTGCCACCATGTGTCAGATTGCACTCACCTCCCTTACTGATCCCTACACTGCCGATGTTTACATCAAACATATCAAGGCGGTGGGCGGACAAGACCTTATACGGAAAACCGGGTTAGTACTGGATGTCAACGTAAAGGTTAATTTATTTGACGAGGCAATCTCGTTTGATGATCTGGTGGAAGTCATGGTTTACCTTACTGACTCTAAAGGTGCTGAGTTTAAATTCAGCGCAGCGGAAAACGGTAAGCGCGTACAAATTTGGGGGCGTTCTTTGACGTATATCCCAGCGTAATATTCGGTTATCAATGCAAAAAAGAAAATACTAGATCGGGGCTTCCCGATCTAGTATACCTACCTTACCTTTAGGATAATTTCTTTTCAATTGCACGAGCAACGATGTAACCCATGGCGTCATTGCTGATCACCGCCGTGTTGTACTCTACGTACACAGCCACGCCTCGGTGTTCATATTTACCCACACGGTGAAAATCAGAGTGTGCATCGACCACAGTAGGATGAACGCGGTAAACAAACACGAGTTCACTGCCTGTGCTGCAAGGACAATAAATGCCGTCCTCTCGTCGCGCAAATGAACCAAACCCGGAACACACCAGATCCCAGATGTCTTCTTCTATATCTCGATCATCAAGGAAGCTCTTGGGTTGGGCGTTTGCTAGCAACAGTTGCTCTCGCGTTTTAAAGCGACGACTGATCTCGGTTAGCAACTGACGTTCAACAAGTTCATCAAGTGACTCGTTGATATCACTGCAACGTGACAAGGCTTTGATGAAACGACGGATTTGGTTCTTGGCCATGACATTGTTGCTAGGAGTAGGATTGCTCTGCTCCCATAGTGCAATAATACCCTTCTGAATTTCGAACTTGTGCTTAAAGGATTTAAACTGAACGGTAAACGAGGACGTGGCTTTCATGGTTATTCCTTTTTGACCATCTGAGTGGTTAAGGCGTTTCGGTTAGATAAGGAGAACTTATCTTTCCCCAGTGACATCAGTGTTTTTTCTTCAGTGATAGCAACAACATGAGGTTGAATCTTTTCAAGGTCCTGAGTAATCTTCAGGAAACTTTCGCTGAGCTGATCTTCCACTGACGCAATATTGAGGTCTTCACCGTGGGTCATGTAATAACCGTAGAATGCCAACGTGTCTTCGTTATACGCTTCGTTGGTTTTGAACAACGCCTCACGCATCTCTTTCAGTAGGAATTCGCCGTCACGCCCCATGATTCCAAGGTTGGCATCTTGAATCACCAGAGAGGTTGGAATCACCTCGATGCCTTCTTCTGTTTTGAAGTAGTGCATGGCAACCATAGTCCAGGGACGTGTCTGAATACATAACCAATCAAAAGCATGTTGTTGAGCAATGCGGAGGTCACTGCCTTTGAGGTGTTGGGCTAACTCAGCAAAGTGGAATGCGGTAGGGAGATGGTTCATGTCACCAATCACATGGAACTTGCCCATGACAACACGCAGTACGCTGATGATGTGCGCGGTAATACGTTTGGATTGCGGTTTTACTGCTTTACGGGGTTTCTTGTTACCAGCCATTATAATAATCCTTATATGGAGTCAATATACATATATAACTAACTAGGGAATTCCCTAGTTAGTTAAAAGTTATGCAGAGAAAATGTGTCGATCAAGAGCAGGTTCAATGACCTTACGCAGGCAGTTTTCAACCGTAGCATAGTTCAGTGAATGTTTCTTACAAAACTGATCCAGCGCAATGTACAAAGCCTGTATATCAGTCATCGCGTCGAGTTGTTCTTTGTGTTGGGCAAAGAACTCGTCAATCTTTTCTTGCGGGTTATCGCGGATGCCTTTGTTTGCAATACAATCAAGCATCAACAACTTCCTTTTCTTTCTGTGCTTCAGCTTTGGCCTTGGCAGCTAACGCTTCTTTCAGAAAGATATCGAACTGCGCACGGTTATGCACTTTCCCGCTGAGGGTGAACAGCACATCATCGTTGTCGTTCAGAATCAGCACCGCCAAAGAGGCAGGAAGATTTGCCGACAGTTGACCTGGGCGGGTAATGCGCTGAACATCTTCTACACGTATTGGGTTAGAGCTTGATACCCACTTGCCGTCTTCCTTTACGAACACTACGTGCGTGATTGGTTCCTGTTCCATGCGTGGGTAGGGTTTGTATTCTTTCTTCCGGTACTGCAATGTATTTTTCATAAAGGAATCTCTCAGTGGTAATCACAACATAACATAGGTGATCATCCAGCCATTAATCTGAACGTGACATAGCCCGCGATAAATAGAGCAATGAGGACGACACCCGCCACCGACATGGCAATGGTGTTTAATCTCTCTTTGCGCTTTCTGGCCTTTACCCGGAGACGGTAATTGTCCACGGTTTCATCAAGAGTTGTTATCAACCCCTGGGTGCGATTACACAGGCTTTCAACACGGTTGATTTCACCCATCAACTCATTAGCGGTGGGGGTCATCTTTTTGCGGTTCTTTAAGCCCACGGAATATTCTTCAAGCAGTGCCTGACCATCATCAATGAGTTTTCCTACTTTGTAAATGTAAGTCCACTCTTCTACCAGGTTTTTGATCTTTTTAGCGAACTGGTCAGAGAGTTCAGCAAAACGAGAATCACACTCCTGGAGTTTCTTCTCAGGTGTAAACAACGCCATAACTATCTCCCAAAGAAATAAACAAACAAACCAATGACAGCCGCGATCGCAACCATATAGGGGAAATTACTTTTACCGACATCTTTCCCTTCTTCAGGAAGGGGTCGTGTCTTGGTATGGGCAATTTCTCCGTGCAGGTGAGTAATGGCGCGCGCCAACACAGGTATGACGTGTTCTACATCGACCAACGCATCTACCTTAGCCTGCGTTCTTCCTGACAGGATAGCGTTGTTTACGGCGCTGTGGGTGTCGTTCTTCAGAGTCAGCGCAATCAACAGCAGGTCTTCGGTAATCCGGTTATCAAGGATGTGGGTAAAGTGCGGATGTTCTCTTACCTCATCAATGAGATTATCGAGAACGTCTGCTTTCTGTAGGAAAAACGAATAACGAGCCTTAAGGTGGTGGTCGATGTCCATAATTACCTCGTGAATAAATAAACAAAGAAACCAATTACGCTCATGAAAGCGACAAGCCCGCAGCATGAATTACACAATACATTTAGGGTGTCTTCATCAGTAGTCGGTTTAACTTCATTCAGCGCTCGGGTTTTGGTAAAGTCCGCCTTTAACTCTTCACGAAGTTCGATCATGTCGTTGACACAACTCGTGACTAAGCTGAGCGCACGTTTATCAATGGCGGGGCGATCTTCCACCGGCGTATCGTGATACGCTGTTACCCTGAGGTCAAATTCTTTCCAAACGATATCGCCTGCTTGGAAATATTTCTTGAAATCATGAGTGATCTCCAGTGCATTGGTATAACGAACAAATTCCATGATCTCTTTAATTAATAAATCGCATTGTTCAGAGAACATATCCATTGCGATTTTTATTTCAACGTTTTCAATGTCAGATGTCTTCTCGTTCATTAAGTACCTCGGACTGCTTAAATATAAAGAATATTTTCTTAACCCAAATAAAAACTTCAGCAATTAAACCCAAACCTAAAAGGACTGCAAATAACCATAATAATTTTTGTTCACCCGACATCGACTGCCTGTTCTCCTACTTTGTGAAGTCCAATCTGAAATAGTGGACGTTTTGAATAACCAACCTGCCGCGATCTGACGCATCAGGCATAAACTCGCCGTCTCCAACCAGCGTAGAGATAAGGGGGAACTCATCTTCTATCATCTGGTTAAAGATCTTTTTCTTGTTACCCCCCGCCATCAGTAAACCATACACGATACCGCCTCGCACCTTGGTTTTAACCACGGTTGCACAACGGTTGGTTAGAGGCGTGTGGTCTGATAAACGCGGTGAGGTCACAATAGGGATCAAACCATCCGCAATCATGCGGGTGAGTTTTTTATAGGTAACGATATGGAGATCAACCGCAACCAAATCCACCAGAGGTAACCAGTGAAGCAGTTTCCCATTATGCAGGGTGGGGACCAGCTTACCCTTAATCTGGTTACCCATTAACCCACCGCGGGATTTTTCAATCTTCTTTGTCTTCATCTTGTAATCTGTAGTTAACGTCACTGTCCTTGTAATCACGAGCTTTCTTGGCAATGGCCTGCCGCTCAAAGACACGGTAACGTAAACCTGCTTTAACCGCTTCCGGTCTTTGCAAGAATTCCATAATCGTGATGTTGTGTTTCTTTAGATCGGTTTCAATCAGTGCCGAGAACATGCGGTCCCAATCATTGCCGTCATGAAAGAACAGAGTGATATTTGTTGGCAGTTTAACAAACCCGCGCAGTTTACCGAAATCAGAGGTTACACAGAAGGGAATGTTGTTTTTACCGAGACACACAAAGCGCATAGTGCCTGTGCCGTCATCACCCTGATAACAGAACCCGTGAGAGATCTGCTTACGATGAGCTACCACGCAGTCATTGAAGTCGTGGTAATAGGCGCTACGGGGTTTGAGCGTATCCAGAGACACCACATGAGTATTATCAATGATGATCATCTTACTTTCCTGATAAGCTTAAGGGATTTAGCATGGAAGACATCGTAATCAGTGGTGACCATGAAGTTATCAATAAAAACCATAGCCTTATAGATTTCTTCCGCAGTTAATTTAAGTGAGTCGTAGAAGCGATATGACCCATTAGGTGAGATATAGATGTCGTGCTCTGCGTCACGGAAAATAACCTTTTCGTTCTCCCGCACAACGGTGTAGAACGAACGACGTGTTACCAAAACCAGCTTAAAGTCTTGATCGAAATCCAGCGCGGGTTCATCGTCACTTAACTTTCCGCTTTCATAACGCCTTATATACAATAACACCGGGTCGAGGATTTCAGGCACCACGTCATTGTCAAACACGTAGGCGATGTCATTCTCGGGAGTAACGTTGATTTTGGCACCGATGTGTTCGCGGAACTTATTGATGCCTGCGATGTTTTGTTTGTGCACAACCAGGTGGTCAGCGACCAGCGTGCCTGCACGATAAACGATCAAAGTCATAATGCCTCCAAGTGGAGAGCCGAAGCTCTCCACCGGTTAGATTAACGTTGAGGGAAACGATGTGACATCTGAGACATCGCTGGGTGGGACTTCACAGGTGTATCGACACCAGCTTTGGGTTTGGCTTTTGCCACAGTACCTTCTGGTTCCAGGCTCAGCACACCTTCGTGGTAATAGAGCTTGTCACCCACGCGCAGCTTGTCCATGGTTTCCTTGTCCACGCTCAGGCGCAGCAGGGCGTCGTTGTAGCCGACATACACTTCATCCGCACCGGCTTTGCCAGTAACCACAACCGTGGTAGCGAAACGAACTTTACCGTGCTCTTTATCACTGATCTTAATTGCAATAGACATGATGTCTCCTTAATAATGACGGGTATCCAACAGCTGTCGGATTCTTTCTTTAATGATGACTTGTTCGTACTCAGTACCAAGCCATCCCATTTTGCTAAACACAACGGTAGCCGTTCCATTGGTATTGAAGAAGATGTTTTTAATCTTGACTTCAACTTCACGTGTTTCCCGCTGGACTTTGAATTTCAAGCCAGGAATAGAAAACACCATCGCCTCAATGATGTCACGCCAGTGCACAGACAACTGGGTATAGGGAACAGTAACGACTAGACAAGAACTATCACCAGTACTCAACATGTTCAATTTCCCCCTTCCAGTTAGTAGACAGATCGAAGGAGTGTGTGTAATTAGGTGGAATATCCATATCAACGATCAAGGTGTTGCTACGCTTCTTGTCATTGAAGCGCAGGCTTACAACAGTCCCCACGTTTTCTTTACCTACCTTGGAGGTATAACGCTTGGCGTTAAAGATCGGCAGTCCCTCGGGAGAATTGATCTTTTCCCGGAGCTGACGTTTAAGAGTGGGTGTCAGTTTATTGTGCGACAAGTTTAATTTACTTTTGAACAAAGCCATCTTTATAACCCCTATACAAAGTTTTATTGTTGGAATACATCATAGTAATATAGGTTTGAATTTAAATAACAACGCATAAAAAAGCCCCACCGGGTTTCCCCAGTAAGGCTTGATTTAATTGCAGGTGTTAAGTCGTGAGCTTGTGTTCTTTAATTTCTTCTAAGATACCGAGTGCCATCTGCTGCTGCTGTGCTAACTGAGCCACAGCCTTTGTCAGAACCAGCTCAAGGTTCCGGCTCAACTCAATTTCCATGTAGTCGGGAGCGGCCTTCAACGTTTGGATTGCCACCAACAGTTCTTGTAGGGTGTGTTTAAAACTGTCATCCACTTCGACTTCATACTTGGCTTGCTGCTTTTGTACTTGCTCGAAGTAAATTTCAATCACACCTAGAAGCTCTGCCTGATTACGTTCCAGACATTGTCGTAATTCGTTACTCAGTTCTTTACGGAAACGTTTCGCTAATAAGGACGGCAGCAGCTTATAACGAAACCACTCTACCACCACCAACATTGCCATAACCGCCAGAATCCCTTTTACAAATTCCATATACTACCCCCTAAGTAACAGTCGAGCCAATCAGATAAAGAAATGACGAAACAAGAAACCGAAGATCACACCCACGACAATGTAAACAATAACAGTCAAGGCCATGGTCATGACACGTTCCTTATAATGAGCTGCGGTATACAGCATAGTATTTAGTGACACGTAGTCCGAGGGGAACGGAATACATAAAGCGCGTATCGAGCGTAATCTGAATAGGGGTCAATGTCAACAATGACACCATTGATTTTAATCGTTATCAGGCCAGAGAAAAAGATTCCAAACATAGTCCACTCGACAAAAAAATAAAGAAAAGGAAGAGGGGAGCCGAAGCCCCCATCTATTATAATACAACAACCGCCTTGCGTGGTTTGTAACTGACGTTCAGAACACGGAAGACATTACCTTCTTTGTCTACTGTGTGACAGAGTTTAAAGTCCATCTCTTCTTTCTTGTCAATTGCATCGCGCAGCTCGCGGTACTTGGGACCGAAAGGGCGGATCACTGCGGTGACTTCACCCTGCTTGCCATCGGTGCTTCCGTTCATATGAATCTTAACTTCATCGATCTTGAAGCCGGTGGCAGGGAATGGGACTTCATGGAACTGACAGTATTCCACATCAGCATTAACACCCGGCTGGGTGCCGTGGTTGGTACTAACAAAGCCGCTGCGCAGAATACGCGTAAAAGTCTGACGAAGATCAGTGGCGAGTTTTACGCCGTGATCCTTGCCGCCTTTGCGGTTATCAAACAGAACCACGCGGAAACCTTTCTCGCTCTCGCTTACTGCAACTTCTTCTTTGATCTTCATGAACATGGTAGTGCCTCTTGACTAGTTAATAAGAATATCTAAAAAAGAACCCCCTACAATAATGGGGGCGAACCTAATAGGTGGCTCTCAGGGGTTTTGTCCTGTTCTTATTTAGATACTCTCCTTAATAATAGGCGGAGCAGTTAAAAACCACTCCGCCACCGTTTATTACAGGTAAGCAGCTAGTTCAGCGGTAGTCGCCGGAATAGCATTGGTGTTGTTATCGATGATGGTCTGAATCTCATCGGATGCCGATTCAATGATGTCACCACCAAAGAAACGGTTCTCGAGATATTCGCCCAGCATCACACCACCCAGGCCCAGACCTGTACCCGCAGAAGCTGCCAGTGCGGTTTTCACCAGCTCTGGTAACTTGCGTACTGCGTCTACTTTGGTGAACAGGTATTCTGCACCGAAGTAAGAAGCAGCGGTACCGGTTAAGCCACCTGCAATTGCGCCCACAGTGAACTTCTTGTTGGCAACGACGTTGAAGCCCGCGGCTGCCAGTGCAGTACCGGCGGCGATGAACTTAGGCTGTAACCAACCTTTGCTCGCTTCATCCAGACCAATCAGAGACTGTTCAATCTCTTTGGCGATGGCATCGTTTGCCTGCTCAGCTGCTTCTTTTGGATCAACGCCTTTTTCTACAGCAGTGTCAAATGCTTTGACGGCGCTGCGGTTAACGTTCAGCAGAGTCATTTCTTCACCGGACAGTGTTTCGCCACGCTTGATGCGCGCTTCCAGTGTGTTCATGGCTTTACGTTGAACTTCGATCGGTGTAGCAACACCGCTTTCCAACAGCACTGGTGTGGTCAGGTCGTAGTCCTTCAGTTCGTTCACGGTGTAATGCAGCCCGGTACGTTTATTTACCAGGCCATTGAACTCACCGTACTGCGCTGGCTCGATCATAGTCTGCAGCTCATTGGCATACAGATGTTTGATGTAGTCAGGGTGAGCGTTCTGCTCACGCAGGTGCTTGATTGTTTCCACCAGTGAATGTGCAGCAATCTGAGCAGTTGAACGCTGTGGGATAACTTCGTGTACAGCAGCATCAGTGTTGTTGTTGTTAGCAGTGTTCTGTGATTTGTTTGACATGATATATACTCTCTCAAAGTTTATATGGGATATAAGGGATGTAAAACATTTCCTATGTTTATACACCTGAGTAATATAGACTTGAGAAAAACTATAATCTAAATTTGCAGCTAAAAAAGAAAGCCAAATAATAACCCTATCCCGCAAAGGATAGGGTTATAGAGTTATTTGATTAGGTTTTGGAAGCGTGTAAATAGAATACGGAAGTACAGTTCTGCCGGCACGTTGTCTTGTGCACCCAGCGAGAAAGCATCATTAACTTCTACCAATGTCCATTTACCATCCAGCTTTGCCACGTCGAATGAACCGTGGGGTTGACCGAACTCAGTTAATAGATTGGCAATCTCCCGATTCATGTTCGTTAACTCAGGATCTTTAACCGAGCAGTGGATGTCAAACAGTTCTCGATCCAGCTCAACGTAATAGTAGACGCGGTTCTCCTCTGTGAATTCCACAGGCTTACAAACGTGGATCTCGGTATTCTGAGACACGCCTTGTAAACGGAAGTCTTCCAGATCCTTACAGACAAACCCAGGGAAACGCTTAACTTCTTTAGCCGGCTTAATGAACTTGGGTAAGTGTTCCGGCTTGAGATCAGCCAAGGTAAGTTGAGTGACCTGACGACGCAGATAGCCCAGCACACAATACGGGTAATCGTAAGGCAGTGGGAGTTCTTTGTCGTACTTGCGTAACACTTCACGCATAAAGCCGATGGAACCCGACGCAAACACAAAGCCATCAGGAAGTTCTAACTTCTTAACCTGCTTCTTACCCACGGGTACGATTTGAATACCGGTTTTGAAGTTCGCTTCCAGGAAGGTTTTGATTAACTCTTCCTCAGGTCCATAAACACCTGTACCTCTTTGTTCTAACCAAAAGACATGCTGCACAGTGATTCCCCCTGTTTGATTTTTTCGACGATAAGACCCGGGTCAATAGGACCGAGGTGTGTTCGGGTTGGATTAGATAAGCCACGTTCAATGATCGTGCGCGATTCCCCTCGCTGCGCATATTTCTCGATTTTGATCATTCCCCCGTAACGATGGTGATATTTCCGCATTGACAAAATATAGTGGAATCCATCATGTTCGAATTCCTGCTTAAAGCGACCATCTATGAAACAGGCTGGACTGCTCTTGGCTTTAAATTCTTCTTCTTCATCACCGTACTCTTGAAGATGAACAGAAATCCCCAGCGTTGCCAGCGTGCGTTCGATGCCGCGGAAAAGCGTAAGGTGTTCGAAGTTGCTTTCATCATAAGGCAGTGCGCGTAATGCCATCTGTCGGTAGATTTCCGCTAATTCAATCAGGCCAACATCAAGGTGCTCTGGTTCCATTGAGAAAACAGTTGTTCCCAACTTTACGGATAACAGACCTGAAGCTGAGCCAGACTGGAAGATAAAAGAGTGGTCGAGTTCGCCAGTTTTGATACTCCATTTGCCGCGGTGTAATTCAGTGATGATCATAATGATTCCTTGAAGTTGCGTGCATAATCCTTACACCTGATAAAGGGTGTAAGGAATGAAGTTATTGACAGTTTCTAACGGTTTCGTTGGAGAAGGTCAGGGTTTGTCCTAACCAATGATCCAGTCCTGCTTTCACGACTTCTAACTCATAGCCGTCGGGTTTGTACACCAAACTCATATGTAACAGCAGTGAGCCGAAAGAGTGTTCGTAACCGGCTTCACGCAGGCGGGTAAATTCGCGCTGTAAGCCGATGGAGTGCAGTTCTGCTACGATGGCATCACCCAATGGCTTAAAGCCCAGCACAGTGGCTGTGAACAACGCATCGGGGTTAATGACACAACGGGTTTCTTCGCATTCACGATCATCAAACATCATCGTGACGTGGAACGGAAATTCAGATACCGGATGCAAACCCAGTTCAGCAATATCACGACTGAGTTTACGTTCTTCTTCTTTCACCAGGTTAACGGAGATATAACCGAGTTTGGTCATGTTGGTTCCTTAAGTGCGTAGTGAATCGTTTCATAGCATCCCTACGTCGGTTCCAACTGCGGTACTTACTGCGACGTTGAAGAAACTTGCGTAACCCATTAGGTAATGTTAAACCGTGTGGGGTCAACAGGTGTTCGACAAAGATGGCTCGATCACGACCGTTAAAATAATAACCCTGTAAATCACAAATTGTTTTAATCGCACTGCCCTGATAAAAAGGCGGTTCGTCATCACCCATGTCATTGAGTTGTAGTGCCTTGACACCTTGACGACTGATGCCGTTGGGGAAATACGCGTCAAAGATAAGGCCGTTCTCTTCTACCCATACGTGCCAACCTCCGGCACAGATGGTGGGTGACAGTCCTTGCGCTTTGGCTAACATATAGACCAGCGTTGCCATGACGTAGCAGTCGCCGTTATTGATTTTTGTTTCCAGCGACAGTTTGCTTTTGGGCTCTTGCTTGTTGTACAGCGTACGAAAGTGGGGCAGCATACTGCGAATGATGTCAGCATACTGCGCCCGTTTGTTATCCATTGGTGACATATCCAACATCTGCTTCCGTGGGGTTCTTGAGGGCTTCGCCAGCGGCTTCATCTGCCATGTCATTATACTTATCTCCAGAATGTCCCTTGACCTTGAAGAAGCGCACCTTGTTCTCTTTCAACAATGCATGCATCTCTTTCCAGAGGTCGAGGTTCTTGATGGGTTTCTCAATACCGGTTTTCCAATCCGTGTTGATCCACTTCTTCCTTGCCCACGCCCAGACCCAGGCAGAACAACCCTGCTTGACATAGTTGGAGTCGAGATAGACATCAAAGGTTTTGTTAGGACCGAACTCTTTCAACAGTGCAATCAGTGCCATCATTTCCATTCGGTTGTTGGTGGTTAAATGGTAGCCTTTTGATAAAGTGAGTACTTCTTCACTGCCTTCAATCGGGAGTATGACCCCGTAACCACCTGGACCTGGATTGGGGTTTGCACCGCCATCCGTATAGGCCACTATAATCTTTTCATCCACGTTTACTCACCTTAATAAAAGGGGGAGGTTTCCCTCCCCAATGTGTGTTACCAGAAATTCGAATACCCTACGGTTTCCAGTTTCTTAACTGCGGCCACAGAACGGGCAATTTCGATACGATCACGTAGCGTGTTGGTTACGTGACGGGTTACCTGTGCACTGACTTCGCTGACACCGAATGAGGATTCGATAGCGCGACGCACGTACGCTTCCATGTTGTCGTCCAGTTCAGCATACTGCATGCCGGAATGACGGAAACGGAACGGAGGACAGCCACGACGATCATCTTCAATCAGCGCAGAACGTTTTGGCTGTTTCGCGACTTCATAATGCGAGCTGCCGTATTCGTCATTGCCGTCGATGTTCAACCAGAAAGATTCACCGCCGTTCAGCAGAGAAATTCTCAGGTTACCGTTGACCGGAATCACCGTGATGTCAAAGATGCTGTTAACTTCAACGCAGCCTTTAGACGTCAGGTAAGTACGGTCGGTTTGGTGACACGCTGTTTTGTTGATACGGATGCTGGTTGTCGCATTAATGTGCAGTCCAGTTAAACGACTGCCTTCAATGCTTACCAACTTGGACGTGAACTCGCTCTCTTTGATTTCAGAGCGCTTAACGTTAATTGTTGATTCGCCAAAGCGCACATCTTTCAACTGCGACTTGCTGATAAGGTGACGACCAAACGGCTTTTCACTGCCGTAGGTGGTAACCTGCACCAGGGTACTGTGGCTAACAAACGCATTTTTCAGACAGCACTGTGCGAAGTCGTCAGAAATAACCCGCGAGCTCTGCACGATGACGTTATTCCATTTCTGGTTCACGATCAAGTTGTCACCCGCAGCCACGACGTTGGTCAGCGCAGACTCTGCCACTACCATCACGCCAAAACGACGCTGTAACGCCGGGCCGGTTTTTTCCCAATGGCTAGGTGCTTTGATATCTTCGGTCAACGTGACTTTACTGCCGTGCGCCAGAATCAGCACCTGATAGATACGGTTATCGATCAGTTTGCTACGCAGCGGTGAAGTCAGTTCGTCGTGGTGGTTATGCATGTCGTCTTGCTTTGGTACGACCGCATAGACATAGACATCCCACAGACGTTCTTCTTTAGATACCTTTGCCCAGACCTGGTTGCGGCTAAAACTGTAGTCAAAACCGCGCTCTTCGAAATAGACACGGGAGATAGGTGCCTTGTAACCTTTCACCACCGGCTGGATAGTTTCACCCGCGATAATCAGTTCACTGCCCGCTACGGCATCCGGTTGGTTACCCCACCCATGGTAGTAGCTGCGCATTTCAGCGGTAGCCACCTTTTCCACTTCCAGCGTGTTCAGCGCCTGGATCTCGAGGTTTACTTCCTGAGTTTGCACAGCCGGTCCCGGGATTTCGATGCCCATGTAGCTTTTCTTCTGCACGGGCGCAGCAACTTCTTCTTTGATTTCAGCTACCACTGTGGCTGGCGCTTCAACGTTTACCGTAACAGCATTTTCAGCGCCTGCATTTTCCACGGGTGCTGGCTCAACGACTTTCTTCTTGTCCTGTGCTTTTGACATTTCACTACCCTTTTATTAACGGTTTAAAGAACGTGCTAACAGATCGATGTTGTTGTTCAGATTGGGTTCAATAAGGAAGATGAACACCTTGCCGTTGGCACGACGAGTTTCCTTGTTTGCCCAATTGCTCAGGAAAGGCAGTTCGCGACGGTCCAGCACCGCACGAATATACAGTGCGTTTTCTTCCACAATGTATTTCACCTTGTCCTGCATGTGCATGCGGAAGCTGGCGATTTGATCAGCCGGACCTGAGATTTCTACTTCATCGTAATCTTCATAGCTCATAGTGCTTTAATCTCCTTAACGATCTGATTGAACTCGGTATCACGACGTACATGAAGCAATGCGATACCCAGCTTACGGGCTTCTTTCATGGAGTTGGTTTCGGTGTCATCAACCGTCGAACCAACAATCACACACTTAACCTGCTTGGTGAGCCGTGGCACGACTTCTATGCCACTTTTCAACAACAGCTCGGTCATGACATTCCGCGGAGAATCAAACACGCCTGTGAGCACCACACGCACTAGATTAGGGCGCTGTGTATCAGGACGCACTGTTACTGCCGCCGCCAGACGTTCGATATAACGCATCTGGTTTTTGTCACTGCTGTGTTTCAACAAACTCAGTGCTTTGGCCGGGGTAAGTGCTTCCTTTACACTTTCAGGTTCTTTGATAAATTCCAAGAACGTTTCCAGTGTTCCCAGCTTGTGGCTTAACTTGGCGGATTCCGTGATGCCGAACTCTGCCATGTTCAAGACATAGATGAACTGACTCAGCGTCATCTTACGGGCATTTTGAATAGCGGCGTAGTGTCGCGCACCGGCCTGGGCTTGGTCTAAACCAAACAAATCCAACGGCGTCTTCACTAGCCCTTGTCCAACCCACTCTTCCAGCGTATTGGGACCCAGACCCTGGATATCCAATCCCTCTTTTGCCACGGCACGCTTTAACGTACTCAGTAGTTGATCGGTACAGCCTTCGGGATCATTACACACCAGCGATGGACCGATACGACTCACTGACCCTTTACAGCACGGACAGCGTTCAGGCAAGGTAAACCGCGCACCCTGACCTACCTCAATCACGGCATGTAGGTGAGGAACACAATCCCCGCTCATCACCACACGGATCTTGTCCCCGCGCCCCAGCTTTAATCGTAGGAAGTTACCGGCGTTAAACAGGTTAGCCTGTGAACACTTACTGCCGTCGATATTAACTTCTTCGTACACCAGCTTGGGAACGATCTGGTTCTTGTTAACACTCCAGGTTACGTCCAGCGCTTCAGTGTCACCAAACAACGTGTTGTACTTAAACGCCATAGAGGAAAACGGGGCTTTGTCTTGATGATCAACACGCTCGTGGTAATCGAGCTGGTTGGCTTTCAGCACATACCCATCAAACGGCACGGTCTTGTTGCGAGCCTGTGACATCAGGTCTTTCTCTGACACCAAATCAGGCACGGCAAAACCTTGCTTCACCAGCCATTCACGCACCTCTTTACCGGTGGTGAACTTCAGTGCTTTGATTACTTCCGGCGAGACTTCATAAGCACTTAACGTAATCATGCCGCGCGCGTTCCGCGTAGGTTCTGCACTGCGCACCCAACCTGATACCTGATTGCGTTGTTTCTCGATTTTCACACCATTGGCTTTGAGATGCGCAATGTCGTCAAAGGTCAAGTGAGCTTCACAACGGATATCGAACGCGGGAATGTCTTTGGTGTCTTCCAGCAATTGCGGCAGGGACTTAAACAGTTTGCTGTTGTGGGAGACATCTTCACCCTTGGTTGTGGTGCCTTTAGTCAAGACATGCGCCAGACGACCGTAACGGTAAATCAGCTCAATCGCTAACCCGTCAATCTTGGTTTCGATATAGCTTTCGCGGTACAGTTTCTTAAAGAAAGCATACTGGTTAAAGTCATAGGTGCGGCGCAGGGAAATGAAGGAACGTAGGTGGGGAACTAACTTCAACGCGGTTCTCTGTTCAAACAACGCCACCGCCCTGTCTTCGCTCTGAAGGGCTTCGAGCTCTTTTACTAGGTCGGGGTTGTCTTCCAGCAGGGACACCAGAGACAGCTTTAACAGGTCATATTCGCTGTCGCTGATCTCGCTTTCGTTGAGCACAAAGAACAAGTTATCGTGATAGTCGATTTGTTCTTGTAATTTCAACGCTTGTTCAATGAGTGGGGTTTCCATAGTTAGCCTTTGGGAAATAATAAGTCATTAATATGGTGGTCCAGTTTAATTACATCGCTGGCTTTACGCTGGTTGATGTAACGTGGAATGGTGTGCTGTTTGTCCCAAATAATCAGCCGACTGTCGGTGTCTAACGCAGTTTCACCAAAGATTGGGTTATCGTCTACCAGCACAAATGCACCGTGTTGCTTTTGCAAATATGCCACCTTGTTGGGGTGGGTTTTGCGGTCAAGCATGTAAACGTGTTTGAACTGAATGCCGCTGTAGTCACGTGCTAACGCAGCCTGGGTCAATGACCCATCTTTGTCAATGCTTAGACGGTGAGTGCAAATACCCAGATCCACTTCTTTATTAACCAACAGACGGAGCACGTACTGACGGAGCTCTTCATCGGGTTTGGCTTCACTGATAAAGGTAGTGCGTTTTAAGCCGTGTTCCCACACGCGCTCATCAATGATCTTTGCGGTGGCGGGGTCAGTGTGCTCGAGGTCTTCACGCAACGTCAAGAAGTCTTGCTTGGGGATAAACAACTGGTTTAACATTAAGCGGTCAGCGTGATCCATCCCCTTGCTGTTACGCAAGTAGGCGGTCATATTGGTGTCGATATAGGCACCAGTCAAATAGAACACATCGTCCAGGTCAAAAAAGATAATTGGTTTCATTATTACGAATCTCGCAAATGGCAAACATAAAGGAGAGGTGTTACCCTCTCCTTTATAGGTTGGTTTTTATGGTTTGATTGTAGAGGCGACGAACTGTAATGAGGCGTCGACATCGAACTGATCGGTGAAGCCGGTAGAGAGACATTCCGGTTTACCACTGTTAAAATTGATATAACCCAAGATTAAAGACCCAACCATAACACAGTAGTTGGCATTATTGTTTTCAATAATAGTGACGTTACACGGCATGCCTTGAGAAGCATTTATTACGCCGTTATTAATGTAACATTGCAGTGGAGACTTCTTCATAGTTCCCGCTCTGTATTGTATTAATCAGTTGTTCATACTTGGTGTTGTTAACCAGTTGCGAACACTGTTGTTTGTTATGACGAATTTTGGCATTCATTTTCTCACGGAACTGGGCGACTGTTGCCACCTTACCGTTCACCGTGAACATGCTTCCGTTACCCCGTGAAATACGAACATACTTAGACACCTTGGCATTGGGATTGCCTTTTAATATCTTCTCTGCTCCATATAAACCCACGAACCAACTCATATAGACATCGCCGTCACTCACCGGTCGATGTACCTTGCTTTCAAGGTATTTACGGTTCTCTGCTAAACCTGCTGCACCCACAAGGATATTTGCTCGCTTATTGTGGACAGAACTTTTAGCAGAAACGCCCATCTTTCTGGCATGTTTCTGAAGATCATTGCGCCATTGTCGATCGCTGTACTGCATTGCTCCTTTTACACTGGAATACTTGTTATGGACGTTGTTACCGAAATTACTTTCGATGTAGAGCACGGCAGCTAACAAGTCCGCATTGGTCCCGGATTTCTTTTCTGCTTCTACGATGTATTGATCGATTTTTGCATAAGCCTTTGCATCGGCTTTGGATATGCCTGTTCCGCTGTAGCTCGCATGAGCGGCGGTTAACGAGGATAGAGCCAGTAACGCACCTAAGATAAAAGATTTAACGATGGACTTCATTTTTTATTCTCCGACATTTACACAAGGTAGAGCAAGCTTTTACACTTGCATCTACCCTAATAATGTAGGCCTAAAATTAATTAGCCTTTTTGGATGACAGTTACGCGTTTAAATACGTAACCTTTGTGAGTTCTCAACTTACCGTTAACCACGGAATAAACATTGCTGGCGTGGAAACCTTGCTCCACCATATCTCTCCGACCAGTGAATAACACTTTATGACCGGTAACTGTGTGGGTACCTTCGATAGCACCTTTTAAACGCAAAGCGCGTGTTTTCAATGCCTCGATAAAACCTAAATCATACTTAGCATTATTGTGGTTGATGATGTCCTGGTTAGTAGCTCGGCGCCAAGTGCAACCATAAGTAATGCTTTTACCCGACTTAACGGCGTACGACAGAGCATTGGGTTTAAAACCTAAAGCCCTCATGCCGCTCGAGCCAGCTAATAACACTTCCTTTCCCTCATAACCTTCCAAGACACATGTGCCAATGACGGGTTTGGTTAACGGACTATCCATGCCTGTTGGATGCAAACCGGTATTCACCGCATGCTCGACATTTTCTTTCCGCGTACACCATTCGAGATTAGTGAAGTCGTTATTGTTCTTGATCCCTACGATGTGGTTAACTTCAAGCTCGTGGTAAGGCCTGTCCTTTAAGTGGTCTGGGCGTGGGATGAACACAGCCGCAACTAAACGGTGTATGCGCGTTCCGGTATGCGGTTTGTTGAACCCTTCCAGCTTTAAATGCACTGAACGGTAACCATCTGAATTACCCCCAGTATTTCCACTCTTGCTCTTGTACCCACGTAGATTGATGAATCTCCCTTTATTGCTGACGAACTGATACTGAGTGGCGTAATGGCTGCATTCATTATCTAAATAAAGCCCCCACGTCAGATACACGGCGGGTACCCAGACTTCGTAGTCGGGATCTTCCTCGATACGTTTCTTCAGCGCATCATGAAGAATGGGGACGTTGTCAGGATAGTCGCTGGCGTGATACACCTCCAGTTCCTCTGCCGTTAACAAGTCCTCTGCACCGTTGTGTTCTTTCAAAAAAGCTTCCAATGCGAGCTGATACTTCACTTCATCTTTCTTCATATTCAAAATCCTACCCAAGGCAATAAACGGGATTGTTTATTACCTGGATAATGTAGGCCTGAATTAATTTGCGCGGGAGATTACCGTGTGTGCATTGACTTTCCCCTGAATGGTTAACCCGTCACTGTTAATGGCAATGATGTTTGGGTTATTGAACATCCCATGCTGCGCCGCATAGTGCGACACCATAAAGAGTTGTTCGTGCTCTTTATCAGCAAAGATGCTTTGAATGTAGGCAAAGAAACGCGTCCGGTTAACTTCATCCAGAAACGCACCTACCTCATCCATAAACATCGGGAACCAACTTGGCTTGTAACGCATACCGACTTTGCGAATAGCCCAGTTAAGGATTTCGCTTTCACCTGCTGAACAATCAGAGATGTCAGAGGCTTCGGTATTTTGTCCATTCACCACGGGGAAGCGATACGTGAGATCGCCATTATCTTTGTTACACGGTTTCAGCATCAAGGTTATTGCACTGAACTCTTTGATAATCGCATTGGTGTTACCGCAGAACGTTTTGATAAAGTCAAGCATGAGCTTACCAATGAACCCTTTGTTTGGACACAGTCCATCCATCAGGGCTTTTACGATCTTGGTGCGGCGTTTAAGACGCTGAATATCCTGGTCAATGGAATCCACAACAGAGTGCAAGCTCTTGCTACGGATGATCTCAGACATGCAGTGGTTCTTCTCTGCACTGCGCCCGGCAATACCAAAATCCACCTCTTTCTTGAGTTGGTGTTGGAACTCGCCGACCAGAGCACTGTGAAAAGAACGCAGTTGAGTTTTAAACAACTCACGGCGCGTATCGAACTTTTCCATCTGTTCCAATAAATAACGGTCGTTCCGCAAATGAGTGTTCACTCGACGAATCGCGACGTTATGATAGTGGATACTTTCCTCAGAAGTTTTGATCTGTTTGATCAGCCCTCCTATATAATTTTGCTTAAGGAGATTAATCTGCGAGTTATTCACTTGCTGCTCTTTCTCCAACGGCTTGATATTCTCCACTGTGTCATCGTAATCTGCCAGACGATCAATGGCGTTCACCAGGTTTACCCCGTTGACTTTACCAATGTCGTACTCACGAATCACCATGGCTAAATCGGCTTCGGTGTATCGTTGACCGCGCAGGAAATTATACAACGCTTGCATGCTGAGGAACCAGTCACTGTCGTTTTCAATCAGCAGGTCTACTTTGGCAATCTCAATGTCGTACCGCTCGACTTGTTTGGTCAAGCCCGCTATTGCCGATTCCAATTGGCGCATGTCCTGTTCCGTGACACCCACTTTAAAGGTGTGCGTACACTTGGGACAATCCACTGTTTCCATGCCACGATAGTGAGCCAGGCGATGTTGCTTTTCGTTAAGGATATGTTTGGTTTTAGTCCGTTCATTTCCCATTTCGTCGCGCTTGGTTACCCACTCCTGATATTGCTGACGAGTCAGCGCAGGCAGAGAGGCAGGTGTTACGTTGATGAGGTACTGCTTCATCTCACTCATCGCCACCACGAAGCGACTACCGAAATTCGCGTAAGCTTCCATCAATATAGGATGGTCTTGCAGATAATTTTTAAGATTCGTCCGCTTTTCATTCCAATGTTTCAGGTCACTTTCAATCGCCTTTGCACGCTGCTCCAACACCTTGGGATCTTGTTGGATATCCTTTAAGCTCACCTGTTCGTTAAGCTCGGCTAACTTCTTGGAGTGGTGTTCGTGTTTGTTCTGATGATGCCGCAAGAAGCTTTCGTGGTGCTGAACCCGTTCCTGTGCACCAGCTCGACTCATGCCTTCTTTGTTTGCCACCGTGAACTTCAACAGAAACGCGGCTGTTTCCATTAACGAATCGTGCATCCGCTGCAAGTGTGGGTGTTCTTTGGCCAGTGATAAACGCCCCACCATTAACAAGCCTTCACGAATTTCTTCGTCCAGCACAGCAACACGCCCCAGCAGTTCATCTTCCGATAACTTGTTCAGAGTTTCCAGCGTTTGTTTCTCCACAGCATACCGAGATATCTGATTACGCAAAGCGCCACGTAATGAGTTCCACTCTTCTTTTAACTTGCTGTAGACGCCCATGGCATAGGTGGTGTCATTGGGGTAAAGGTCCATCAGGAAGTCTTTACGTTTCGCCGGAGACATGCCGTTGAACAGATCAGTGATGTGCAAACCACTTAAGATCCTTGCCGTGCTCTGGCTAATACCAAAATGACTTTCTGCCAACATGCGCTGTGCAGTCGCGGTGTTGCCGGTGTTAAGGTTCTCACCATCCACTTCAAAACGGTGGTAGCCTTCTTTACCAATCACTGACGTCATTTTATAGATTTTACCATCGAGTAGAATGGAGATAATCTTTGTGCCGCCGTCTTCGAATTTAGAACCATCAGGTGGGAAAGGATGCAGTTCGCGCATGATGCTGCTTTTGCCTGCACCGTTGGTACTGATAAAGATATTGATTTGATCCTTCGTTATCATCTTTATCTCTTTGACGTTGCTGGTCGCCAAAGGAATGAAACCTTTTAAATAGAAATCTAAGATCATATTGTTTCTCTTTTCTATCGTATGTTCAATAAACTTACACTAATATATAGGTTGGCCAGTATGAATGTAATACAGTGGGTCGGGCAGTCAACCGTGGCTTCCACCAAAGAAACCAACTCCCATGAGATCATGGTTTATCCACCTTTGCTGTTCCCTACCGCTGACGGTGGTGTCACTGCCGATGTAGCACGCGTTAAGAAAGACGCCGTGGACTCCATGGGTAAGAAAGTCAACACTGACATGCTCAAAAGCAACAAAACCGTACCGGCTACCTGGAAACCCATTGGTGAACCCAACCGACTAACACCCCCTGATGTGCGTGAGGGGACACCTGTGAGTCTCTACCAGTTCGCAGGCAGTTCAGACTACTACTGGACTACCTTTGGCTTTGCGGCTGAGACAATGCGTTGTGAAACGATTGTGTACGGTTGGAACGCCATGCCGGACGACAACGAAGATTCCAAGTACGATCTGTCCAAGTATTACACCGTGACGATCGATACGCGGGGCGGTTCAATGTCGGTGCGTAACAGTAATGCCAACGGCGAGAAGAGTTTGATTGAAGCCAAGCTCAACTTCATGGAAGGCAATATCATGTTATCGGGCGCGCAGGGCTCTCTGTTTGTGTGGGACGATGTTAATCACTCTATGACATACCATAATGCTGAAGAGTCAGTGTTCACGGTTGACAAGGATCAGCTCTTTGCCTTTACCAAAGGTGGGATGATGTTCCAGACTGACGAAACCATCCACATGCAATGCGAACAATTGTTGGTGGGTGCAAATACCGTCATCATGGAAGTGGCCGAGAGCACCACGATCACGTCACCAGAAACACTACACACAGGCAATGTCAAAATCGACGGTACACTGGACACCACAGGCAATGTCACGTCTGAAGCCACCATAACTGGTAAGAGTGGGGTTAAGACTGGTGCAGGTATCGATGTCGATGGTCACCACCACCCCAATGGTAACGACGGCAAGGATACCGGCAAGGCTGCAATGTAAACATAAATATAACTACTGCTCCTTGCGGAGCAGTAGTTATAGTGTTATTGGTTAACTTGTGTATTAAGCTTCATGGTGTAAGTGCCGGCTCCACCTGATGGATCATCAATAAAGATCACCACAGTGAAATCGTTTGCAGCAGAAGGTGCCTGTGTAATTTTCACACTGCCTCGCCCTACCACATCACTCAGCCAAGCAGAAACTCCACTGGAACGACCGATGTTTACGTTCGCTGCTCCATTGAAAGTATGACTGGCTTCCATGAATTCTTTCGTGCTTCCTCCGCCCCCATCCCAGATCAGTCCGCTATCCCAATATTCGCCGCTTCCTGTTACATGACCACCGCCTGAACCACGCCCTGTGTTCACGCGTACGTTGTAATATCCCGTCCGCATGTTAAAGGTGATGTATCCGGTGTCATCTGGTGTAACAAAGATATCCAGCATTGGTGTTGCAGTACGTGCCCACGGAATAGGGCTGCCAAAGAAGCTGTACGAACCTGACACTGCATTCCGGGCTTGTCCACCTATGGATCCGTTTACCGTGAGCTGGGTCCAAATACGTCGTTCACCATCGCTGGGATCGTAATACTGAACATAGACACGGGTCGCTGAACCGTTGGAGACGTTCCCTGGATTCCAATTCAGTGAACTCGCCCACGGACCGTTTGGATAGAGACTGTAAGAGAACCGATTCGCCTCTCCATTAGCACCCCCAATAACAAAGTTGGCGCCCGGAAAGGTGTCATCTAAATTCAGCGTAACAATCAGTGATCCAATGTTGGCGTTGTTGATGTCGGCTTGTGTTCGCTCGTTTCCCGCATTATCAAAATACCGGAAGCTGATGGCATCAGCACGCACCCCCACCAGATCGTAACCAAACACTGGTGTCAACCACGTAGGTGGCTGCCAATCACCGCCCGGCGTAAGACGCAAGCGAGCAGCAGCGTGTTCAGAACGATCGTAGTTGTTTTGTGTTCGCACAAAGACCCGCAGAGAACTGCCCCGCGGGATAATACTTTTCTCAACCTCCAGGGTTTTGTACCACGGACCGTTAGCAGATAGCCCATAGGTAAATGGGCTAGTTGAACCCGCAACATCGATATTGGACAGAAAGAACCATGGCCAAATCAAATCGCGACTGCTGTTAAACGTGATATCAATAAAGCTGATACGTCCGCCAGAACTGGTGTCCTGGACCTGGTTATTCACGTTGTACTGTGTGTAACCAAGTGATCCCTCGAGCATGGCTTTTACCCAGTCGTAATCAACTAACATAGCAGCCCTTATGTATCGCGAATAACGTCTTTATAACGGAAGAAGTTGGTTGCACCCAATTCAGTGCCGTCATTGACAACAAACGGAATGGTAGCGCCCTTACGCGTGCTGCTGATCAGATGTTTGTCTAACACGATAAAGGACCGTGTATAACGCACACCCGTGCCGTCACTGTCGTAACCAATCATGATGGCGTTGTTATCAGGCTTCTGTTCTTGAGTGTAGCGCACCAGTTCAATAACCCCGGTGTTCTCCTCAAGGTAGAAATAACTTGGCCATGTCGAGTAAGCCAGCTCCTGGGTTTCATCCACCGAAATACCCACGCCGTTGATAACACAGCGGTAGCCTTCGGGAATAATCACCAGCTTCTGATTAGCCAACTGATACGGTTTAAACAGAATCGTTGCGTCACGCGCGCTTCCCAATACCACATCGGTGTTGATCCCTGCGGTGCACTGGAACATACCAATACGCGGAACCATCGTTAATGGATAGTGGTCATCACTGACGTCAAAGAACTCGGTACCTGCAAAGGTTTTGGCCGGAACGTTGTTCAGCGGAGTCAATGTCGGTGCTGCTGCCAGGAAGTTATCAGTGGTAAAGGTAATGTCCCCACTCATGCTTTCCCACGGACGGTTCAGACCAAACACCCACTGGTTGTCACTGAGCTTGTAGGCCAGCAAGTCACTGTGGGAAGAATGCAAACCGTCGTTGCTCTGACTGGTGCGTTTGCCTTTGTTAGGGGTCGTTGCTTTACTCACCACCGATAACACGGTATCCGTTTTCAGTCCCAGCGTCATTACACCGTTGGACAGGGTATACGGCACCACACAGGCATGCACGACCGCACAACCGTCACTCCACCAACACAGTGCACGCAAGCCACCCACAATCATTGCCCCCATACTGCGAGCACGAGGATACTGTTCCGGTACGCCGTTGTACATCTGCTTAACCGCAGCAGACGCTTCTGCTTCTGAGGCTTTTAAACGCATCACGATCAGCGAATTAGGCGACAAGCTTACGTCTGCACCCAGCACGACTGCGCCACCGGAATACTGGAAGCTGTCAGAACCCTTGAACCCGTTCAGGCTGGTAAAGCTCAATGCACTTACCGTTACCCCGCCCGACACAGCTGTAACCGACGTCAGTGAGTTAGGCAGCTTGGTGGTCAGATCGCGCTCAGTGATGAGGTCAGGACGCGTAATGCCGTAAGTCTTGGTATTGGCATCGTACTGTGTGTTGCTACCGGTTGCCCACTGAAGTTCTTTGTACTTATAACCAAAGCGATCCACAGCCAAGCAATAGCTCAGGTAGGTGATCTGGTTAGCGTCTTGTGAAATTGGCAGAATACGCTCAGGCAATTCCCCCAGCGAGAAGTGACGCGTGGGAACAAAGGTCTGGGTAATGCTGTCTTTCACTGGACGATACAGTGCGGGGTTCTCTAGCAGTGGCACCACACCCTTCATGTCGGTAGGCGAGACTTTGATACGCAGACAGGTCGGTGTTGTATAACCATTGAGGATCAAACCATTGGTGTTGATCACTCCTGGACACTTCACCAAGTTCAACAGGTTAGTAGGATCATTGTCCACCAACCACTTGCACTTCGCCAGATCAGCTTCTGTGGTGATGCTGTCTTTGCTATAACCTTTCAGCATATCAATAGCACCGGTATCCGCAATAACCAGCTTGCCCGGGTGAACCGATTCCGTGAAGTTAAAGATCTTGTTAAAGGTCTTACCCCCAATGGTTACCGTAACCGGCATGGCGATGTTCATCAAGAACTCAAGGTTCAGATAACGCCAATCTGCACTGATCGTGGGTTGTTCACCGGCTTTTAATGCAGAGACAACCGAGACACCCGCACCCAACGTAAAGAAGTCATTCAGTGACATGGTCCGCGTTTTGTTGATGCTGTCGTTAACGTTGTTCATGTTAACGGTGTTGTACGTGGCCTTGTAACTGGAGTTGACGATCTGCGTCAGCGTTGGATTAGACTCAGGGTCGTTGACACCAAAGAAGTAGTGCCCCAACGTTAAGGTGGTTCCCGTATAGCTTGCGCTTAACAGGCAACCTTTGTGGGAGATATCACCAAACGTCGAACTCAACACCACAAAGAAGTTACCTGAGCCCGGTATCGAACTGTTGTAGTTGTAGATGCCTTTGTTCGCCAACGGACGGAAGATCCCGATACGCCCCAGATTGTCAATCGCCCCCTTCATGTTCCAGCCCGATCCCCAATAACGAGAAGCAATCTGACGTTCCTCGTTCAAGCCAATGCTGGCGCCCATTTTCACCGTATCAGAGTAATAGAGTGAATAGGGGCCGGCGTTAGCCGTGGGGTACTGTGGTGAGGCGATAACACGGTCACCGTTCATGATCAGAGTAACTGGCCCGCGTTGAAAGAACAGCGCGTTGCCCGGGTCTTTCTCTGCGCGATCAAACTGGTCGATGTGGTGCAGGGCAGCAAACGGCATTCGCACGTTTTGCTGGAAATCCTGCGCGTTAAAGCCATTGACCGATTGGGTGATGGCTGCCTTCATACCCGCTGGATTAACAAACGCATCATCCACAAAGTTCAAGTGATCCTGCACCGTGGCGCTACGAAAGTTATCGACTTTCTCTAACTGTACAGTGGTTGAGGTTTCCCCGTGTACTGGGCCCGTTAACGCAATATGGGCATCCACCGGTACGCCCACCGCGGCAACGAAGTTACCCACTGCTTGGGCGATATACGTGAGGTTGGCACTGGTTTGCGCATCGTTGCTGTCTTGCGCCTGTTCCACCTTGCGACGGAGATTGTTAAGGCTCGACAACAGGGAACCGTATCGCGGTTCTGGATCTGCAATAACCGGACGTTCCCCACCAATGATTTTCATGAGAACTCCTTGTGGGGAGGTTGCCCTCCCCGATTAACTGTTAGCTGCTGGGGAGATCATGCTGGTACACATAGCTCAATGTACCTTCATCCATTGGCATGCCGATTGATACCGGGATTGACCCTGCTTTACGTGACGTGGAGAGAATAGCATCTCCGATCATCACAGTAGAGTAACGGTCAATGGTAAGAATTTGCTTGTCATTGGTGACCACTTTAGCAGCTGGAATCAAACTCAAGTTATGACGAATGCGTTTACCGGACACAATGTAATACGCTGTATCGCCGTAACAGGTGATATAGATGTAGAACGTTTTGTTAGCCGGAGTGGGGTCGATATCGCGCAGGTCCACTGTACCAGTTGGAGCGTCATACGACGTGCCGTTAATTACCAGCTTGGTGCCTGCTTTGAAATAGATAATCCAACCGCTATCAGGATACACAGACGCCAGCAGGTAGTTCTGGTTATTGACGTTGGCGATCATCACTGCCGCCCCCGTATAGCTGCGGTCGTACTGTGTACCGTAACCCACACGCGGGATCAACGGAACAGTATCCTCGCGACCATAACCGGTCCCTCGCCAACCCTGAGACACGAAATCCTGTGTGCCAATATCCCAGACGTAATCAAACGATGGAGCATAGGCACCGCCAGGCACGGTCACCATCCAGCCTGTGTGCAGTTTCACCGTATAACGGTTCCCTTCTTTATAGAACGGCCAGTGGTTGCTACCGCCTTGAGAAGGAATATAGATGGAGCGGTTGGTGCCCTGACGTTTATCCCGCCAAACTGCTCCCTGCCTAACCAAGGTCGGGTTCGTTAACTGAATAACGGGAACGCCCACGCTGCTGGTCGGGTAATTAGTCTGTTGGAGATTCAGTGCAATTACCTGCCCCATGATCATTGACCGATCTACGTCTGAGTAACCAAAGATCTGCGCAAAGCACGGTAAGCCCGCTGCCAACGGCGTCGTGGCTTGTGCCTGGTACGGAATCATAACCTTGATCACCGCATAAGACATTTGAGCAGCTTCAGTGACGAACATGGCTTTGATCTGGTTCAACACCCCGGGGTTAATTCCGTAATAGGACGTTGGAGTCACTACCATCGTCAGGTTGTCATCGTTGTACACTTTCTGGAAGGTACGCGGAACAGAAATCAAACTGTCAACCATGTCATTGATGCGGTCACTGTACGGGAATTGAGAACGCCAACCATTATTCTCAAAGATCGCCTGTACCACTGACATAGACATGTCGCCACACTCCACACCTGCGGCATCCAGCGCCGCACTGTTTCCCGTGAACATCGCCATAGGGTAGTTGAAACCTACGTTGGTGCTGTAGACGGTGTTGACCAGAGGACGCCCTAACAGATTACCCAGCTTTAAGTTAGTCAACCCAGGACGAGACGCGTAGCCACCGCTAACCTTACGATAGATTTCTACCTGACTGCGACCCACTTTATCCCACGCTGGCACGAACTCACCCTCACGGTCCCACACAGGATGTAACGCACCGGTGCCTTCTGCGGTGGGTGCAGTGACTGCCTGATTGGTGCGGGTGTAGACGATGTTGTTATTCAACAGATGCGTCTTAACGCCATCGGCGGCGTTGTTCGCCGCAGTTACCGCTACCCCTAACTGCATAGGAAAAGTTGTGGTGGAGTTCTGAGACACAACGAAGATATAGTCGCCAGTAGGCAACACCGCCATGGCGCAGGCAAAGTCAATGCCCACGGACTGATCAACAAACCCCACACTTTCCGCACCAGGAGGATATACACCCGTGGTGGTATCCGCTGTGACAATCGGTGAACTGTCTAGCAGTGACATTTGACCACTGTTCACATCCATGCGATAGGCATACTGGAAGTTCATGTAGAAGTTAGTCTGAGGCACACGTTGGTCATCAAAGATAAACGGTCGAAGATGAAAACGCATAACCAGAACATCCGTAGATTCTTCAGCAAAGAAAATCGGGTCCGAGAAACGATAGGAAATACCGCGTGTAGGTGGATTGAAGTTCCATAAGTAGCGAACGATCATGCCGTTACCGTCACGTGCGGTTTCGTCGGGGAAGAACCACTGCTGGTTACTTTTACCGCGGCCAGCGAGATCAATGTAGTTCACATTCATCAACGCAGGAGTTAACACATTGCCCTGACCCAGTGATGATTTCGACACACGGTAGAATGCCATGCCGTTGTTGTCACCGTTAGGGTTATTCGCCGCAAAGATAATCCAGTTCTTGGTACTCATTACCGTGTTGGGGTAATAACCCTGTTGGAAGTCCTGGTGTGGCAAACTCGAGAGATTCACTTCGGTAAAGACATGCGTAGCTGGGTTCAGTGTGCCGTTGGTCAATGACACCCACCATTTGTTTTTAGTAGAATCCCCAACCACCAACACGTCCTGTCCCGATCCACGCATCACTGTGTCCAGCACATAACCTGCGGCTTTCAATAACGGGTTCTCGTACTTGAAGCCAGTGAATAACAGATTGGGAACCTGGGCCTTATAGTTCTCGATATAGCTGAAATACAGAGCCTTAACACGTCCATCGAAGTGACGCTTGATCATCATCACACGACCGTTGTTTTCCAGACAGATCGCCGCCATGTTGGTGTCGGTGCCGATGCCTTCAAAACTCCCGTCGATCACAGGAGGCAGGTAGTCAGATGAACTCAACATAGAGATCGGCAACGTACCGTTCTTCATCAGCATCGAGGTATCAGGCGATTGTGCAATAACCGCCTGAACTGCGCCGGCTGGCGTTGAGAACAGGTCAGAACGTGTGCCGTCGATATCCTGCTGAATCGTGGCTGTGGCAAAGTTATCCACGTTGCCCAACAGTAGATCAAAGGCGGTTACCTTGTGCGGGTTACCGTAATTCTTGCCGTGCGCATCCAGCTTGTTACTCACCAATTTGTATTGTGTGATCAACGCATCCAACACTTGACGGACGTTGCTGTAGATCTCATCAACGTTCTGCTGCGTACGCACTTGACGTTCGGCTAATGCCAGCATATAACGACACATCATAACGATGTCGTCCCAGCCCAGCAGTTCTTCAGGCAGGTGCCAGTGTTCACTGGGTGGTAACGTGGCCGGGATCTGGATGACCTTGCTCCACGGAATCTTGTCTCCACCATGGATAATGGCGTAGATCTGTTCTTCCAGAGAAGCCCGCGGAACATAGGCGACACCCACTGAGTGGTAACTGATTACCAGACTATCTTCCTGCTCTAACAGAGAAGAGTCCAGCTCAATAAAGGTGTTGATGTCCAGTCCGGTCATCTCAATAAGCGGCATGGGTTTAAAACATTCTTTCCAACCCGTAGTAACAGGTTGTCCGTCCGAGGTTTTGATCTTTACTGAACCTGCGACAAAAGGAGCACCGTTGGGAACAATCCAGGGACAGGTTTTATCGGTAAGTTTCTGAACCTCATCTTTTATATCGTTATTGGTATTTGTCCCATGCGGATCAAACGCCAAGTTTGGCCACATTTCAATAAACATGAAAACTCCTGGGGGAGAGTTGTCCCCTCCCCGTTAAAAGGTTAGCCTTGAATAATTTCAGGTGTACGAATCCACGCCATCTGACCTTCCTCTGTAATCGCGCCTGTAACCGCCGGTATGGCGCCGCCACGTTTCACTTCACTCACACGTGCGCCATTAAGTAACAGGGCGTTAAAACGCGTGATATCGATGATTTGCGTGGCATTGGTGGTTACGGTACCAATCCAGATGTTGTAGATGGTGTCAAAGGTTTTGGTTTCACTGATGACATAGGTCGCTACGCCATTGACCAGACGAGCATACAGATAGAACTTCGTATTACCCGGATCACCCTTGATAGAACGCAAGTCAACAGCGCCGGAACCCAACTGGTAACTCTTGCCGTTAAAGATCACGTCGATATCGGTTTGGAAGAACAGCGTCCACGCCGGGTCTGGATAACAGGAGATCAATGCATAGACAGTACCGTTAGCATTGACGATCTCAGCCGTTGCACCAGTGACGTTGGGGTTGTACTTTCCACCCAAGCCGACCTTCGGAATCATCACCTGGTTGTTTGCTCCTTCCCATGACTGGTTATAGTTCGGGAGCAGGTTACTCACTGCCTGAGTAGAGGTGTCTACACTGAACACCGTACCGCAGCACGCTGAGTTGCCGATGTGACTCGTTCTGTACAGCGTGTTAAACGCCACACGGATGGTGTTACCGCTGTAGTAAAGACTTACAACGTTTTCACCCTGTCCATCAGAACCGTAGGTGAACTCCCACTGTGTTGGTGTCAACCACAGCTGCTGGTTCATCGACTGGATATCACCACTGCTGATTACCGAGAAGCCGGTAACAATCCAGTTATTCGCATCAGCCTGATTGTAGGTAACACGAATAGTGGCAACCACGTGACGACGTGCCTGATTCTTGACATCTCCATAAACCACCTGAACCAGAATCGGCTTCGTACCCACATTACCCGGGATGGTGCTGACATCCGCAATTGACACCAGGCTATCGGGAGAATCCTGATAAGCCGCGGGAATCAATGCTTTGGCAATCTGACGCACCATGGCATCGGGATAGGTAATAAATGACGTCGGCAGGAAGTTCCAATCCGTGCTGTTGATCTTGAAGTTGTTATTGGTTCTCGCCAGCACGATTGTGCGGTCCGATTTAACAACTGACGCCCAGGCACTGTGCGGATTCTTGTAAATACGTCCCTCAACACCCACACCCAACGAGGTCGCACCAAAGTTCAAGCCAGAGTTGGACAGGAACGTGGTATCACCTGAGATACCCACACGCGGTTGAGCGTAGGGAATCCCTGTACGATAAACAGCATTCGACAATGGACGCGAATAGATGTTAGCAATATCCAGGTTGGTTAAGCTGGGCCGAACCGCGTATTCTCCACTGACTTCACGGAAGAAGATCTCACGACCACCATTGGAATATTTGGTTACTGCATTAAAGAACTCACCCGCACCAGACCAACTCACCGCAGTAGGGTAAATCGAATACGCCAGAGGCGATGCGATGGCCTCTGTGGTAAGAACGACTTGTATGTTAGGGAAGTTGGCTTTTTCCAAACGTTTGGACAGCGTCTCGTAAGCAGACTTACCGCCGGTTTTAATTAAGTAACAACCGTGTGGGGTGCGGAAAGCCGAGTTCGTTTGAGACACCAACAAGTTACCGTCACTGAACGCCATCGTGCAGTTTTCTGCAAAGTACTGAGTTAAGTATGAATTTTCCCAACTTCCCCAATAACTTGTCAGCTGACCATCAATCGTCAACGGGTTCGACGAATCAATAGTCGGAGAAGCCTTGCTTTGAACTTGTGTCATTACGCCTGAGAACACATTAAACTCGTAGTTGAGTTCATAGGTATGACTGAACGAGTAGGAACCTCGTGTTGCGTCGATACCAGGCGTAAACGAGTGACTCAGGAACTTCATCAAGAAGATGCCCGGTCGGTTAGGGATAGCACAAGTCACGGTGGCGGCAGTGCGGTAAAAGGTATTGCCGACCTCGGTTAAATTAAGCGGATTACTATACCGGTTAATCAATCGAGTCACCAAGCCATTAGCGTCGCGCTGGATCTCGGCCCAAACAAAATAATCGTTGTTGCTGAAAGCACGACCGTCTTGGTTGGTAAACGTGAGCTTCATTGGTGTAGGGGTGAGTGTGTTACCTGACACAAAACTGTTCTTCGCCAAACGCCAAATACGACGATGACTGCGTCCGATGTTCTCACCACCTGTAGGATCCGCCATAGCCTGAACAATGATGACGTAATCACCCATGAGATGCGCAGACAGGAAATCCGTTTGCAGGTAGTTCTGGTCAAAACCGGTGACGTCCAATTCGCACATCACGTGGTAGCCCGGATCCAGTGTGCCATTCGTCAGGGCAATAAACCAACGCTTGGTGCGGGAAGAACCCACCAACAGCACTTCACCACCGCTGCCTTGTCCCACCATGTTGGGGTTCTGGCTTTTTGCCGTTAACACCGGATGGGTATAACGGTAGCTCTGGTAGTTCATCTTCAGCGCATTCGGGTAACCGGTGATGATACTAAAGTAGAGTCCCTCGCTGCGCCCGTCGAAGTGGTTAGACAGGTAACTGATCGTACCGTCACTCTCTAGGCAAATTGCCGCACCTTCATGCTGTGATCCCAACCCCTCAAAGCTTCCCCCGATAGCAGGTGGAATAAACGACGTATTACCGTAAAACGAGATCGGCAGAACGTTGGACTTCAAAAAGGCGTCAGTGGAGTAACCGTAACGTCTGATGATCTGTTCCAAGGAGCTCGGCGTCAGCCGCATGTTGGGTGTGCCGTTGATAGCCTGGTCCAGAGAGGCCGTAGGGATGTTTTCCACTAGCCCCTTGCCAATCTGTGTCTTGGTGAGTCCATGCTCGTCATACTGCTCTGTGTGGCGTTTCAGCGCCTTCTGGACAATGACGGTATTGCGGTCAAAGTAGTTCTTTACCAGATTGGTCTGTGCCTGCAAAGCAATAGGGCTTACTGCTGGACTGATCTTGCTAAGGTTATCCGCCCAGATATCAATCAGTTCAATGATGTCCTGGAAGTTGGTAACATCATAAGGCAGCAGATGCGTGTGGAACATTGGATCAAACACCACCGGTTTATCGTGGATGTTCTTCCACTTAATCAACCGAGTGTCATTGGCTGCGGAGTTAATCAGCTCAATCAGTGAACGATCGAACAGGGGCGAACTCCCTACCGCATGGTAATCCATGTACATGGTTTTCAGGTTGGGGTTCAGCACTTCTATCAGAGCAGCGACACTCTGCGCACACATCGCAGAAAGCGAACCCATCATACGAAAGATTCGGTAGTCAGTGCCTTTAATCAGTTCCCGCCCCTTGTCATCACGTAACACTAATGAGTCACTAAAGAAGGGAGCATGAAGCGGAACAAATACGTTCTGGTCATCACGTAACACGTATTGTTCGTTAGGAACTTTGTTAACCTCGAACTCACGATTGATGTCGAGCTTGTAATCTCGAATGATGGGGTAGTTCATGCGATTGCCTTATGATAAGTTCAAGTTACCGTTTGCCAGGCGTTTCAGGACTTCCATCAGCAGACCCATGGTAATAAACACGTTGGGGTTTTTACCGCCGATATCCTGGACTGTGCCGGTAGGGAAGTTGTCCACCTTGCCCAGGCCCACCATTGATGCGTCTGCTTTGTGCGCGGTATCCAGCTCGGCATCCAAGTGTGCCTGCAACAGCGACATGATAGTGTTGGGGTCAGTGGTGCGTACGGTGATGATCTGACGCAGCAGCTGCATCATGTCATAGACGTTGTACACCAGATTAACCGGGTGTTCGTGTGGGTCAGACGGCCATTCAGTGGGAATGCCAACAAAGTCTTCCCAATACGCTTCGCGGTCGTGGTTCAGCAGGTTCGCCACCATCTCTGCGTAGGCGATCTCATCCAGCACAAACTTACCACCGATCGTGTTGTAACGAATCACATAGTTGCCGGTGTTGGGTGCGGGAATAACCACTGAACCCATGACGTTGATTTGGTACTTTTTGATAAAGACGTCAAAGGGGTTCGCCAACGCCGCCTGGTTTCCCAGGGATAGGCGGGTTCCGGTGATGGTACCGTCTTGGTTAATAGTGGCGTTGCTGTACAGCTCAAAATCGTTTAAGAAAAACGGTGCTGCACGGGGAATATAAAGGTTGCGTTCAGGGGTCAGGGTGAATGACTCAGTCACGCGGTTATTAACGTTGGTGTTATACGGATTGTACGGATACGTAATCTGTGCCATTGCAGCCTCTGATTAAATTCTATGTTAAGTCTATTAAAGGGGAATGAATTCATAAAATCTCCCCGACCTCACAGAAAAGGGAAAAGCATGTATACCTTTAAACGTTCTATCATTCGCTACGTCACCGGACCTATGGGGTTAATTCCGTTTGATGTTTCCGCGATTCCCTTGAATGCTTTTTACAAGTATTTCAAGGAAGCCATTATTGTGCTCGAGGATTCCCTGTATAAAAACACGGTGTCTATCAAGTACACTGACTATCAGGCGGCATTCTCGGCGTATGCAGGGACAATCCAGCAGTGGTTAAATGATCACCAAGCAGATGTCCTGAAAACCTACGACGAATTCCCTAAAGACGTTTACCGTACGGTTACGCTGCACGACATTCAGTACGAATGGTTTAGTCTGCTGCCGGGTAATGTCGCGATGAGCTCTCGTGACCAAGATTTGATTAACATCAATGACGCGCCTGACATTCGTGTTAAGAAAACCAATCACAGTCAAGTTGACTACGCTGATCTGCAAAAGTCCACATTGTGGTTAATGAACAACCATGTGGTGCGCAGCACAGCGGACGACAGCAACATCTATTTAGTGGGTGCGGGTAAACACTTCAAGGTTAATAGCAATACCCATGTTTGCTGCATGAATTTCAAAGGTATAGGGGAGATCCATCAGTCACCGATTACGAATGATGATATCTCTTATGTGGTGGATGGTTCTTCTCGCCATCTTAAAGTACGTTATAAGGAGACACTGAAAGACAAAACCGTATGGATGGTTATTGGAGGTCGGCTGTACATGAGTGACGTCATTGCTCAGACAGACGACAACGCCGTAATGGTGAATATCACCAAGGTCGATTGGTTTGATAAGATCTTTACCAGTCGTGGATGGCTTGATCTCTCACGGGTGTTGAAACCAGACGTAGTAGCAGTGGGACCTGAGTTCTTTGAAACCGAAGAATTCTTCCGTAATCTGTTGACCGATGTTTCTTCGTTCTTTGTGGTGATCGATAATCCCAATCTTGTGGTAACCCATATACCCGTCGGCGAATACCACTTCCCGTTTACGTATTACACTGAACGGAAAGACAAACTGCCGTTGCTGCTTAGCAATGGATTAATGCCCAAATATTCGTTACGTAAACACGTGGATAAACGTTTGCTGGATATCGATGCCGGTTTACACAAGCGCTTTACTTTCCACTCTTCCGGGTTAAACAACGGTGGTTTATATCATGGGGTAGTCAATCTTGGCTTCTCAGAACGCTACAACCGTGGCTACCTATTAGAAATCAAAGCCCTATTGCAATAGGATTTACTCACTATGATCGAACAAGTTGAAAATGTTGTTGAGACTGCTGTTAAGTCTCGTTTACCGGCGTTTGCCAAATACGGGGCCTGGTTCCTGGTGTTGGCATTAAGCGTTACCGCCCTCTTGCTGAGTGGTATCGCACTACAGCGCAGTAAGCTGGACAACAACACGATTAAGAACATTAGTCAAATAACTGAACGTCTGGAACGCACTGCCTCGCGTCTGGACGCGATCACCAACAACAGTAATATGTTCAATCGGAACCAGAGTGATTATCTTCACTCTACCGATCGAGACGCACAGGGGAATTACGATGCCTTCTCTAAAAAGTTTGGTGGTGTTGATCTGTCTATTGATGACGGCACTAACAGCTGGTTGTTCTCACAAGACAACAGTTTCGGAAGCCAGCAATCAAATGGAAATCAAAAGTCAGGAGATTCTGATAAATGGCTACGTGAACAAGGTGGTCGCTCTAAAGGCTGATCTCACCAAAGTCGCACCGGAACTGGATGTGCAGAACAATCCAGAACCTACGTCGGTACAGCCTGAACTCGGTACCTTCTTAACTGCCAACGATTGCAGCACAGCAGCGGATAAAGATGTCTGCTATACCCGGACCAAACTTGTATTGATCAAGATGGCTAGACGTATTGATTATCTGTCCAGTCGTCTCTATGTAAGTAAAGGCACAATCAATAATCTGGTACAAAATCTCAACGAGGTTATTTCTGGATTGGATTCTGTTAAGTTACAGCAAAGCAAAAAGTAAAGCATATTACTACTCTACTCCCACCAGGGAGTAGAGTAGCTTATAGTTATGTTTAACCCACCTCGTCCCGGGTATTGTCGAGACTGTCATAAAAGGTAGGGGGTATTACTTTACCGAGATCCAAACTTGATTGTTGAGATCCCACAGGTCACCGGGTGATGGCTGTGGTGTAGTGGTGCGGACAAAGCCAGCGCCACTGAGATCGGTAGTGTCATTAACGGTAAGAAACGTGCGGGTTTGAGCATTCCACCAGTAGAACGACGGCTGGTCTTGAGCAGGGTCTTGAGCACCGAGCCTACGCAGCAAGATGTTCTTGGCCTTTTCACCTAAACCGGTGTTCGACAAAATCGTGGAGATGGTCTTGTTGGCATTGCTGAAACTCATGGCGCAAATCGTCACACCCACTGTCATGATGAAGAAGTGCCATTCGCCTGGCCAGCCTTTGCCTGCCTGTACAGAAAGGCGGGTAGTGTAGGCGTCCATAACGGCGATTAAGCACATTGTGAACACCACCACCGTACCGCACAGGTACCGTACAATCGCCCCCCACTTGCCAAAGAACTGGGATTCAAGTCCCGTGCCTTTGGCCGGCGGGAGTGTTTCTTCCCGGGGCAGTTCTTGTTCTTGTGTAGTCATGAGTACAAAACCCCTAAGCCGTTTCCATTAGTTCCTGGAAATCTTTCTTTATAATTTCACACTGGTACAGGGTAATGGCCACAGAGTCCGATGAGTGTTCATCAATATCCGTGAGGTCAATACCACAGTGATCCAGATCTTCGTACGCCAACACACCCTGTTTGACATCTTCCTTGGTACTACCAGAGAAGTAGGCACCCACGGTTTCTTTAGCGGGGTTAGGAAGCACGTAGATAAGGTGACACGGCTTGTCCGCGCTGTTACATGCTTCACGAAGTAAACTCACTGCTTGAATGAGTTGTTTAAAGGTGCCCGGCGAGACACCCAGGAAGTTATCTTCACAGATGGTTACGTCTGGAAGATACAGGTTAATGATTTCCTTTAAGGCTCGACTTAGACCGTAACTGCGTGCCAGCACGCTGGTTGCATTGGTGTCATCGAACTGTTTTGGAATATCATATTTAACCTGCTCCCCCTGAATGGTATTAACGTAACGCAGCTGTAATTTCTTCCCCGCCACCAATGGAATGTCGATAACGCAAACACCCATGTTGGTGGTCGATGGATCTATCCCAAGAACGCGAATCGATCCCGCCGCTACTGCGGAGCGAGAAAACATATTAAGCCTTGATGTTGGCCACTTTGGATCTTAACTACGACCACAAAGTTGGCAGTGTTGTTGAGCGCTAATTCTGCTGGAGCGGAGTTCGCCCAGCCGCGGTACACCAACGTAAACTTCGCCGTAGAGTATTCGGCAAATGAGCTGTGCTGCCACACCGGTGTTTCTGTATAGAGGTTCAACAGCTTGCTGAGCGTAAAGCCCAGGTCGTTGGTGGGATTCATGGCATCATAGAGATAACCATTAGAGAATGATTTAAACACATCTAATTGCGATGCGTCGTAAACCAGCACTGACTTCGCTAACCAGTTGGTGTCGTTAACCGAACCAAACGTCACGGTAGGTGGATTGCCTGCCACGGGTTCTACCACCGGTGTCCCGGAAGCCTGGTTAACAAACTGGGTAATGAGTTCCCCGTCTTTACCAATGAGGTCGAACTGAATCAAGCCGGTGCTTTTTGCACGATACGTTTGCGTGGCCTTATAATCTTCTACTTTGAGTACAAGGTTATAAAAGTTTTTCACTAAACGCACGACATCAGCAACGCCCTGTCCAACCTCAAGAGGTAGATGTGGGGAGTTTAACAGATAAGCTGGAACTCCCGACATGATTAGCTCCCGGTAGTAGACGTGGTGGAATCAGATGCCAGCAGCATTGGATCACTGTTGCCGTGATCGAAGCGCAGGGTGATTGCAGAGTTACTGCCTGCTGAACGTGCATCTTTCTCGCTCAGGAAGTGGGCAGGGATCATGCTTAACGCTTCCTGATAACGAATCTTAGCACCGCCGGTGATATCACCTGACACCGTGGCATCGATACCCCACATCACCGCGACTTCATTAATAGAAGCGACAGAAGGGTCGCCGTACACGATTTTACAGGCGTTTACGATCTCAGCCAGTTCAGTGGCATCCAGAGAACAGTCGATGATGGCAGAGCCCATGACGTAGCGCTTGGCAACAGGCACAGTGCCATTGCTGGTGTAGTTCAATGGTTCCGGTTCCATGAGGTCATCTTTGAGATGCACATACGGGTCCTGGATTACCTGGCTGTTACCTGACGTCTCATCAACCTCAACCAGCAGTTCATGCGGATTGTAGCTGTCGAACTTCGCGACCATCGCCCAGTAAACTTCATAAGCAACGTCGTTGTAAGTTCCCACGGTACGACCACGGTACTTCTTACGTGTCTGTTCATCCAGACCGTTATCCAAAGGACGAGCGATCAGTGGACACAGCACATACAGACGCTGGTCGATTGGCTGGTGACCGTTGACGCGCATGGCGGATAAGCCGTTGGCCTGCATGCCGTAGCAGTTGCTGCCGCGCAGTCCGTAGGTCACATATTTCAGCTCGAAGTCACGTGAGTTCTTTTGACCTAGTGATTCGTCTCCCCATAAACCCAGGTATTCGTTCAGCGTGGTGTACTTCGGCACAGTGAACGGTTGGTTGGTTGCCATACATTTATACAGCAGCCCACCCAGTGAGTTATTGGTAAAGATTTGTGTGGGGTTATCAGAACGTGCCTGATCTTGTAATTCAGCACTTGACAGCGCCATAAAAACTCCTTAAGCGGTACGCAATATAAAAGAATTGGCAAAATACATAGAATCCAGGGACATCATCACCTGAGACTGCTTACGGTCAATCGGGTTGATAAAAGCAATATCTCCGATAACCATTCCCAGACTCGTACAACGGTTGATGTAGTTCACCACGGTGACGGGTGTTAATGGAACACCCTGTGGAAAACTCCAGTCTTTAAACGTACTCACGTCGTATTTAGTTAATGCCCAGCTTTGTGGAACAGGGTTAAGTGGAGTATAGACGTCAAACACCGCCTCATACGTCTCATTTACATCTCGGAAGATTAACCAGATCTTACTGATTGTTTCCTTGTCCGTGATGCCCTTCTCCAATATGTATTCGCGTTTGGCTAATACGAGATCGACGTTCATTTCTGGGTCCCTAGCACGTCATAATAAGTTGGCGGGATAATCAGCATGGGGTCTTCTCCTGGATCCGCCAATTCTCCATAATAGGTTGGTGGCAATTCCAGATCGAGCAGCGGTATGCTTTTTGCCTCCACAGAAATAAAGGAGGTGTTGGGAATACGCAGTGCGGTAAGAGGTCCAATATCTTTGCTGTGATCCAGTCGTGGTTTGGTCGTGTCGGTAAACCGTGCCTTGACGGTGGCTGACGCCTGATCAAGTTTGGGCTGAGTGGTATCCGATAACCGTAGTGTGAGTTCCGGTATCGCATCCAGCGCCAGTGCATGATTGAGTTTTAGCTGAACGTTTGAGAAGTCCGCCTCCAGTTGATGTCCCAATCCCATATAAGCAGAATCACCCATGGTGTTGTCAGACAACAACTCAATCACGTCAGAACCGTCATCCATGGTTTTAATGGTGTGGACGGTATAGGAGCTCAGCTTCATCATGAGGTCAATCAAATCATTCTGAATGCTGCGCAGTGACGGATTGTTATTGAGATCCCAACCTGTAAAGGTTTTAAAGATTACCCAGGCGAGGTTAGTGAGCTCTTCACGATTGTAGTCGTCAAAGTCCAATGCGTACTTCTGCAAGAAACGCACGTAACTGTGGTCTTCTACTAATGAGATTTCACCTGTCTCGTACATCAGCTTGGTGGCGTTCTTTACCGCCGCACGTGTTACCTGATCACCGTACGAACTGTAGAGCTTGCGGTGCTTCCACATCGAAATATAGATCGACTTGGAAACGTTTAGCAATTCCTCAGCAGAACCCACTGACACCACGTCTACAAACTGATCACGAATGCTACCCACAACAGCATCAGTTATGTATTTGCTTCCCAATCCCACTTGGCGTAATTCTTTTGCCGTAGGGGGCAAGAGACGCATGACGTTATAATAGAAGGCATTCTCAATGGTGGTGAGTTCATGACCCGCGGCTAACCGAGTGATATAACGCCACAGCGTAAAGGCATCCCGCGCATCCAGTCGTAATAAACGACCGTCTTTAGGGTTCACCACCGCCATGTTAACCTGATAGACACCTTTACCAGCAAGATAGATCCACTGGTTAAACACCACGGTCATCATGGTGTCGCTGTGACGGTTGGTGTAATCCGCCATCTCAGATTCCAGGACTTTGGTAGGCAGCTCGGTGTGCAAACTGTAGGTCCCTTCAAAAGTCGCTTCCTCTTGATAGATCGAGGTCATCAGCGTGTTGTCTACCGCCATTGGCCTTTCTTTCTCAATGAGCTTCTCGGTTTCGAAATAGACAGGTGTGATTTGCTTGTCGTCATTCATGTTCAACTGAGTTCGCTTCCACTGAGGCGTCGGTACCAGGTCAGTTAACTGTGATTTGGTGTTCAGTACCATCTCATATTTCGAGAGCGGAATCTTGCGCGGCGTAAGCAGCTTGTCCATCAGCTGATCAAAGGTGAACTCCTTACCGGCGTTGTTATTGATCCACTCGATGTTACGATGCAACCACATGACCTGTTCACGATCCAACGAGTTCTTGTAGACCGAGAACTCACCGTAGGAATCGATATGACTCCAGATATAGAAGTCATGGGCATGTCGGGTCTTGATAGCTTGGAAACGCGTCAGGTGTATGCACTGAACGATCCCACTATAAAGGTCGATAACCATCTGGCGCAGCATCAGGTCTTCAGAGACATGATACTCTGTTTCAAACATTGCCGGTGCGTTACCGTTTATCCAACGCTGTACCTGCGGAATCAACGGCCCTTCGTTCCACAAAACCAGATTCTCATTATAACGAAGAATCTTATAGTTTGGGGCAGCAATAGAAACATCATATGTAATCGGAAACAGAATTCCATTAATCAGGAGTGTCTGTCCGTCGTAAACTTCAGTAAGACGCTTGTACAGGTCACCGCCCTTTAAATACTGGCGATAGGTGAGAAGATGCTGAGCCATCGTCTCTTTGGTGAAAGGTATCTCTTCACCTGTGTCCAAGGAAATCACCTTCATGACTTTATCAGTCTCGTGGTAATCCCCGTTTAAATTCATGTAATAGCGCCAGGTGCGCTTATTATTGAGAACGGTGTATCCGGCCTTTTCCAACACTTCATTATCACGTTTAGCAATGGCTTCTATTTTTACTACCATTGTTCGAGCGAGTTGGAAAGTGTCGGAATAGAAATTATCGAGATCTATTCTATTCATTTTGTTTCCAAAAAAGAGGCTATAATGGTCCAAAGTCGAGATATGACCAGAGGAACGCAGCGCGCACAACTCTCTCGTTTAAGAGAGAGTATTAAGTCCACGAATCCCCTGGTGGCAGCAACGCTTCGTAATGCTACGCCCAAGAATGGCCGCGCACCGGAAGCAAATGAACTCACTGCGGGAAATGAGCGTAATGCGATTATGCCGCACAAGCTCGAACGCATCAGCAACATCATTGCTAACAACATTAACGCTGCTAATGACCTGCGCGCGATTACACCCTATATCGACCGTGCTGAATTAATCTGGTCTTCGCTGCTGCTGTATCCCAACGGGAAACAGAAAAACATCCTGGAATACTCGACTCGTGCTTCTCGTTACAAAAATACGCCGTTGCATATCGCATTATTAAAGGTTTGGAAAGATTACTTTACAAACGACTATAAAATCGAAGACGAGTTGCGCACCCAGATCGATGACATGCTCTGGAACACCGGCAGCTACGCCACATTGACACTCAGTCGCATTTCGTTGGACTATTTGATCAACGGTATGGAAGTGGTGGATCGTTCGGGTAACGAGGATCTGAAGGCGGTTCACACGTATCAGCAAACGCAGGGTAACTTTGTCTTTGACAAGAAAACCGGCAAGCTCAAGGTGATGAACGTCGGCACATATGTCCGGCCTGTTCATGATGAGTCCAAAGACGTGTTTAATGTCGCCGGACTGGAATCAATGATGGGTGGTGGGGATTTTAAAACATCCAACCAACCTGAGTTCGATATCCTTAAAGGCTCTGAGCTTGACGGCAACGAAGGCTTCTTTATTTCCTTTACGGATAACCCCGCGGTACTGGCGACTAATCTCCTGGCCGAGAAGCGTAAGAAGTTCAATGAGAAGTTCTACGCAGGTAACGAAGATTTCTCCTCGTTGATTCAAAAGACGTTGAGTAATCAGGGCGCCAAAGAAGATGATCGCGATAAGTCTGTAAGAAAGCCAGATGACAAGAAAGGCCGTCGTCCTGATCAGCCAAAAGCACGCACCACGAATATGTCGATGGGTACGCTGAACAGCTTACAGAACGATATCTTCCCTCATCGCCGTGCTCCGAATCAGTTCATGCAGTTTGTCAAGCAAGACACTGATTTAGGTGTGCAGAACTACGGTACGCCGATTGACTGGCATGTGCCATCTGCTGCTATCATTCCGATTCACATCAACGGCAATGTGCGCAAGCGTAAAGACTACATCATTCTGTTTGATCCAGACACGGGTGAGTTCCTGAACCCGACCATGGACTTCCAGTTCTACCAGAGCTCGAAGAAACAGCAAGATGGCATCACCAACAAGAACCAACAGGGCGGAACGAATTCACTGATCGATAACCTGAAACAGATTCAACAGGGTAAAGACTGTGACTTTGATATGACCGAGTTTGCTGAACTGAGCAAGGGCATTATCATTGAATCGTTTATGAAGTCTGTGATCTCTGGTCGTTCGGGTTCTATCTCTGTAGATCTGGATGAAGAAACCAACAAGATCTTCATGGCGCGTATGTTCCGTGGTCAGGGCATCCGTGCTCTGTATGTTCCGGGTGAGTGTGTCACGTACTCCGCGTTTAAGTTCAACGCACTGGGCGTGGGTCAGTCACTGACTCAGGCTGCTAAAATGCACATCGCACGTTTAGCGGCAATGGATCTTGCAGACGCCATGGCAAACATGGAAGCTGCGCAGTCCACAAACAAAATGCGCATCACGTTGGACAAAGATGACCCGAACCCAGAGCGCACTATTGCAATGGCCAGGGAAGTCTTCTTCCGTGCTAACCCACGTTTCTATAACGTGTTAGCCACTAACCAGATGAGTATTCCTGTGCTGGTTGATGCTTTCCGTGAACTCTCGTTGACGTTGGAAGTGGATGCTGGTGAAAACCCGTATTTACCTGTGCCGGCTATCTCTGTGGAACCTCAGGAAAAACAGCACTTCCGCAAAGTGGATTCTGACAGTCGCAACGAAGTGTTGAACAAGATCGCCAACTACTTCATGTTGCCGCGTAGCTGGTTGGACGTCGCAGATGAAAACAATAACTTCCAGATTGAAGCGCTGAATGAACACCGTTTGGTGTATAACCAGGCATTGAACTGGCAGGAACAGATTGCAGACTTTGTTATCGAGCGTGAACGTAAGTACGCGCGTGTTAACCAACCTCTGCTGCTGAGCCTGATTCAAGTTATCAGTGATCAAAAGAACCTGTGGAAGCCCGACAACAAGGAGATTGAGATCGAAGGCGGTACCGATGCTGAGAAGATCGAAACCATCCTTGAAGACTTCCTCAACAACATTGAGTGCTCGTTGCCTGCGCCTGCTGTAATGGAACAGGCCAACAAACTCAAAGAGGGTCTGTCTACTGCTACTGATCTGGTAACGCAGTGGTGGGAAGCTAATGGCAAAACCGCCTTAATCAGTAAGGCTGTGGAAACCATGAACCTGGGCGGTGAATACAGTCCAGAACAGGTTGAGGCGATGGTCAAGGCTTACCTCTACCAGAAAGCGCACAAGTTCCTTAACATTCCTTCACCGTTTGATGATGCTGTTGATGATCCATCAGGTGGCGGCATGGCAAGTATTGTGGAAAGCGTGGTCACTCAGAACAAGGCGTTGTATAACTTCCTGGGTAACTTAGCGATTCGTGATCTTGATGAGCGTACGAAGGTGGTGAGTTCGCTGAGCGGAAAGATCGAGAATAAGCTCGAGAAGTTCCAAACGAAAACTGGTGGGGAACAAACCGAAGAATCTGAGCCAAGTGCGGATCCATTTGCACCACCGGCTGGTGATGGCGGGGAACCTCCGGTAGACAACCTGGACGACAATGGTGAGACAAAGCCGGATGACTTTAATCCGGATGATCTCAATGACGACGCGAATAACAGCGACAACGCTGATGACACGGGTGAACCAAAGGATGACGACGCGGGTGTAAAACCTGAAGATGAATCTGGTGAAGCCAAGCCAACAGACGACGACGCCGTTGATCCTAAGTCAACTGAGCTCTCCGACAGTAAGAAAGGTAATGATAATCCGTTTGGTTAATTGAAACAAAAAAAAAAAAGAAACAACCTTACTCCTACCCTTGCGGGTAGGAGTAGGAGTTATTTCTAAGAGTTACCCAAATGCCGGGTTCAAGAATGTACGCGTTGGTTTCACCGTTCGGATCGACACAACGTTTTCATCATAAACAGTCGGCGTTACCATGAACAAGTCATGGGTATTTTTATACATCACCAGGATGTTTTGTGATTCCAGCGTAGTTCCTTTGGCCTGAGCCTGTGAGCGAAGAGTATCGATCAGACTAAAGAACTCAGGGTTGTTACTACGGCGCAGCATGATCAAGCGCCCGTTGGTAGGACGTGGACCTGCTTCGTTCCAGATCACCACACTTTTGTACTTACGGCTGCGCATCAGTGACAGCGAGTGTTCTTCGCGTTCAGTGTACGACATGTCTTCCGTTGGCGACGTAGGCAGTTCGAAAAGCTCAATCTGAGACTTCACGATCGTATCCACACCGGTTTGGTTAAGCAGGTCATACACAACCTTATCAGTTTCCAACAGCACAGCTTTCAGTTCGTTATAGTCCAGCAGGATGTTGTCTACGCTCAGCACATCGCCTTCGTGTGGGTTCAACACATAACCGCACGCATTCACCAACCAGTTATTCAAATCGGTGGTCAAACGGTCACTGAGGAAAGTGTCAAAGCGCACACTTGGATCAGTGTCTTCAGTATCGATTGGTGTCCGTGACATCTGACGATGGATCCGCTCGATAATGCTGAAGTATGATTCATCCTGGTTGCTGTCGTTGCCCTGGAACAGCATAGGGAAACGTGCAACTACCGTGTCACGCGCACCACGGTTTTCAAACATACGGGAACCTGCGAAATTGAAATCACCCAGGAACGCCATTGGTTTGTTGGTTTCTTCAGCCAGTGAGATGCCGGTTGCTACCAGACGATCAAAGACTTTCTTAACATTATCAGTACGCAGTTCATCACCGGTATCAATAACTCGGAAGTCATAGCCTGGCTCACGCAGCTTCTCAAAGACTTCAGCTTCTGGACCTAACTTTCTACCTTCCTCATCAAAGAACGCTTTAGCTTCCGTTACAGGCAGTACAACTGTCTTGTTCTGGAAAGAGTCAACGTCCAGGTGAGGCAACAACTTATCAGGATCTGATAGAATCATTTCTTTTGTCGCTGCATCAGTGAAGCGAATAGCACGCGTCCGCCATCCTGGGAACGAGTTTTCGTGTTCGAAGTCGTACTCCACAAAACGAAGACAATCTTTCGTTATGGAATCTTCCGCACGCATACGACCACGACGCTTCATGGCTCGTTTAAGGAAGGTCCAATCTCCCTCTTTGACAATGTACCAGTTCTCGCATACCGTGGGCTTGAAATAGCTACGGATGTCGAACAGGTGGCGATTGTGGATATCAATGTTCTCGATATCCGTACGGTATTGTTTGCCGCTACCGTAAACATTCAAATCATCATAACTGTCCCGCTGCACTGGCCGAGGTGGTGGATTAAGACTTGGCGGCGCACCGCTGTTCTTTCTCACCAGGTCAAACGCAATCTGCATTAACTCTCGGTTCTCTGAAGACATCCCGTCGTGGTAGTCCGGCACGTATTCACCCGTGTAATCCGTAACACCCGTTCGTTTGTCCGCAGGGAGGCGCTGATCAATACCGAGTCTTGCGAACTCTGGCATGATGTTGGTGATGTTTCCTTCGCTGACGCGATCACCCGAGAAGTTGGCTGCATCATAAGGAGAGGTTTCTTCAAAGAAATTAAAGACCTTTGAAGCCGCTTCTTTACGCAGACCAAACTTCTGCACCAATTCCTGAATCTCTGGTGTTGGGTTATACAAGAAAGCAGCTGCCTTGCTTGAACCGTTTAACCAGGTCACAATTTCCAGATTCAGGATATTCAGTGTTGCTACTTTTACGGCATTTAATACGACAGGACGCTGTGGGCGGCCATCTGACTTACGGATCTCGTTGGCTAAGATAAAACCAAACCAAACCGAGGCACGGATGGCCACAGTGTCAAGCAGGTCAATGCGGTCGGTGAGGACCTTAACATACTCGCGTTTCACATAACTGTTAACGGTGTTGATTTCCGCATAGTTATCCACAATGTCACGGAATGTTGCATGGACGGGACCATGGCGATAGATCTTACATTCCTGAATGAACTGAACGATATAAGCCGACGCGTGTTGACGGAAATACGCGATCTGTTCTTCGCTGCCTTCACTTGACTGTTGTTTAAACTCCTGTAAAGTTTTATCTTCATAAATGTTGTTATAAACTGGATCGTAGTTAGCCGGTTGCGATGACTGGCGAACCAATTGTTTTACCAAACCCAGTGCGTCCTGCTGACCTGGGTTTTGTCCCGCTGTCTGTCCCGGAGCAGCTGGTATGGACGAAGGTTGAACCGAAGCTCGGTGTGTCGGTGCGAGTGCCATTATTAATCCTGTTGAGTGTTACGAGCGCGATTCCCTTATTTTCAAACGCGTTTCCGTGGCCTCTGCCAACGGAATCCGCTCCGGACGTATGCCTGTTAGGTTACCATTGATGGTAAACACACAAGGGGCTGCAAAGCCTCTGGCATCGGGGTCTGGTTTGGTTACACGTTGGTAACTGAAGACAAAGGGCATGGTTGCGCTTGTGAGGTTAGCCGTGTCGTGCACGTCAAAGTCACCTGAAGCCTGCTTACGTTTACCGGTGAATACCTTGTGCTGCGCCATTACGCCAAGCATGTATTCAGAGAACGGGTTATCCGTAGGGGTGGGTTCCAGGATCATATTTGCCAAACGTGCGTTATCAATAGAACGAAGCTTTATGCTACTATTTGTGAGGAAGTTCTTGACCTTCTGATAACTGAGTTCAGAATTGTTCTTAATGAAGTGCTTGAACTGGTTTGCCAGTGTGCTCAAACCATCGAAGGTAAACTCCATGCTTGCCAGTTCTTTGTTCAACGCGCTGCCACGGTCTGTGGTCTGCACGATCTCACTGCGGTTCGCGATGATATAGTTGAAGAGCTCAAACATATCCTTCACGTACACAGACTGACTTGCAAACTTACGAATGGAATCTTCTTCCAGCAAATCATTCATAGAGTCGAAGTGTTCATCCATTAAACGGAGAACATAATCGTTGGGGTCGCCAGGTTTAACTGAACAACGCCCAATCAGTAACCGCCAGTAGTTCTTGTCGTCGATGTCGTCCATCTCAAAGTAAGATGGCATGCACGAGATCACGAACAGAAGCGCTGCAGCATACTGAACACCCATGCTTGACAACTCTTTTCGCTTTTCATTTTTGTTACGCAGAGCGATACCCAAGTCCAACGGAATAAAGTCACCTAAGTACTTATTGTTGGAGCTGCCGCTGCGCGTGAATATCTCCCAGCGATCTTTGGGGAGACATTGCTTAGTCAGAACTTCTACCGGACCAATTTCATATTCGCATTCGCCGTAAAGACGCATGGCTTCACTAAACCCGAAGTTACCGAAGATATACCAGCTCAACAGCGGGTATGGTGTTTTCTTGCTGGTAATCGCACGGCTTTCGCTTGGACTATAAAAACGGTTGGCGGCTAAGTTTAAATCAATCGTAGAGCGAGGCATAGTTCCCAGTTCGGTGTGAACACGGTCGAAGCGGAAGAACTCTGCGCCAATCTTGGTCTTGAAACTTAGTACCTTAAAGAAGATAGACTTTTCTTTCGTTACGCTCAGGCCACGTTCTGCCATGACCATCTGCAACGAGTACTGGCTATCACGAATCCAGACATCCCCATAACGATCGCAGTACAGCAGCATCGTAACAATGGGCGGGAAGGGTTTAACTTCACCGGTCTTGGGATCACGCCAGGAGAAATTGACGGTGACAGGATAGTAGCTCTCTCTGTGCGTGTCGTAAACCTTGGGCTGACGATTACGCAGGAATGCAATGTATTCCTTCGGCTTCATGCGAGTGATGCCGTCAAAGATCACGCCTTTCTTTTCAACGTCTTTGAAGATTAATCGATAGATATAGTTCAGGTGACGATATCCGCCTTCAAACTCACGGAGATGGAACCCATCAACAATAGATTTGTTGAACCTCGGCATTGTGGCATCAACTGCGTCTACTAGTTTCGGTTGCATCAATCCTCCATTTGTGTCATGCTACTGTTTTGTAAATACTCAGCAGCGCGCTACAAACAATCGAAGCATTCTTAACATAGCCTCCTAGTGTATCCATTCCGGCTTTCTTCTTCTCCAACTTCTCGAAGAACTTCTGCTCCATATCCTTTTTGGTGACTTCGGCTTTAAGTGTAGCAACTTCATTTGTAACGACCGCTACGCGTTGTATCAATTCCCCAATGCGTGTGCGCTGGGTGGACAACATGGTCATCAGATCACGACTTTCTTTCTTGACGTTATCCAGACTCTTGCGAGTACGGATCAGCTCGTCAGTGTTGCCTCCTAAAAGTGCTTCTTGTTCACTCATGAATATACCATATTGCTGTAGTATTTTATTATCGATCTCATCGAAAGTATAATAGCATTGAATACCGTCGACATCCTCGCCCTCACAAAACAGATACAGACCAGGCGGTTGATCTGTAGCCCTCACTGCATCCACCTTTACCGCACGACCAAACACATTGGTCCAGAGATTACTGAAACGACGATCTGGGTCAATGAGCTTAATGGTTGCGTTAACGCTATTGCTGATATTGGCTGAATCAACAAGATCGTCTAACGCCTCGTTGGGTGTATTCAGCGCATGAAGCGCACGCTGATATTTGCCCAGGTAAAGAGTGAATCCCAACATCTCGCTGTGTACCGAGTTCTTGCGACTTAATTCTTGTGCTGTGATATAAACCGTAAAGGTAAGGCTCTGACAGCCCAACAAGACTTCATCGTGCGGATACGTGCGAATGATTCCATCAATATGGTCTTTCAGTTCCTGCATTACTTTGCGGTCAAAGTTCGTCAGTGCGTCATTGGGATTAACCCGCAGCTTACGAATGTCCACATCATTAATACGAAACTCAATGTAAACTCGCTCCCCTACATCGGTCCAGTTATCATGCAATTCATAACCGATCCCACCTTTGTATCGGATCTGCAAAGGAACAGCCTTTGGATTGAATATCTTGTAATCTAAATTAAAGCATCGATTCATTTTTAGGGCCCTATATTTGATTCTCTGATCCGTCGATCATTTTGAGTGTATACTGTCTAATAATGTAGGTCTGAAAATAAATAGCGAGCATAAATAATACTACTCCCAACCCTTCCGGGCGGGAGTAGTATTTATGATTACAATCGGGGTTGGCCTCCCATCATCCTAGGTAAGCCGACTGATCAAGTTCACCGTAATAGGTTGACGGGAGGATGATCAGTTTCCCGGGGCTGGGGTCACATCTTTAGTGATCACCGGAGAAGACGCGTCGTTCACGATCTTCACTTCAGATGGGCCAGTAGCAGCGCCGCCAGAAGTGGTGTTCAGAGTGGTACCCGGAGCAGAGCTAACTTTGACACCGCCCAGCTTGAAGAACACGCCAGCATCGCCCAGGAAGTCCGCAGCATCTTCGATGACCAGTGAGCCAACGATGACGTTCAGGTTCCAGTGCAGGTAGCAAGGCATGGTCATCATGACGCCGAAGTCTTGGTTGCCACGAGTTACGTTGCCGTGCAGCACAACGTTTTCTTTAGCAACGTTAACACCGATGCCGCCCAGCGGGTTGATACGATCTTCAGTTGAGTCGTTCTGAGGAACGATCAAGATCTTACCGATCATGCTGTCGAAGTTGGTCGCAACGATGTTGAAGTCTTCAGACGCAGTGATACGCGCGTCGCCAGAACGCATCAGGAAGCGCTCGAGGTTCTGGTGCACGATCACAGACCATTTGGTCTTAGCGATACCAGAGTACTCGTTGATGGCAGCGATACCAGATTTGAACGCCAGGGCAGCAGTGATGTCCTGGATTTCAGTCAGCAGCAGTGAACACACGTTGTCGAACACGTCGATGTTTTCAGGAGAAGAGATGTGATCCTGAATACGGAACGAACGATGAACGGTAGACGCTTTAACGTACATGCGACCCGGCAGATCGTTACCGCCGTTTTCGTTATCAACAACTGGCGCACCATCGATAGAAGTGAGGTATTCCAGATGCTTGTACGCGGTTTCGAAGGCTTTCTTCGAGCAGTTAGTCTGGATGGTAACACCCATGTAGCTAACAGCGTCGTCCAGCGCTTCTTTGTTCACGTCTTCTGCGCGGATTGGGTATTTGACAGAGATCGGATCCTGACGACGAGTGGTCAGTTCTTTGCTGGTGTCGAATACTTCCAGGCGGTAGCCGAAGTTGCCGTTAGAGGCGTTGGTCAGGTTCATGCTTGGAGTTGCAGCATTAACCACACCGCCTTTCAGGCCCTGCAACAGCGCTTTCTGCTCAGCGGTAGCCGTTGAGTGAGTGATACGCTTGTTGTTGTCGTTCAGATCGGTCAGAGACTCGATGTTAACCTGACCAGTGGTCAGCTCCAGACGGTAAGACTGGCGGTTGAAGCGCGCGGTCATGCGGACGTTGAGGTTAGGCTCATAGCCTTTGTCGTAGTACGCTTTGAACAGAGCTTTAACACCTTTACCATCTTTGTCAACCAGCGCAGAAACCGGCAGGTGACGCAGAGTGATGTCCAGATCACGGTCGTTTGAGTTCTGGCCAACAGAGGTCGGAGACATGTTGATGTTGGTCATGGACTCGGTAGGAACGAATGCCTGGATAGCAACACCGTTCAGTTTACCGCCGAAGCCCAGTTCCAGGATACGGATAGATGCAGATTCAACATCATCAGTATCAGTCCACGGACGCTGACCAGGTGCCTGGCACAGACCCATCAGGTTGTTAACAACGCTTGGTACTGCCAGCATCTGGGTCAGGTGAGCCTGACGACCGTATGCATCACCGGTAGGGTAATCCTGATCAACTGGTGCTTTCAGGTCCGCATCGATGAACAGCTGAGCGTTTTCGTCGTTTTCGTCGGCCGGCAGAACTGGCCAAATGCGCAGCACGTCATCTTTGAAGATGTCGCCGTTACGCAGGATACCGAAGATTGGAGTCAGTTCGGTAACGCTTTCCCAGGCAGAGGCGCCAGAAACGTATGAACCTACACCGGCAGCACGCACGGTCAGTTTCACACCTTCATCTTCGTAACGTACGGAGATGGTTTTGTACAGCTCTTCAGCAGCTTTGGTCTGCAGACGAGTCTGAGTGTTCAGAACGATGTTAACCGCTTTGGTTTCCATGCTCTGACCTTTGAACTGCGCCAGGGTGAATGATTCAAGACCCTGACGTTTCGCGATATCGTTCAGCGTGTCTTGCGTGAAGACCTGCGCTGCGATCTCGGTGTGGTTGTCACGACCGATAGCTGCACGGGCTGCATCGAAGCCGCCGTTGTTCAGGTTTGCTTCCATACCTTTCTGGAAGCCTACCAGACCCTGTGCTTCACCGCCAAAGATCTGGCCAAACTGCTGTTTTGCATCAGAGAAAGACTCAACGCCACTAAGCGCAGCGAAGCTTTGGTTCTTGGTCAGGGACAGAGCCTGATTAATGAGGTTGCCGGTGTTGCGAACGCCAGCTTTGACGGGTTTAAAAGCCATCGTATAAATCCTTCTGTTTCAGTTAAGACATGAAATAAACAAATATATTTGTTAACTCGCTTGCGCATAAAATATAACAGTGATAGCTATAGTCTACGTCAAGGCTCCTGTTCCAGTGCATAGAATGCGTTCGAGAGAGTGAACTCGTTGACACCCGTATGTACCACTGCGTTAAAATGCAGATCCTGATAACCAAAGAAATTATAGAGTGTATCCATAATAGCGGTGGCCAACTTGTCCGCTTTAAGCAGAGTCCAGTTAGGGTAATCAGACTGCACACAACCTCTGTCCGCGATCATCAGAACAAGTCCGTTTTCAGCACGACGATAGAAGTACGTGTTATGGCGTTGCAATAATTCAATAAAATACTGCTTAATGTCATCACGTGCGGTGATAACCTCTTTCAAGAGCGCAGCATGCGTTGCATTTGACGTCTCTATAGGATAGTCAACATCCGGTTTACCCAGGCGTTTCAAAACAAGTGACTGGAGTAAAAAGAAACTACCTACCTCATCAAATGTTAATTTATTCACCTTTTTACCAAGCTCGGAAAGCTCGGAATATTTTATACTATTTTTTTCAAGGAGACTGACCATGTCCGAAGTGAGGACCCAGAAGTCAGTTTTCTCATGAACGTTCTTCAAAATAAATTTCATTGTTGTCACCGGAGTTAATATGGGTCATCTGTTAATGTTGGTAAAAGTCCTTACTTGCTTTTATCATGCAAAGAAGTTGAAAGACCGTGGATTGTTAAATGAGTTGACCGATGTTCTCGGAACAATAAAAACCCCCAACACGGATGTGTTTGTTCAAGATCGCAAGATCGACAGCGCTATTCGTGCCACCATCGACTGGATACTAGAACAACCGGACGATGAAGCAATCATAAAATCAATGCTTATGCAACGGGTGTATTCGTTTGTAAAAGAAGCACCTGAGCTGAAAGACTTGATGGAAGTGGGGTTAGAGGACTATCCAACAACCGAACGTACTCGTCAGATCATCTACAAGCATATCGATGAAATAAAGAAAGAGCAAGAAAGTGTTAAGATCAATGATGCGCTGAAAAAGAAAATCAAGGACTTTCACTTTAAAGAACTCCGCCAGTTTCAGAAGAACGATTGGTTGGAATTCATGGATGTCATTCAGGGCAAGATTAACCAAGCTTATAATGATGAAAAGCAAAGTGAGGTTGTTGACTCCGTTTCATCTGAAGATAAAGATCCGTTCATTGAAATCATTGAACGTGCTCAGCGTGAGCAGAACGGTGATGGTATCATCAAGTTGGGCATCCAGGGTATCAACAAGGGTTTGGGTCCAGACCAAGGGTTACGTCGCGGTAAGACGTATCTGTGGAACGCCCTGACTAACCGTGGTAAGTCTCTGATGATGGGTCACGCGATTGCCTCAACCGGTTTGTATAACAAAGCAACACCGATGCTGCGTAACAAGAGCAAGATTCCGACTATCGTTCTGGATTCAGCGGAAGATGGTATCGAACTTATCTTGAACCGCATGTACAAACTCATCTGTGTGGCCAAGACCGGTAAGCTGCGTCCGTTTGAAGAAGTGACGTCAGAGGAGATCTACAAAACCATTACCGAAGCGTTTATCGAAAACGGCTGGTACTTTATCTTTAACCAGATTGAGCCGAACAAAGATAACTACGCTAACTTCTGTGCACGTATCCGTAAGTTGGAAATGCGCGGTCACGAAATCATCATGTATGTCTACGACTACTTGGCGATGATGGAACTCGATGGCATATTGGGTGACAGTAAATCTGACCGACTGCAAATCCTGTTACGTAAGGCGCGTGCGTTTACTTCTGCTCGCGGTATCTGTTTTAACACACCTCACCAGCTTAACCCGGATGCAAAACGTTTGCTCAGGGAATCAGATGATGACAGCGAGATTTACTTTGCTCAGATGGTTGCAGGTAAGTCGATGACAGAAACCTCGACGAAGCTAACGAACGAAGTGGATGCAGAGATTACCATTCACGTGGCCAAGACCTCAACCGGTAACTACTTCACTTACGCGATTGGTAAGATTCGTGGTGACGCAGGGGATCCAACTTATTCATTTGGTATTTATGATCTGGATCCTGTGTTGGGATTAATCCACGACATTGAAGGTAAACCGATGTGTCGTAGAAAGATTACTCATCGTTTAAATAACTTCGGAGATTCTGTCCCCGGTGAAGATGACTTTGACATAGCTGCGTAAGCACAAGCCATAAGCTACTCTACTCCCACTCGGGAGTAGAGTAGTGAGTTATGTATCCAATCCTTCATAAACCAAGAACAAGAACAGCGTGGCCTTTTCACGAAACACCGAGTTAGGCTGTTGGTCGTTTTGCAAAGACTGGGTAATTACCCCCAACACAATCCCCTCTACCTCTACCAGGACACTGTTAGCTTGCGTGAAGTAATACTTACACGGCATACCGGGATAGATCAAATCTGAGTTAGACTGATCCCACGGCACACTAATAAGCTCGCCGTCGTTATAGGCTGTCTCTGAAAGCCCCTTGTAGATGTTCTCCGCAGGGGTGCGATCATAAACCGATATCTGTTCACCTGAACCACGTTCGGCCGTCTGGTACTCGCTGAGTGAGTCTGAGCGCGTAGTGATGGCTTTACCCTTGGCGTAGAACATACCCGCTTTACCTGAAATAGCATCAGGGTTAATGATACGTTTACCCACACCGTTGTTCTGGCGATTGATATCCACCGTGGATTGGTGTTTGGAGTGTCCGGTTGACAAGATCGTCACGGTCTTTTCGTTGGTGTACCAGGTGGTTTCCAACTGTGGTACCGCGTCTTCTGGAAAACGGAAGATGTCCAGGACCTTTGCTGCTGTAGCGTAACGTCCCATCAGGAAAGGGGGAAACACATAGAACATACCCTTGCGATAAAAGCAAGCCAGCCCCGCCGAATAGATGCCGTACTTATCATCGTTCTGCAAATAGGTTGGGAGATCCATGAGACGTGTACCATCAGGAATCTCGATGTGTTTATAGACCTTAGTGTTATCCCCCTCAATCGGCATGTCCACACCCCGCCACGCGTCAGCACCAGCGAGTCCGACTTGTGACCCATCTGTAATCAACGCATGCACCAGCGCCTTGTCTGTTCGTCCCAATAAGAAAACAGAGTCACTGGTGAAACTGTTCTTTAATATCGCGAAGCCCAGTTCTTGCAGCTGGAGATTAACGGTGATGATGTTCAGGTTATCGAAGTTCTCGAGGTTACTGACCTTGGTGTTGTTACCCGACATCTCTGGATCGTTGTTGGTAAGTGGTATACAACGGTACGTCTTAGCCACTTGCTTGAGTCCTTCCCGTTCGATAACTTCTATCTTGAGGTTATCTGAAAAAGGCAATACCTGTTTAAGGTAGAGTCCGGGTTGGATCTGACACTTCAGACGGTAGTCATCAGCACGTGAAGAAGCAAACATCGACGTTCGTGTATATTCACTGATCAAATACACCGGGATATGTTGCGTTGGCGTAATCAACGTAGCAGAGATGTGGTAGTAACGGGTCGTGCCCGCTTTAGAGATGGACTTGGCTTGAGTAATTAAGTTCTGTAGCGGTTTTGAAATGTCCACAGGTTAACTCCCCCAGATGCCAAACTCTTTCCGTGCTTCTTCCTGACGCAACAAGCTGTCTACGTTGGAACGAGGAGGAATGTTGAACGCATCTTGCGGCACATGGCCAATATTCGGCAGAACACGCGTGGTCAAGAGATCATAATAGGAGATGAACTCAGGACGCTGCTCGCGACCGGTTTTGTGGTTGAGCTGGAACAAGCCCAGCAGTCCCAACAGACCGTTGTCTTCCCCTGGACGTTGACGGGCATCTTCCCGATGAGCACGCTGATTCAGGTACAGACGAATGCGGGCGTAGTCATCAAAGAAGTAATAGCTCAGTCTTTCGAGGTAGCGAATCTCTTCCGGGTTGATACTGCCGTAGTTCGAGTTAGTCGCATACAGCTCGTACCACAGCGAATTGTACTCCTGAATGGTTTCTACAATCTCGATGACGTTTTTGTTGGGAAGGTCCACACGCAGCGGTTGATCTTCGGTAACGTTCTCCAACAGCGGGATAACCTTTTCCATGGTCAGAGCGCGACGCACTGGATTAGCAAACACACCGGGATCAGCAATGGTGTCATTGGAACGATACTCACTGCGATCACGAATCTGTTCCGTGGTCATGGTGTGGCTTGGAAATACCCAGAACGGGTAGGTGCGCTTGGTAATAATCGCATGCAGCGTAATCGCACGTTTACGGATAGCATGGTAACGTTCCACTTCAATCATATCACTTTACCCATTTTGCGAGATTTGAAAATCATTAACAATAGGATAGGTGCATAGTAGAGTTGCTGCTGGAGTGTGAGGTCCCAATACGTCTCCAGGAAGTCGTGTATACGCTTCAGATCAACGATATCGTGTTTAAGCACGTCCACTATCAGATTCTCGAACACGCCCTCAGGTTTGCCCTGGTAGAAGCCCTCACTGAACAGGTAGGTAATGTTCTGGGTAGGCAGGGGGTTATAGGTTGGAATGATCTCCATCCAACTGTACCATCCCGACATATCCGCAAAGTCTTCTGGGTTAGTAACCACTACCCCGTCAAACGCGCTGGAACGAATGCTGTTGTACGTACGCGTTGAGTACAGCTTACGTACGTCTACAATGCCAGCGGTGTTCTTACAGCGGCGTAGCGTGTTCCAATCGTTACGGAAGATCACGTCCCACACGTTGTACACCCCGTGTTGTGAACGCACGTTACCGCTGTACTCCATGGTTAATGTCGACAGGCGCGGATAGGTACCCAGGGAATCCCCGCGCGCCATGGCGAGAAATGCCTTGACCAGGTAGGGATCATAGTAGTGCTTGCCGTCAACCATAAAGGCCAACGTGCGCTCTTCCTCCCAGTAGAACTTCTCGTAGACATAATGCACGATAGTGGGGTACCAGCTGGCGATCTTTTTCTTGAGATCGAATTCACCGGTAGAGATCAGGGGTGTACCGCCATTAAGGTGCTGGTCACGACTATATACCAGTTCCTCAACGATCTGACTTTCCATCTCGTCCCACACGGGCTTGGTCAAGATGCCTTCAAACTTCCACTCGATCTTGTAGACCTTGTTTGCCGTGAACTCAGGGATCGATACGCTGAGCACAGTAAACCAACCAGCGTTGCCATCGCCGATGTCGGCAATGAAGAAGTCACCTACCAACGGCACCAGACCAAAAATAACGTAACCTGATCCCGTTTTCTCTGCTACAGCGGTTTGCATATCAAAGTTGAAATCTTCACCAGCGAACTTAATGATCAGATCTTTGATACGGGTGTGAGATTGATACGCGCGAGATCCGGGTTGGAAAGCGTGCAACTCTTCGTTGTTCTTTTGTACCTGGCGGTGGTACTCGGTTAAAACAGGGGTCCCCGGCACCATGCTGAGCATCGGGGTTTCGTTCTGGTACACACTTTCCACGATGCTGTGTTTGTATGCTTCAGAATAGATCTTGGGGGCTTCGGGTTCAGGACTTGGCGCCTGACCAACCGGAGTAACGCTTAATGCCATGATAAACTCCTACAGCGTTTTAATGTTCTTAACGATAAGACCCATTTCGATTTCGTAACGGTTAAAGTTACGGGGAGTGTCGATGGGTAATCCTTCGGGCACGTTGCTTTCCCAATCACTTGGCATGTTGGGCCAGTCCCACCACGGGAAGATGCTGGGAAGTAACCCGCCGTTATCACGGGCGTCTTGCCAGTAGTCATCGGAATAGTTTTCAACATCGTAGTCGATATTGATAATCAGATGCTGGAGACGAGTCACCGTTGGGGCGCGTTTGATATAGATGTTGCCGGCTTCATCCATGCGCAGCTGGTTGGGTTCAACCTGAAGATCACCGGAATAGACCTCAAACAAAATCGGAGTGTCATGACGCGTAAAGATTTTGTCATGTCGGCGCAGCATGTACGCCTTGGCGTCGTCTTCCCAGATAAAGTCAGGGATTTCAAACAGGTTACACAGCAGCTGTTCACCCGGTGTATCATTCACAGCCAGGCGTGCCTGAATCAGTGGCGTAAGCTTGGCTTTGTGTTCCCGCTCCCAGTTGTCGTGCGCTGGCAGCACCAGATAATACGGCGCCTGTGTTAACCCCATGTTGTCCACCAGGCGTTTACCCATAACGTATTCAGGGTTTGCCGCACCGTGATAAGGCACAGATTGACGGTAGCTGTCACGATTGGTCACCACCCACTTATCAGGAATCTGATCCTGATGCACCTGCAATGGATAGTTAATGCGCCAGCCGATGAATTCGTTATAGAAGAACTTGTAGGTGAACCCGGTTTCGTATTTACCAAAGGTCTGACCCTTTTGTGCTAAACGAATCTGGGGTTCTTCAAATTCCACCTGGAGATCACGCAGCTTAACAGGAAACACCATCACGTCATTATTACCAATGATGTTACCAATGATTGTGGCTTGGCGCAGTGACTTGTCCCGGAAGTACTCAGGGAAAGTATCTGAACGGATCTTGTTCTTTACCGCTAACTGATGTACGTCAGAGAACAACTCCAGGATGCCGTCATTCAGGGGGAGGTGTCCCTCGCCATCAAAGGTCATCATGGTAATCATTTGACTGGTGTCATAGTTAATGCGGTTAACCAGCTGTTGTGCAGCAATGCGAGAGGTATGATGAGATACCAACTCTACTACCACTGACCGACCCGCAAACTCCGGTGTGATATACATCCCCAGGGATTTGTCCAACCAGAAGGGGGCTTCAGTGGATTCACGACGCTGATTATGGTAACCGTTGTTGAATTCACTGGGTTCTATGGTAGCAACCGCGTACACCTTGTTACGGAAGATACCGTCGGTGTAGAGTTGGTTGGCGGGGTCATCACCGAAGTTACTCCCGATCAATTTGGTGATCTCTGCTTCACCGTTGAAATAAACGTTTTGTGCACCATCCAAGCCAAACTGTTTCAGTACCGCGATAATGGAATCGTAGATCACTGGTCGAGTAATGGCGCGATAGGTTTCTAGCGAACCGGCAAAGGCGGTTTGTGTAGCGGCCATAGCGATAAGTTCCTTATGAAAATAAACATAAAATTTACCTTACTTAGTGGGTGTTACCCCACTAAGTTTGGTTTATGTTTTAGAAAGGACGATCGGTGTCATCCAGGGGAACCACGGTAAGGCTAACCAGATTACGATTTGCATCACGCAGGTAAACCCGGACCTTTAGGGTTTCACCCTCTTTGCGATAGGTCTGGAAGTTAAACACGGTGGCATTGCGCAGGATGTCGAGGTTGGCTTTGGTGACGTAATTAGATTCACCAAAACGTGCCTGAACTTCCTTGATCAACTCAGGAGAGAGTTGGTTACCGTTAAACGCCTTGGCCTTGCACTCAAACGGACGTGACACGCTAAGGATACCCTGGAAGAACATCAGCTGGAACGTTTTTGCCAGTGACGCCATGCTGTCCAGCAGTTTACCGCCGCTCTCGGTGACAAAACGAATGGAGACTGATCCCTTGTACAGGAAAGAGTTCGGCAGAATCTCCAGGGTAAACCGTGCAACCATGCCTGCGGTGAAATCAACTTTGATATCCGCTGCGTTGTAGTCCACGCCCTTGATCAGTGCTAAACCGTTCTGATCACTGAATGCCTGTACCGCGTCCGCATAGGTTGCTTCTTTGTCAATCACAACCGTAGGCAGTGCCAGCGCAAACTGAGCAGTGAGGTCCATCTTCTTAACCGTTGCAACTTCTTCAACACCGCGACCATTGACAAAGGTAATTGCGCTCTCCGCACCACCTTTGGTAAAGTACTCGGTAACTTTGCCTCCCAGCATGTTCTCGAGCTTGGTGATATTGATTGGTGCAATATTACTCATTGCTGTCACCTTCTTTCTTCTCCGCGTAGAAGATCGCTGGGGTGATGCCCTTGATCGCTTTGCTGATCGCACCCACGGTTTTACGCTGGACGCTCAGTTGCTTTTTCAGGTCATCGAACTTCGCCCGCGCTTCCTTAGACTTTTCCGTGATAGCGGCTTTCTTCACGCTGATGGCTTCTTTGTCATCATCAGCAGGTGCATCAGAAGAAACGCTGCTTTCCAATGCCTTGACATCTGAATCAACCTCATTAAAGGTTTTCTCCAGTGTGCTGGCTTCATTATAGACTTTGGTGAACTCTGCCATGAGTTTGTCGATTACACCCGGGGCTGACGAGACATCAGTGAGCGTACCCACAATGCTCTTGATGTTGTCGTTGCCGGTTGCTGCTGCAAGACGGTTAATACCGGCTTTAGCCGAATCAGTTAACGTGGCATCTTTGCGCTCTACCGCTGCCAGGGCTTTCTTGTTGGCATCCGAGGACGACTTGATATCATCCGCCATCTCTTTCAGCGAATTATCGAAGTAGTTCTCTTTCACCGCCACCAAGCCATCCTTGACCACTTGGAATGCCTTTAACATGGCTGACTTGATCTTGTCCCACATTGCACCCTCGTTGCCGCCGATATCAGCAGGCAGGATACCGCGGCTGATCATGACACCGGTAACGTAACGCTGAGCAAAGGTTTGGTTAGCCATCTCAACATAACCCCCTGCTGCATGAAATTCTTCTAACCCTTGCAGCATGGTGTTAAGGTGAGTGAACTGTTCTAATCCGTCAACAGACGCAGTGTCTGCTTCAAACGTCTCAGAATGGTCTGTGGTGGCTTCACCGAGGTCAGTGGGAATATCTTGCACGTTACAACCGAAGTGTTCACCTATACCTGATTCAGAACCGTATTTAGCGATCATGAAGGTACAGATGATTTGACTCAGTGATTGCAAGAACACCAGGTGATCTGCCATCTCATTCAGCGCATCATAGTCTTTACCCGCTTCCACACCCGCGCAGTAGAAATCACGACACTTGGTCAACGCACCTTTCAATGCATCCAGTCCTTCATTCTCGGTATAGGTTAAGTCAGCATTACCCAACGCACAGATAGTAGCCGATGCCTTGAGGGGTTCAATGACTTTGCTGGTTTCTACGATATTGCGAAGGTAATTACTGACGCCCTTGTTGGTGTGGTCTAAACCCTGTAGGGAATCCAGTGCGGTATCAGCAGTAATACAGATCAATGAATGCAATTGTTTCTTACAGACTTTCTGATCTTCAATCTTGATATAGTCTGCATCTTTCTTGATCATCTCACGGACATTAGTAAACATCTCGTGAGTACCCATTGTCTTTCTTTCTTCATCATTTAACTTGATAATTAAATTAAGTAATTTAAATATAGTAACCCCTTCCATCCCCCGGCCTCCACCAGTTTTGACATTAAGTTGTTTTTGCAGTTAAAAAACAATTCACACAGAATACCACACTGTGGGGTTTCCCCCACAGCTGGTAATTTAACGGAGCTTACGACGATAACCCCCACCCGTGCTGTAATTGGGTTCTACAGCAATACGCGACGTATCGTAATCAGGCTCGGGCATTACGCCTTTTTTGCGAAGTAGCTCGGAGTGAGCTTATCCACAACACCGGTCACGAATGAACGGAAAGACGATTTCATCTGTTGGATCAAGGTGTAAGACTTCATCACCTCTTTCAGAGACGCTAACTTCTCTTTGATCTCAGCAGACGCATTTTCACCGGCTGCTTTTACTTTGCTTTCCAGCTTGTCAATTTCAGCCAGAGTTTTAGACGCCAGTGCTTTAACCTGAGACGACATTACACCACGGAAGTCACGGAAGTACATCGCCCACAGTTGTGCCTTGATGGACACAGCCAGCGCAATACCACGACCTTGCTTCTTGGCAGCTTCAACACCGCGGTTGGTGATCTCAACCATTTTCTCCAGCGCACCGTCCAACTTTTCTTTCAGCTGAGCGTCTTCTGCCAGAATCTTAGCCGCCTGCACACCCTGATTAACTTTCGCTTTGATGCTTGCGCCAATAGCTGCTGTTTTAGTGGCAGCAGAGTCGATAGCGCTACGTGCAGCCTGAGTCAGTTCAGAGGTAGAAGGCAGCTTCGCCAGGACACCTTTCTCTTTCTCAATCGCACTGTTTTTCTCTTCGTCTTTCTCTTCAGCATCTTTACCGAAGAAAAAGCCCCAAATGCCTTTAAAGACACTCTTGATGTAGGTGACAGACTTTGCAAAGCTGGCCTTTACAGAGGTCCACACGGATTCGTTGCCGTGGATAACGGTAGGTGGCAGCATGTCTGCACCACACATCGCGCCAGCCAGGTATTTCACCGCATAGCTTTCGGTGCCGTCGATGGCGTCGATGCTACCCTGAATAATCAGGGATTCGTGGCTCTCATCGAGGTCGGCTGGTGTTTCGTCGAGTACTAGGTCGATAACGTCGTCTTGCATGATCTTTTTTTCCATGTGAAAGTTAATAGGTGGGGTATAAACATAAAATCAACAAACTACCGAAAACGATCCTTTGAAGTAAGGACAGTCCGTAAATTCCACATGAAGCTTGTTATCGAGCTTGGATAACGTCACTTCTGAGCTGGATACCATGGGGAGTCCCAATACACTCATCAGTGTGTCAAACGCCTCTAACAGGTTGTTGGTTAACAGGACATCGCTTTGATCAGTAACCAACACGGAGTCATCTTCAAACACGGTATCAGAGAGTTCCTCTAACGCCTTCTGTTCAACGATCGAACCATGCATGTAGCTGATATCGATATCCATGCTATCCAGGAAGCTGAGGTCAATCTTGTCGCCACGAATGAAACGAGAGCGACAGGATGTATCCACAACAACGTAGCTGTCCTTTGTTAGGTTATGGAGTTGTGGAGCAACAAAGCCCTGTTCACCACTTGCCTTCAACACACAGCGAGTAAACTGCCCTGGGGTTACGCGAATGATCTTCATTTAAACGCTTTCCCCATGATGTCGTGTGCCGCTGAGTCCGCCTGCTGGATAGCGGTCATCACGTGCTTGATAAAGGCAATGTAGTTAACCAGGGAACGGAATGCCGCTGCCATAGCAAACGCCTCTGCTTTGCCAATGCCTTGCAGGTCTTTCTCTTGCTTGATCTTGACATTGAACAGAGTACCTTCGTTCTTGGAGATCTCTGCCAGCTTCATGAGGTTGTTAGAGGTGGTTTCCAGTTTATCCACTAATCCGTCGAACTTGCCTTCTGATACGGTGAAGTGATCATCAGCTTTGACCTCGGTTTGTTTCAGAGGATAGATGGTGAACGCAATGGCATTGTCTTTGTCTTGCGCAACGCTTGCCCACTGTGCGCCGACGACACGGAACTGAGTGTCACCGAACTTACCACCCAAGTGCGCCGCCACGGCCTTGCCAAAGTTCTCTACATCCTTCACAGTGACCTTTTTATCTTGTACCTTGGCAAAGAGCTCCTTGGCAGAAGAAAAGGTCTTAACCGCGCCGTCAGTGCGTTTAACCAGATTATCCAACTCACCGCTTAACCAGTCCAGGTTTGCTGGGAAGGATTTAAAGCGTTTGCTGTCGATCAAGCTTTTGGCGTTGCCAGGATACTTCAATTCGGTATCGTAATTGATTTCTCCGGCTTTTACTTTTGCTTGCAGCTTGTTGAAGTCTGTTTTAGAACGTGTACCAAAACCAAAGAAGGTTTCCGCGAGCCATTTGAAGAAGTTACCAATCATGCTCAGGAAGCGTTTGATCAATGACCATACCGTACCGAAAAGACCTTCACTGCCGTTTACTTCAGCAGGTGCATTGGGGATCAGAGAAGCAACGCGGAGATAGAGCTGTTCCACGCCACTGCGATCATCCTCAGGCTTGGCTTCGATCTTCTCTGCTGTTTCCTTGACCTCTTTGCTATCGCCATCCAGGAAAGCGTCTACGGCCTTCTTGTCGGTTTGATACAGGAGTTCTACGGTAGGAGTATTGACGTAGCGAGTAATAGCGGCTTTCTTTGTATCTTTATCAAAATCTTTGAAAATAGAAGTCATAAATAAAAAACCTCGCACTAATACTAAACCCGGGTTGCCCCGGGTTTAGTATATCGTTTTTTACGCAGTGTTCACTTAGATGTGAGCAGCAACGCCGTCGATCATCGCTTCCAGGACGTTAGACGCCAGAGAAGTTGCAGAACGGGTCAGCGCAGCAGAAGACGCAGCAACAGCTTTAACCAGTGCAACTTTGTCACCGGTGTCTTTGTCTTCTTTACCAGCAGAAGCGTTGATGTAACCGATCAGTTTGTCGCGCTTAGCAGCAGCGAATTTCTGGTCGATCTTACCGCTTTCCAGTTTGCCGATCGCATTGCTGACGATGTTCAGCTGAGATTTCAGAGCAGCAGCGCTGGTGATTTTCGGAGCTACTTCGCCAGAAGTCAGTTTGCTGAAGTTATCAGCTTTAACAGTCTTCATGCTCAGGCCACGGGCCAGGGCGCCAGCTTTCTTCAGATCAGACGCTTCGCCTTCGCCAGTGTGCAGAACAACACGGATACCAGCGATCTGTGCAACCAGTTGACCTTTCTCTTCTTTGCTTGCGCCAGCGCCAGCAATTTTAGATTTCAGACCAGAAACCAGCGCTTTGTACGCGGTGCTGAATTCAGCCAGAGTGATTTCGCCGTCCAGCAGGTTAGCGTATGCGCCCAGTGGAGCAGAGACTTCAGCCAGCTCAACAACTTTACCGTTCAGACCTTTGGCTTCGTAATCGATGTAACCGTTCCAGCCGCCCAGCTTAACTTTCTCTTTCAGCTTCAGGCCGTCTTTGCCCAGTTCAGCATTCAGACCTTCGATGCGACGTTTCATGGCTTTGTTCTTGTTGAACAGGCCGATGAAGAAGTTCACAACGGTGTTGAAGATCTTCTTGATAAAAGTGATGACAGCCGCGCCTGCGCCTTTCACTTTATCCATGAAGCCTTCCATGCCGTCGCGTGCCAGAGAAGAGGCAGTAGAAGCATCGTACAGATCTTCAGCACCCATGCGGGTCGCGCCTTTATCAGATGCGCCGCCCAGACGTTTGTCGGTGATGCGGAAAGCCTGGTTGTACAGTGCAGAGAACGCTTTGCCGTCGAAGTTACCAGAAGCCAGCATTGACTCCATACCTTCAACCAGATCAGCAACTTCTTCAGTCGCTTCTTCGATATCAGTAACCTGCTCGGCTACTTCTTCCAGCACTTCGCCCTGCTCCTGAATTTCGGCATTTGCTTCAGCAACTTCTGCGCGAATTTCAGACACTTCTTCTGCTACTGAGTCCAGAGTCGCCTGAGCTCCTTCAGAAAGACCCAGTTCTTCGGTACCAGCATAGAGGGATGAATTAAAAGACATTGTACTTCTCCTTGGAGATTTTTACTTAAGTAAAAGTTTATTTAATTAAATAACTTTCGATAACACACCTAAGACGTCTTGGATGTATTTATCGACGTAGCTCACCACGCGTGGAGTGAAACCACTATAAAATGCTAATGCACACGCATTGCCTTTCAAGATGGACTCGGCTTCAGAGATAATCTGAGAACCTACGTTAGTTGTTTCACTTAAACCCTTGCTGGCCTCTTCTACAACAGAAGACCAACTTTTAACGAAATCAAGATAATCAGCATAAGATCCTTTAACCTGCAAATGCAGATCGTTAAGCTTGGCAATTTTTGCCAGGACCGACTGAACATCAGACTTCGATGCTTCGAGGTTATGAGACTCACCCGCTGGCTTGTCTCCGGACATAGAATATACTACATCCTTGTCGGTGAACTTACACTTGACTACTTTACCACCCGGCAGTACGTCTGAAAGCAACCATTCACCATTCTTGTGGGGAAGTTTGTATTCAGGGTAATGAAGGCCTTCGAACTCTCTAACCACGGCCATGATGTCGTTGGTACCCTTAACGCCTTTCAGCTTACGTGCAACAACCAACTCACGGCTCAGGTGATCTTTGAGATCATGCGAATGTTTCTGGAACCCTTCCAGGGTCTTGATCAATGTATCGAGATCAGACCCAAAGTCATCCCATTGCCCTGTGCTGGTCAAAGCTGCAACCTGCGCGCCAGAGAATGTAAAACTATAGGATTCCTCACCTTTCATCGCAGAGGGGATCTTGTTGATCAGTGACTTGTTGCTGTCAAAGGTTTTGGTGAGCTGAGAACCCGCACCACGAATACCCTTGTCCAGCAGATCCAGTGTATGACCACCCACCCACTTGGCAACCGATAACACGCCGCTACCCAGTTGCTTCATGGACTCACCGAACTCTTCATTACCGGTACGCGCGCTTAAAGAGTACGCGCCCTGCAAAGGCTGAAACGCATCGACCAGTTCAACGTGCTGTTGACGACAGGCGAGATACAACTCTTTAAGCTGCGACATTATTTCACCGATTTCGCAAAGTTGATGGAATCATTGCACAGGCTGGCAATGGCGTTGAGGGTGATCACCAAGTAGCGCGTGAAGTCCGCGTTGAGATCCAACAGGTCCTGCTGGTTCTTGCGCACGATCATCGAGTACATCGCCAGGATACGGTGCTTGTCGCTGTCGCTGATTGGCATCTTGGTAAGGTTATTACCAATGATCTCGTAATCACGCTCTGCTACGCGGTGCTTGATCGCCTTGTTGCAGATAACCAGCCAGTTCTCCAGGATCTTGATCGAGATCGCACAGACATGACGAATGGTTTCGCTGCCAAAGGTATTGATCTCCTGCTCCATGTCAATGAAGTCAATGGAGTCGCGCTTGTTGAAACGCACACCCAGATCTTGGATACGGGAATCAAACCAGTCATCGATGGTTTTCACATCTTTGACCTTGATCGGATCCTTCCAACGGGTATCGACCAGGAAACGACCACCCATCAGCTCCACAGAACGCAGCTTACGCAACCAGGGAACGTTTTTATCCGAGATGTCGATCTTACATTCACGGAAAGCAGGAACGTTCAGGAGAGGCCCTACCTGCATCAGAATCGCAGTGGCTTCTTCATCGGTGGTGACGGATTCAAAGCGAGAGAAGAACGCCATGATCTGCGTCAGCTCTTTCTCAGAGAAGTCGTAGTAGTTGTTGCTCAGCGCTGAAGTGGTTTTGAACAGGTTCAGGATCTGGTTATACCAGTCTTCCTTTACTTCGCTCTGCACTTTCAGCAGGTTGAACAGACGTGCGCTAAGGTTAAAGCGTTCCAGACCATCGTTGAACTCACCCAGGTCTTTGGAAGCGCGCTCAATCATGCGGAAACGTTTGATCAGGGATTCGGTATCTTCAACCGCCAGAATATAGGCATCATGGAAGTTCTGCACCAGGCGTTTGGTAAAGACCTTGGCATTGTCCAGGGAATCGCTCAGGAAGCTCTCACAGGCCGCGATACGCGTCAAACGGAACTGACTAGGGCGAAGGGTACGGCCCAGCTCTTCAGCGCCTGCTACGCGGTGTGCGTTGTACGCCACTTCACCTTCATCAATGTTAACCACATTGAGTTGGCTCAGTTCGCCGTCAATGGTGACCGCATCTTCCGGGGAGATCTGATGATCAGGGGTGTTTTCCAACAGGGTTTTGATTTCCTGTACGCGGTTAGTGGAGCCCAGCACCTGGTTGGTGATGTTGTTCAGGTCACGGCTGTCTTTCACCGTTTCCATCAGTTCCAAAGATTTCACGACAGAGATCGCAGCCATCTGTTCGTCAAGCTCAGTTGTCATAACGGGTTTCTCCCAAAATCGCCAGTAAGATACGGGCCGTGTTTTCCATACCGATGCCACGCAGCAAACGGTAATAATCGAAGTTGGTGATGTTGTCAGTCAACGCCATAGCGGTACGGGCGGTTGTTTGACGATCGGTAATGAAACGACGTTCCCACGCACCGGCTGTTTGGTTATTGTGGTTGGTGATCTCTTCCGCACAGCGTACATCGCTCATAATGGCACGAGCAGAACACTTGTCGTTGAGATACATCACAATGGTACTCATCAGCGATGCCATAGGACCGATACCATTTTTGTAGTTGGCTTCCAAAAAGTCCTGGAAGTTCTCGCCTACCAAAATGCGTGCTGCGCGCAGCACTTCTTGATAAATGATCGGGTTCGTCTTTTGTCCGTAATCCTGCGTCGTGCTATTAAGGAATGCACGAATAACTTCCTTCGCAGCAAGTACGTCTGCATTCGTTACGGCAGCATTGACAAACCCATTTTTAACGCGTACAAACGTACTCATAGGGCAGTAACCTCATTAAGCGGGAGGGATGTCGAAAATCATCATAAAATCACTACTACTGAGGGTGTGACCCCTCAGTAGTAAATGATGACTTACTGATAGCTGTCGACGATCTTGTTGATTGTACCGGTGTTCTTCACGATTTTCTCGCGATAGACTTCGATACGGTGATCCAGTGACGCATCGTTGTTGCCGTTTTTCAGGTTGATTGCCTGGTTGATTTTCATCGCCAGGTATTCGTTGTTTTCCTGAGCACTGCGAATGCGCAACAGATCGATTTCACGCATCACGCTGTCGTACCAGTATTTCGGGTTCAGATAATGAATACCGAAACCACGGGCCAAGTCTGGTTTCTTGCCGCCCATGCCCAGCATGATATCCATGCTGTTCTGATCGTCAGCATCAATTTCTGGAATGCCGTCGATTTCTTTGATGAGCGCAGACTTGCCTTTCAGCAGCGTAGCGGAAATGTTGGTGTAGTACGCGGAAGAACCGTTCAGGAACATCAGTTCGTTCTTGGTCAGATACTTATCCAGCACAAACCCTGAAGTGGAGTTCATGCTCAACAGCACATCGATCAGCTTGGTAGAGTAACGCACCCAGAAGTCCAGCTGCTCAACCGTAGACAGAAGATAGACCTGACGTACCGACATGGTTTCCCCTGCCCACAGCTCTTCTTTATAAGAAGAAACCTGCTTCTTGAGATAATCAGTCAGATACTTCACAACTTCTGCAATGTCTTTCACGGTAGACAAGGTGGGGGTAGATGCGTTGTAACCCTGCGCGGCTTTAGCCAGGTTATTGGCGATCGACTTGGTCAGTGCCCACTGGCTACTTTCAGCAGTCAGCAACAGGCCATTGGCTTCGAGACGATTGAGGTTATCAATGATGTCATGAACCGCAACATCAACGGTAGAGATCAACGTCAGAATGTTTTTACGACTGACATTTTTTACGCTGGCGGCGTATTCGCGAATTTCGGACATGATTATTTTCCTGCCAGGATGCGGGCCAGTGCTTCCAGAGAATCAGAGCTGTCGCCTTTCTTGGCTTTGGCTTCGAGTTCTTTCAGCGTGAAAGTTTCAACCAGGCTGTCGCCGCTGGTGATGAATTCAAAGATGCCGTTACGTTCGTCACAGATCACGAGACGTGAAGCATCAACAGCTGCAAAGATAGCGTCCAGGTTACGGCCGTTGGAGAAACGTTTGCCAATGGTCAGCTCGATCTGCTTAGCAGTGTCAGAGCTCATGACAAAGGTGTTTGCCATGGTGTTCATGGAAACCACGCCAGAACGGATAGCCTGCGCTTTGTTGGTGCGTTCGCGCTTGGCCATCTCTTCCAGGTAACCGGTGTTATCTTTGTTCTTGATCTTGAACTTCTCTTTGTTGATATCGCTACCAGAGAAGAATTGCGGGCCGGTGATTTCACCTGCGCTCCACATGCTGAGACGTGCAAAGAAACCGTCTTCAGATTTAGCCGCAGAGAACACGTTAGTTAACTGCTGCGGGTTCATCGGCATCGGACATTCGCGGAAAGTCAGCGGCAGTTCTACCTTGGCGCCATTGGGTCCATAGGCTGTGACCATGACGACGCGACCGACTGCGAGTGGCGTATACTCGGCGATTTCTGAATAAGACTTCCCAGCAATAGTAACAGTACCATCATCACCAGTATCTTCGGATGTTTGGGAACCATCTTTACCACCTTTGTTAAACTTGCCTGGTGCCGGTCCGTTGCCATTCATGGCTTCGCAACCGCTAAGACCTACCAGACCAGCACGACGAGGTTGAACACCACCGATGATCTCATCGATTTTGATGCCCATGTTCTCGGCGTTCTTGATTGAGATATGAGAAAGAACCGCGTGCATATCACGCAGCATGACAACTTGCAGAACGGCTTGCATATAACTTGCATGCAGAATCGTCTTGTCAATGCCCACGATCGGCGCAACCATTGTGCGGTTGGCACTGTGTGTGACACTGTGCTTGGTCAGCAAATTGTATGTATTGCTGGCCTTATCCGCTACGCTGGAGGCTGCAGCCACTTCTCCGTTATCAGGAAAAACCATTTTTGCTGTGTCGAGCAGCAATCGACTGACGCCGATAATAGACCCTATCATACTAACCTCTTATGGCCAAATTATGAGTGAAAAATTTGATATAAACGATCTCGCCGGGTTAATGAAAACACCAGGTCTAGCTCGCCCTGAGATTTTAAAACAGAATGTAGACAAAGCTTCCAATAAATCAGCATTAACAAATGCCGAAGTTCTGTCCATGTTAGACTACGCTTTTCAAGAGCAAGGTGGACCAGGTTACCAGTCCCCGGTAATTAAATCATTGAGCGGTCTGAGGATCATGGGTCCAGGTAACCAATTCATCCCCATAGCCGACGATGCCATAGGATTGCCCTTTGTTTCACGTCCCTTACTGAACCTTTCAGATGAGAACGTCTCACGATACCCTGGATTGTTCCCGTTGTACCGCAGCAAACCCAACAGCGTAATGAGCTACATTCGGGGTTTGATGGATAAGCAGTGGGGTGCGGCAAACAGTGGCGCAATCAAGTTCCTGGATCCCTTAACTGCCTGGATGACACCCCTGACCAACTACTGTAAAACCAGTAATGGCTTCCCAGATCTCTCCCTCAATGTCTCCACCAGTTCACCGGGTTTCCGACAAGAAGTGTATCGTCACATCAGCGGGATCTTGCAGCACAACGGTGCGTTCTCCATGCGTCAGAGTTACCATATGTCGCAGCCTAAGTTTCTTCCTTATATCTTTGAGATCTGGCTTAACTATATAAATGAAGTGACGTTAGGGGATAATGGACTGGAACCTTATCCCGATGCGCTGAAGCAGAGCTACCAGGATTATGACTGTCGCATCTATCACATTATCCTGAACCGTAACATGAAGAATATCGAGTGGATCTTCTGTAACGGCAGCTGTGTGCCAACGACGTATCCTTCAGGGGCATTCTCCGCTATTGATCGTACCACGAACTCGTTACGCGGTCAGGGTCAGGATGAGTTTGATATCCAGTTCGATTCGATTGCGTTTCGTTACGGCAACATCTCGGTGGCGCGTATGTTTAACGCCACTACTGAATTCTTTAATAATGGTCTGCGCGATGACGTGCGTGCTTCTAAGTATAAACGTCTGGAGTTCGACCAGTATTACGGCAATAACTACGAAAATGTTTATCCTTATATCAACATGGATAACATGACGTTAGAATATTGGGTGAAGAAATGAGCTTAGAAATTACATCTGTAACCAAGTTAGCGAATAACCCTATTCGTGGACTGAACTATGTCATCGACAGTTTGGAGAAGAGCTGGTTCGACCAAAAGGTCAATATCAACTCCGGCACACATCCTGCGGTGTTCTGTGCTGACTTAACCATTGGAGTGGGCTTTGGCTTTCTTAGTTCACTGAGCGATGCAGTGAGTCAGGTGTTCTCCGCACACGCCAACTCAATCTCTGAACTGTCGCGTAACATGAACGACATCGAGTACTACGGGTTGTTTGGTACACCGAGCTCCAGCAAGGTTAATCTGATCATTGCCATGGATAACCTCAAGGCCTTTGCCCCACAGGCAACCAGCACTGTTAACGGGGTGAGTCTGAGCTACCAAAAACTGTTGGTTCCTAAAGATACCCAGTTCGACGTGGCGGGTTATACTTTCTCTATTGAGAACGGCATTGAGATTCGCTACAACGAACGTACAGGGGTGCAGGTGGTTTATGACTCTACCACCAACAATCCGTTCAACGCCATCACAGAGAACGTGCTGAAGCGCAAGATCAAGGTCATTAACGGTCGTGAATACCTGATCATTGATGTTCCAGTTCGTCAGCTGGCCTGTGACTTTGAAACCAACATTCCCTCTACTGAAGCGGCAGGGTGTTCAGGACGTCGTGCCTATTCAGATTACCTGTTTGGTATCCGCGCTTATATCACCGGCAGTGACGGCGTCAAGAAAGAAATGCGAGTGGCTTACGACAAGGCGGTGTTTGATCCCGGCACACTCACCATGACCATTGATTTGGATACCTCTGAAAATGCGTTTGATTTCGCAATTCCGGATATCTACATCGAGAGTGGTTTGGGGGTGGGAACGATCTCCCTTTACGTCTACACCACCAAGGGGTCGTTGGATAAAGATTTCACCAATGCTTCTATCCAGGATTACAAAGCGGCGTACCGTGACTTCCGTTTCAGTTCCGATACGCTGAGCGAGTACTCGGACTTCCTGCCTAATGCGGGTGGTATTGTGTGGAAGTTTGCCAGTGCCATCACCGGCGGGTCTGTGCCTAATTCGTTTAGCAAGATTAAGTACGGTGTGGTGAACGGACGCCGTCTGCGCAGTCTGCCTATCACAGAAAACAACCTGATTGGTTCAGTGGAAGACTACGGTTATTCCGCGGTGAAATCCATTGACTTTGTAACGTCGCGTCTGTTCTCTTTAACCAAAGAGCTGCCGTTGCAAACCAACAAAGATTTCTATTCAGGTGTTAACTGTTTTGTGGGCACTAACCTGATCTCAGCAAAAGCGCTGGTCAATTCAGGTGTGGCAGTGGATAACGGTCAGCGCATCACCATTCCTGCGGGCTCGCTGTTTGACGTCACGACTCAGGTTCCTCAATTGGTTACCGCCGCCAAGCGTCGTGATATCACCAACATGAGCAACAACGCACTGATCGCCTACATGGAAAGCACCAGTCTGGCTTACCTGCCGTTCCACTACGTGTTTGACATGACACAGAACCAGGCGGGCATCCGTGTCTATTACCTGGATAAACCCAAGTTCGGTATTCAGAGCTTCCAGGAAGAAAACACCAACCTGGGTATTGAAGTCGGCATTGATGCGGTCAACGTTGTCTATGAAAACAACGGTTACACCATCTTAGCGCAAACCAGTTCAGGTCAAAGTTATAAGGTGTTGACCGATGAGCAAGTCGGCATGCAGTTGTCTGTAGCGGTAGCAGGTAGCAGCCAGCCCGCTAGCTTGAAAGGTGAACTCGCCTATAAGACAGCGGACAACGAACGTGTTTACCGTTTCCGTTTCGAAACCAATCTGGATGTGGATGACGGTGATCAGATTCATATCACTAACTTCAACCAGTACGGGGCAACTCAACCGGATACGCCTATTGCGCTGGAACTCGATGTCTCCTTTATCGTGGTGCGTCGTGTGGGTACGTGGCAAACGGTGATCGCCAGTGATGACATGATTGATCACTCGCTGTTCACTGATCCTGTTCAGGCCATTATCAAAACCAACGTTGAGTTGGAATTAGGTAAGCGTTTGAATCGTATCTATAACCGCATTCGTCCACTGGTCGGTGAAGGTCAATACCAGCAGTACGACTTCAACGTGCCGGACACCTACGAAGCCGACACCTACGTTTATAAAGACGGTCAGTTGCAGTTGGGATCGGACGGACTGCCGATGATTGAACATCGTCAAGGTGAGGCGATGGTGACTGCGGCCGGTTACCCCATCTATAAGCACAAGAAGGGAGACTGGGTCAAGGATGCGCAGGACAACTATGTTGAACTGGTGCCGCGTGAACTGAACTATCACTGGGACTTTGTGGGCTTTGACGGTGTCTATCTGTTGTCTAAAGATGACTACGACATCAGCTTTGCGCAAACCGTGAAGGACATGTTGGCAGACACTATCTCTACCGACCTGGATCTGTTCAGCCAAATGATCATCGACAAAACCCGCTTACTCTATCAGCCAAAGAGCAAGATGGGATGGCGGAAAGTGGTGGTGAACTCCAACTACTACTCTGTGCTTAAACAGGATCTGTCGTTTGAAGTTACCTATTACCTGACCCGTGCGGGCTATCAGAATACCAACCTGAAAACTTCGCTGAAGAACAATACCCCGAAAGTGCTGAACAATTTCCTGTTTGGTAACATTACTGTCGGTGTGTCGTCGCTGGTCAAAGCACTGATGGAAAACCTCCCTGCGGATGTAGTGGATGTCAAGATCAATGCGGTAAGCGGTGACAGCACCGTTGACGTGATCTCTGCGGTTGACGAGCTCAGTGGTTTCAGTATTCGCAAGAAGCTGGTTCTGGGTGACAACAAACTGCCTAGCGTGCAAGAAGACGTCAAGGTAGATTTCCTGCAACACGATATCACAAGTATGTCATAACAGTAACCTACTACGCCCTTGGGCGTAGTAGGTTATTTATTAAAAGTCGTCCAGCAGTTCGTTGAACACACGCAGCAGATGCACGCGCATTTGCAGGTGAGTCTTGAAGTTTTGCAGATCTTCCTTGGAGCTGATCCAATTCAAACGTTCCACAATACGCGGAAGTTCGGTATAGCAGCCCGAGATGTCAACGCAGAACTCTTTTGCTGTGCGGGTAATCAACTCGCTGACTCCGGCGAATTCACTGCTCTTCGCGTAGTAGTCGCGCAGCGCAGCGTCATCTAACACAATGAAGTTCTGTTTGTTGATGAACTTCAGTCGTGCCGGATCGTAGTCCTTGAAGCCACACACCAGACCCGCCACGATACTTTTCAGGTAACCGTAACGTGTAGGTGGAACGCGACGTGTATCTTGCAGCATCTCGTACACGCGGTCGCCAGTCTGGGACAGGGCGTCGTAGAACTCCCGGGCAACGTCCAGCCCCACAGCTTTCATGCCACCGTGACGCACACCAAACTTCACCAGCACGCTTAACACAGTCCAACGTACATCGTAATCACACGGTACATAAGACATCGTTGCCAGACGCTCTTTGATCTCAGTGCGCAGAGGTTCCTGAACAGTGGTCAACAGCATCAGTGCTTGATCAAGGTTGAGTTCGTTGGGGAGCTCAAAGCCCAGGGTTTGCGTCAGCGTATTTTCAACGTTATCCGCTAACGTCTGAAGGTTTTCGAAATTAACAATCATGGTAGGCTTGTCCTTACAAGAGCTTGCCCAAGCCGACATCTTTACCGAAGTTGTTCACAGCAGTGCGGATGTTAAGCAGGTTGTTTTCAATGATGAGACTGGAGATGTCTGCGGCTTTCTCCAGAACCGTTTGTGCTTCGGCTTCAGGAACCGCAACCAGCTTAGGAATACCGTTGGGGTACATGTCCACAGTAAAGGGACGCCCTTCACGCTCTGCCTTCTGCTGCGCTTCCAGCATCATCTTGCCAACTGTCTCTACGTCATTGGCAACCGCAGCCAACATAAAGGCGTTGGCTTTGGAATACCAGCTACCCAGGTCGCTGAAGGTTGTGCCTGCCAAGCGCAGGATTTCCACAGTGACTTTAGAGAAGTTGGTATAGACGTTAACCGCACCCACCATCTGCTGATAGAACGCCATATAACGGCCATCATTACTGCGACGGCTCAGCTCGTTGATCTGCTGCAATTCATCCACACCTGTGAACTGATACAGGTCTTTCATGGTGTCAGACAGGTCACGCTGCTGCACGCCCAGCTGCTCAAAGTTTTCAACCGTGGTCTTGGCCAGGATCTGTTCGATCTTGCGCACAAACTCGATATCCGCCGCCTGCGTAGCCGTGGTGATAGAGGCCGTGATCTTCTGCGCCACTTCAACAGAACGTTTAGCGAAGTCATCTTCAGTCAGTGTTTGACCCAGCACCACGTTCAACAGCTTGGAGAGTTCAGGAATGGCTTCACGGTAGTTCAGGGAGCGAATCACTTCCAGCATGGCTTCGCGCAGCGCACCGCCTTCGTATTCAAAGTTAAAGCCCGGCTGTTTGCTCTGACGAACAATATAGTCCAGCTTGTCTTGGAAACGTTTCTTGGCGAGCTTGGCGTTCTTCACACCTTTGTTGATAACCGCACAGACACCCTGAATCATTACTGGGATTTCAGTGAACTTCGCCAGGTAGTGTTCTTTGCTAACCAGCTTGGTTGACATGAAACGCAGGGTCTTGTTGAAACGACCTTCCGGCACATCTTCCAGGAACTTCTCCATGTCAACGAGGTGAGCCGGGAAGCCCATCGCCAACAGGTAAGCACCCATCTGTTGTTTGATCTCTGGCATCTTTTCACGCACGGCTGCTGCTTGACGATCGCTGGGTTTCAGACCAAACACCGTTTTGATTTTGTCAACAACCCACAGCACGATCTTTTTGACAAAACGAATCACCGCGACAATCGCCGTTTCCAAACCTTTCAGCGTGGTTTCAAAAAAGCCTTCACCACCAAAGCGTGCGTTATAACTTGAACCCAGCGGATCCATGCTACCCGGTGCAGCTTTGACGTTCAGATACAGCGCAGTGAATGCGTCAAGACGACCTGTGCTCACGAAGCTCTCAACACCATCAACAACCTTGTGGACCTTTAACTGCTTGTCGTAGTCAATGATCTCGGTCATGTCAATGGTGGAGGTATCAGCTTCATCAAAACGCAGGGTGTCAATGGGATCGGATTTTCCCAAGCCTTCCTGAGTAATGGTGTTATTCATGAGCTTTCTTCGCCTCTTGGAAGAGATAGGCTACCAGGTCTTTGTAGCTCTGTTCCTGCTCAAGCCACACAGAACCCGCCGCTTCTGAATCAACAGTAACAGATGGGCTGTTAGCGCGACCCGTAGAACGCAGAGAACCAAACAACAGGTTGATGGTAGAGATGGTGTTGGAATAGATCCACTCGTGACCGATAGGCGATACGTTGTTCCAGCGATCCAGCTGACGACGCATGCTATCCAGCTCTTTCTCAACCAGCACGAAGGTTGGGTTCACGGTAAAGTGGAAAGCAACCAGGGCTTCTTTAAAAGCGTTGTTGATAAGTTCGCGCTGTTTGAACGGACACGTTACGCCCAGCTCGGCCAGTCTTTCTTTAACACGGACAATATGATCTAAGTGTGACATAACGATTCCTTATGCGGACAAGTTAGCAATTTTGATATTCAGGATTTCCATCTCGTTGTTTGCGATGGCCTGAGTGAAGTGTTCGAATTCTTGGTATTTGAAATCACTGCCCTGCATCAAACGACCCAGAGTACGATCAATCACGGTACCGGAAATAATCGGGCGGAGTTCTGCGCACTGTTTCAGCAGCAGAGCAGCGCGTTCAGCAAACTCCAGGCGCTCTTTAGTCGGCATATCCGTTTCTTTGAGCTTGGCGATCATTTGACGGATCACGTCTTCAAAGCGACGAAACGGACTGTTGTAATCCCCGGAGTACGACAACATCCCGTAGACAAAGACAAACGACGCCAGGAAACTTCCCGCCAGGAAGATCATGTAAACCAGGGGCGCAACCGGAAGCAGCTGAATAAAGGCCACCGACACCAACAAGCACATTACGCCCGTTGACTGGAAGATACTTGCCACGCGACCCTGTGCAAAGATCTTGAGCGTTGCAGTGATGCCACGATCAAAGCCCATACGCACCGCATACATGTCAGCCAGAACTTCAGAAGACATTTGATCCACACCCAGGCTCAATGCACGGCGAGTATTGCGGCGAGAGATCAGCGCATTGAAATAAAGAATGATGTCGTTAACACCGTCTTCTTTCTCTGCCATGGCTTCGATGTTATCACGAGATTCAATATCTGCGCTTAACAGGGTAGAGGCGTTGCGGATAATGGTCACGCGTTTCTCTTTGGTGTTAGCAGCACCCAGCGCGCCCAATGCACCACGAATCACAAAGTTGTCATTAGCAACAGAGTCGATTGTTGAACACGCCGCAAAGCAGTGACCGATCTCGTGAGCAATACACGCTGCGGTCATTTCGGCCACAGAGATCTTGAGCTTCTGTACGTCAGCTTTCTTGAAAATCTGACCTACCGGGCGACCCAGGAACAGTTTAATTGGCAGCTCGGCATAAGCACCTTCGACCTTACCGGTACGGTAGTCGATAGATCCTTTGAAGAGTTTGCTCTTGTTCTTGGAATACCACTGGCTCAGTGTAGATGACGTCACATCGTACCAGTCTTCAATATTTTTGATATTGAGAATGTTGTTGGGTGACATGTAGCCGACGTCGACCATGAAGTTGGCCATGTCCATCATCTCAACGGTGATGTTACTGAAACCGCTATACTTTTGAATCAGTGGGAGAATCGCATCACCCACAGAACCATTCAAGATGGCCTCGCCGTCACGTTCGGTAACGTGTGGTTCAATAGCTGCGGCCAACTCTTGGGCAAAATTGTTGAGTTGGAAGTCCATAAACTCTAACCCCGACAATTTCCCCTGTCGTAAAAAATCGATACCGAACATGGGAAGGTTCCTTATTTTATTACTGAGATGGATATTACATAGTTTGAATTGAACATAAAATGTCGAGGCTATTTTAAATGGCGGATAAAGTTAAATCACCCATTGTGGGGCGCGTTTGTAAACACGTCCACCAAGGTTTTAGTAAAGCCGAGCGCTTCGATGACCTGACCGCAATCAAAATAACTAACGTACACGCGGATGGCAGTCGCAGTGAAGATTACTCATTAATCAAAAATTTCCAGCAGCCCTTCTGGATTGTTAAACCTGAACACCGTAAGTTCAAGCAGCAGAAAGATTACATTGAAGCCAAGAAGTGTAAACAATTTAAAAGTAATGCCGCTAAACTAGCGTACATGATCACCAAGGTGTTAGACGGGTCACCGAATCCAAAAGCCAATATCCGTCAGGTTACCACGAACCCGTATGTCTTTGGTTGTGACCAATCCACACCGGTATTTATCAAACAACGATTCTTTGATAAATATGAAGAGTACCAACAGACCGAACGTTTCAGCGTAGCAGCCTATGACGTTGAAACCGATATGGAGAAGAAGGGTGAACCTGTGATGATGGCTTCGGTCACCATGCGGGATAAAGTCTACTTCGCCACGGTTCGCAGTTGGTGGAACGGGTTAACCGATGAAGAGATCTACAAAGGCTTAATAGAGGAAGAAGAAAAACAGTTTAAGCAAGAGAAGATCAACCGCAAGATCGAATCGTTTGAATACGAGATCTTTGACACACCGGGTCAGGTGGTTGAGAACTGCGTAAAACGTTTCCATATGTGGAGTCCCGATCTCGTGGCTTCCTGGAACGCTACTTACGATATGGAGAAGAACGAACAGGGGTTGATTGCAGATAACCTTCCTATGGAACGTATCTACTGTGATCCTGCTATTCCTGATGAGTTCACTCACTATCGTCTGGACCGTGGTCGTACGCACAAGATCAAAGAGAACGGGGATAAGACGCCGCTAGAGCCGCAAGAGAAGTTCCCAACGATTCGCTGTATGGCGAAATGGCAGTGGTTGGACTTCATGAGCTTCTACGCCATCAAGCGTGCACCAAGCGGCAAGTTGGATTCTTACTCGTTGAATGACTGTGCGAAGCGTGAAGGGGTTGATGGTAAGCTTTACAGTGAAGAGGGTAGTCACCTTATTGAAGGTAAAGCGGACTGGCACCGTTACATGCAGAAGAACCACAAGTTCATCTACTCCATGTACAACATCAAAGATAACTGGGTCATTGAAGACTTAAACGACAAGACACTGGATCTGTCCATGTCGTTCCCGTTATTGACCAAAGCGTCGGAATACTTTAACTACCCAAGCCAGCCACGTATTATCTCAGATGCACTTGCTTATATTGCGCGTGACAACGGGTATGTGTGGGGTTGTGCAGGTGGTGGTAAAAGTGAGTTCAACAACATGCTACCAACGTTGGGTGATTGGATTGCCTTGTTGGAAACCGAGAAGAACGCCAGTAAAGGTTATATTCTGTTTGATGGTTTGTATGACGTCTACAGTAATGGTCGTTCAGCGGTATCGGACGTTGACGTAGCAGGAGCATATCCTTACGCAACGGTAACAGAGAACGTGTCGAACTACACCACACAGATTGAAGTGTGTCGTATCCAAGGCAAGGATCCGTTGAAGCAGCGTGAGATTGCGGTTAACTACGCCAGCAGTCCAGAAGCCAATGCGGTGATGTTGTGTGAAGAGCTGTTTGGTTTCCCAAGCTATGATACTGTGGTTGACAAGTTCGAAGAGATCTTGGTTGACAAAGAACTGATGGTGAAGTTCACGCAGTACTTAGAAGAAGAAGATGTAGAAGTAGAAATCGAATAAAAAAGAAAGGCATACTTACCTCTACCCTTGCGGGTAGAGGTAAGGTATATGTTTGTTGGTTACTGGATTGCGAAGTTAGCCATCTTGCGGACAAACAGGTTCAGGTTGTCTTTGGCTTCTTTACGCATACCCACGATCATGCTTTCGATATCCGTGCCTTTTGCCAGCTTAACACGCGTAGCCCAGCAAGAAGCAATACGGATACACCAGCTCAGCAGCATACGGTACTGTGTCAGTGCCGCATGGGAGTATTCGACCTCACAGCCTTCAATCAGGTGGAAGAAGCGACCATTAGCGTGGGCTTTAGGGTTGTTACGCAGAGACTGGATCAGATACAGGATACAATCTTCGAACTCCGGGTAGTCATACGACAGCATGGTGCCGGTGCGCTGCATAAAGGCGATGTTCTCCTTGATGCGTTCTTTGTCGGTCTTGTAACCTTTCTTGCCAGTGGCGTAGACCATGTACTTGTCTACTTCACCGCGCCAGAAGCTTTCATTGCTGGTCTGCTCTACTTCCTGAGCAATGTCCATGACAACGATAGGTTTCTGTACGGTGTCAACCACAGGCGTTGAGTCACTTTGCAGTTCATCAATAACCGGTGCGTTGTAAGAGTCGTTCTTCATATAAACCTCGATAGGGGGAAACGTGACATAAAATCAACGAGAGCCGAAGCCCTCATTGATTGTTTGCGTTTTGTTCGTGGATATCGTTGAATCCCTGGGCGGCTTGTTCTTTACGTAACGCCTCAGCGCGAGCAGTTTCTGACGCAGCAAACTCTTCAAGCTTAACGCGCTCTTCATCCCCTATCATCATGCCCTGTAACAACATCTCGGCGTGACCAATAGGAAGATTCAGGTAAAGCTCCAGTGGCATGTGTTCTTTGATCTTTTTGATTTGATACTGTCGACCGATGGATTGAATCGACAGATCGTGATCATACAAATGCTCTTCGGGAGAAAAGGCAATAGATCTAAAAGCATTGGCCTTCTCGAGATCGATGTATCCCATACGCACCTGATACATCAGCCGCATGTTAAAGATCATCTTATCCCGAGAAACGTGGCGAGTACTCTTGCCCACCACGTTACGGACCATTGCTCTATATTGATCGTTCTCTATCGAGAAATAGCCGAGAGGGCTTCTTGCCTTGCATTCTCGCCAACCTTCGACCGTCCAGTATACGTCAGGCTGGCCAGGGTAAAAAACGTCGACATGATGTTGATTGGGGTGTAGCCCAGATCATTAAACGCGTCAGACTCACCAGCACAGCTTTCGCACGCATAGTTAGCCAGACCCACAAAGGTTTTGCTCATGAACGGATAGTGCTGAATAACCGAGGACACCAGGTTCTTCGCCATCTCATCGTTTTCCATGATGATGTTCACAATACCCTGGTTAAACTGAGCAGGATCTTGTTCACGGCGACGAATGATCATCGGTTCGCCATCAGTACCCGGTTCAGGCATGACGCGGTATTCGGCGATGTAGTGCAGGTAATCGGTACCGACCAGGCCGTTGAGGAACTCTTCACGATCCTGAAGGTACTGCTCTTCGGTCATGGACTCTTCGCGGATTTTGTCCAGCTGCTTACGCACCAGCTCAGAGAAGAACTGTTCAGCTTCAAAACTTTCGGTCAGAGACGGCACACCCAGGATAAAGCAGGCGCTGCGGTTTTCGTTCCACACCGGTTCGATTTCGTGTTTGAAGTCAGTGTCAGCAATAAACTGCAAAGACTCTTCACGCGAATACTTGCGGGAGAAGTTCATCATGTTGGCGTAAGCCGCTGATTCTTCTGCCGTGTCCAACCATTTACGGTCAATGGTCAGCAGGCTTGGATCGATGATGTCAGCACGTGACCAGTTACAGCTTTTGTCAGCCAGACACTTCATGTGGAAGTTCACGCCGTTAGGGTAGAACAGTTCCAGCAGAGAACAGGCCATGACGTTGATATCGGTGATGCGGATCACGTCAGCCAGCTCATCAAAGTCAGAGGTGTCTTTGACGCTGCACAACATCATCTTGTCACGGATAAACTGCCACACCACGCGAATAGCCGCGATGTTGCTTAATGCCGGCAGGTTCTGCGACACCGTACGAACGTGACCACGCACAACACGCGCAATGTTGTCAATCAACTCACCGGCTTCTAAACGGTTAGGTTTAGCATAGCGGATAGCGATAAACGAGTTACGCAAAAGCAGATCGTAGTTGTACGGATCTTTACTGACGCTCAGTGATGAGCGACGCATGTATTCGCTTAACGAGAACGTTCCGCGATTACGACCTGGGACCAAACCGTTTAAGTCACCGGTTGCGATTTCACTGGTACGCTGCATGACGTTGGTCAGACCAGGCTCACGCACTACCGGGTACTGCATCATCAGAGGATCTGCCAGGTTGGAGATAAAGGCATAGATAGTGCGCTGACGATCGTTGGCTTCTTTCAAGCCGAGGTCCGGCATGTTTTCCGCGACGTACTCTTCCCAGGCGGTGATCTGTGCCTGGACCTGACTCATGCTGATGCCTTCTTTATCACGCTGTTTGTCGGTCATGCGGGCAAACTGCTGTGCGGCAACATAGTTCTGCCACATTTCCTGCTCTTGACTTACACGAGCATAGGACTCTTTGTTCAAACCAATGAACCCGTTGAGATAGGTCAGGCTTTTATCATTGATGTCGAACTGACCCTGAACCTGAGAGCGCGGCGGCAACGCGTCGTGTGCGACGGTATTTTCAGCGGTCTGTACGGTTTGATGAGTGACCACGGTTTTCTTAACCGGGACAGGCTGTTGGGTTTCCATTGCAGCCATCTGCTGTTCTAAGTTGTCAGACATTATACTTCCTCGCGATTGTCGAGAGTATGATTGATATCACTGGCTTCGTGTTCGCAGGTGACTTCTTCGGCTACCGCAACAGTCGGCGTTGAATACTTCGGCGTGATACGCGCCAGACGGGTCATGGCTACGTTGAACATAACCTGACGGTAGTTGTGGTTCGGGTAATGCTCTTTCTGATAGGTATCAACCATTTCAGTATACGGCGTTGCCGCGGCCATGATAGCTGGACAGATCTGGGTAACCAGTGCATCGGAACCAAAGCCGGCGTCCATCAGCAGTTCAGAGGGCAGCGTGCGCAGGTCTTTCTCGCCTTGCAGCACCATGTTAATGACTTCGGCGTTTTCGTTGAAGCGAACAACACCGGCGTCGAAGGTATCAATCAGCTCACGCAGCTCAGCAGAGATTTCGAGTTTGTGTTCGCGTTCCAGGATCTCAAGGGTTTCCACCACTGACCCTACACCGGCGTTGACTTCGATGGTGTGGTTGATCATCGCCATCACCTGATCGATAGTGAGTTCACGACCGTTAATCACCTGACCACGTGCCAGCAGGTTTGCTACAGTGCCGTTGGTGTAACGTTCTAAACGCTCGCGACGCACACGGTCAGCACCTGATTCACGTTTCGGTGAAGAGCCCTTGGTGGCACGCTGACTGCGTTTCTTTAAATGTTTGGCCTGCATTTTGCTGCTTAATTTCTTGGTCATGTTATGACTCTCTTTAAATAAAAAGGTTAACTGTATGACAGTGGTGAACAATACCATTCTGGTAAACAGAGAATTGGTTATCGATCATTGCGGTAATGTTTGGAACGAGTTCATGGAAACTATTCCCGACCCGCACGTGGTACTCTTTGAAAAAGGACTCGCTATTATCTTCCGTGCGTTTCCTGAATCTTTAGTCAGCACCCAAATCGTGGAACTGGTGGTTGACGAGCAGCTTGACGCGAATATGCGCAGTATGGCGTTACGTAAAATTATTTACGACAACATAAGGGACATCATCAATAAGATGGGCGTGTCGTTAAATAATGATTATTTAGAAGTTGATCATCTGGATCTGTTGTGTGATATCGCTGACTTCTTTTTCGTCGTTACATTAATAGAAGACAGTCTCCACACGATCTACCCTCAACTGATGGCCACTGAGCTTCACCCTAAGTATCGCTTCATTAATGCCTTTGGCAAAGCCATGTGTGACGAGGAAGAACCTGATCTTTCGGAACTGGAATGTATCTTGGATGATGTCAGTGAAGTGACTCTTAAGGAGATCTGTGATTCTCTGACGGGTGTAGAGAACCATGACGTCCCACCAGAGAACGTCATCAAGCGTGTAGTGGGTGCCAAAGCCACAATGGATGGTTCATTGGGTTACCAGCACGTACGCAACGGTGGGGGACTGGGATCGCCTGTAGACAGCTACCTAAACTTCTTCTCGCCTGAGTTAGGCAAGCTGTTAGCCGAGAACACCCTCGATAGTTATATCGAGTACGGTCGCAACGTGATCTCTCTTCACCTTATCAGTGAAATCAATGATGACAAAATCAAAGAAACACTGCTGCGTTATTTTGAAGGGCGTTTGGATGACCTCACAGCGTTGATTCGTATTGAGTCCATGATCAAGGGTCTTAACTTACCCAACGGGAGCTAAGCGTGAATAAGTTTGATTTCTTACGGGAAGCCTTTGCTCACCGTGCCTATAAACGAAAAGAGTGGCTGCTGTCTGTTTGCACCATTGGTTTCGACGACCCTGAATCCCGCGCTATTCTCTCCCCCTGGCCCTATGCCGTGTGGATCGAAGGTGATGCTTTTAAGTTCCATGACCACACGGGTGCTGTGCAAACGCTGGAAGGTGATGTCAACGAGCCGGTGTTCCACATGGCTGACTCCATTGACCTTGATGCGGGCTTTCACCCTGCTTTACAGGGACAGGCTTACAAATCAACGTTTGGTATCTTCCTGTTCAACGTTGTGATGTTCTGGGAAGCTGTGGGTAGCGTTATTCCCTACCAGAACCGTGAGCTGACGCCAGGGCTGATTCGTGACTGGATCAGTGACATCATGGTGGATGATCCACCTGAAGGTGAAAATGTGCCGGAAGGTAAAGCGCCGGTGAGTGCTGTACTGAAGATCTCCAAGAATGCCAACTTCCTGGAAGGCATTCTCTACGCGATCGTGAAGTGTGGCTCTAAGGATTCACTTACCGTTTCCAAAGAGGTTATTGATCTCAAGAACAAGCTGCTGAAAGAACACAAAGATCAGTTAGCTGATCCCCTGGTATTCAACGACATCGTAGAACAATGTGTTAACCTGGACTACGAGATCCAGATGAAAGGGGAGTCCGCTACTTTCTATATAGACAAAAGCTACGTCAGCAACTGTCGTAAGCGTATGTTTATCATGTTTGGTATCGAGTTCAACTCTGAAACCAACACGTGGGTGCCGTTAGTTGATCCATTGACCAAAGGCTGGGATCCTCGCCACATGGTTGATTACATCAACACCGCGATCGAAGGCGCATACAACCGCGGTAAGGCAACAGGGGAAGGTGGTGCAAGGGTTAAGGATATCCTGCGTATCATGGGTTCTAAGCGCGTCTCTGATGAAAACTGTGGCAGTAAGCAGGGTGAGGACGTCATGCTCTATGCTGTCAACAAGAAGCTGTGGGTGGGTTGCTTCATTATCGTTAATAGTAAGGACGTTCAGTTAACTAACGATAACTGGAAACAGTATGAAAACAAGATCGTTACCATGCGCACCATGCAGTTCTGTTTAACCAAAGAAGGTGACTACTGTAAGGTTTGTGCGGGTAAAGGCTTGGGCGCTACCGCCACGCGTCTCCCGTCTGCTATTTCCAAGACCGCTACCGTGTTCATGTTGTTGCGTATGAAGGCTTCCCATATCTCGGGTACAAGCAACAGCGCAGTAGCGTGGAAGCAAGCATTCCGTTAACAAAAAAAAAAGAAATATATAACCTCTACCCGCAAGGGTAGAGGTTATAGTTGTAGGATAATTAGAACACTGTGGTTTGCGTTAAGATCAGGGTCTGCAAGTTAGCCGCTTCCAAGTCATCAGCAACGCGCTGGAACTCGTAGCCGTAAACCGCAATCCCTTTCTTCTTAGCCGCCTTGTTCACTAACTTGACGTCCCAGCCAAGCGCCTCGATATCCTGATCAGTACAGAGGAGGATAAGGTGTCCATCCACCACCCGCTTTCCCAGAATGAAATTCACCACAGGCGCCTCCTCAGGGAAAGTCTGCGTTCCCTGAAGATCAATCGCTACACGCACCTGTTGAAGCTCTTCTTCATCCACACGACGGAAAGTATAACCTTTATGGACATCCTTTTCACCGTTACAGCATTTCAACACCGTGCCGTAGTCGAGCCCCAGATGTTCGGTTTCCAGTGGATCGCCGTCAATGAGGATCATGTGTCCGTCAGCCACACGTGTACCCAGGATGTTCAAACAATGTCCCGCGGCGTATTCCCGCAGTAGGGTACGAAGCTTAGCCGGCACACGGAAGGCACCATACTGAGCGATCTCGTCATTGGTAGCGTAACTCCACCGACAGCCATACGCAGTGAGGTTAAGGTTAGCGGCATGTTCTACTGCACGTGACAAACCAGGTCCCAGGAGATCATCCAGTTCCTTCGCTGTAGACCGAATCAGCTTAACGCCGAAGTAATCGCCCGGGATCATTACCTCAAGCAACACCGGCTTGATGTGGTATTGTTCTGGGTGACCGCCTTCGTTGCTTTTGACACTGTTAATAGAAAGCAGTGCCGAGGTTTTGCTTTCGCTCAGGGAGAGCTGGGTTTCTTCACGCACAGTTGGATTAACAGCGTCAGGAACATCCACCACGGTCTGATCGTTCTGATTACCCGCGAACCATTCCAGGTTACGGAAATCGTTATCGCCTTTACGATCATTTTTGTGTTTGACTTCCAGCGCGTAATAGCCATACGCCTTGAGGTCATTCGGCAACGGCACAAAGCTGGTTGCCACTGCACGGTTAACCGAGAAGTTCACGGTGCCGTCAGTGAGCTGGACCACGCTCTGCTGATATTCCTCTTCGTCGTTGTTGACGTCAAGCTGCGGGGTTTTACGCAGATGATAGAGGTTACCCTTGTTGCTGATAAAGGCATACTTGGTGTAGAACTCCTTGACACCGGTTACAGTATTAAGCAGCAGGTACTTGAAGTAACGTACCGGAACCCACACTTCGTAGTCCGGGTCAGTTTCTAATTTAGCCAGCAGGGCGTCGTAGACGATCTGGACATTATCAGGAAAGTCGAGTTCGTGATAACGCTGCAAATCTTCCGCTGTGAGTAAATCAGAAAGCTGGTTATGGTTCTTAATGAATTTCTTAAATTCACTGTTATATTTTTTCGCATCCATTATCATGACTCCTGGGTTGATAAACTGGGAAAGGTATCCCTGCTCCCCAGCGGGAGCAGGGAACACTTATCATCAGAAACTACACGCGGATGGCGCCGGCAGAACGACCGGTGTTGACATCGCGATAAGATCTGAGCATTCTAACCAGCGAAGTAGGAATGACAGAAGCACCATAGACAATAACGTCAGAATCGGAGGCAGGCGTCCAGCGAACACCGTTTACTTCTTTCACCTTATTACGCAGGACTTCATCTACGTCAACCAGGCCAGATGTTCCCAGCAGGTCTGTGATCTCACGATCGCCAGAGCGGATAAAACGTACACCGAAGTGTTCGCCGGGAACGATGACTTCACCCATAATCGGACGGATGCCGTAATGGTCATGATGAATGGCAGATTGGACAACAGGAGATGGTAAGTCGGTTTCCTCTACAACCTTGGAATCCCACGCCAGGTTCAGGAAGTCGTTGTGGGCTTTATCAGTGTCTTTGTGCTTGACCTGAGCGTAGCCGTGACCAACGTGTTTAAACTTCTCTGGCAATGGAACGAAGCTGCAAGCAACTGCGCGGTGCAAGGAGAAGCGAACGGGACCATCGATTAAACGCACCAGTGAACTTTGGTGACCACTCTGTGTGGTATGGCCTTGCGGCGCCTTGGTTTTCTTACGGATGTGGTGGATATTGCCTTTGTTGCTAATGAAAGCGTACTTCGTATAGAAGGTCGAAACGCCTTTGGCCGTGTCCAGTACTAAATATTTGTAGTAATGAATCGGTACCCATACTTCATACTCAGGATCCAGTGCTAATTTTTTCTTCAGCGCGGTATTCAGGATGGATACGTTGTCAGGATAACTCAATATCTGGTAACGAGCGTATTCAACCGGAGACAGCAGGTCACTCACTTGGTTGTGGGTTGACTGGAATTCTTTCAAAGCAGATTCATAATCTTTGTTAGGCATGGTCGTTGTTTCCTTTAGATGATTTGGATGGGGCTTATTTAAAAACTTCCATTTAAAGAACGATTGTGTGTAACTACCTAATGTAGGAAAAATGCTTAGCTTCTTAAGTTCTCAACTTACGATTCGCTAATGCTAGCGGATGCCGTACTCTATGTTACAGCTACCCATTATTATAATAATCCCAAAGAGGGTTTTCATGCATGTGTCAATCTCCGGTATGCCTGGCTGCATTTCGATCTCAGCTCCGGCGGTTTATTAAAATCAGAATTGCGTGTTGTTATAAGAAAATTACTTCACCGTTAAAAAATAATTATTATTTTGAATAGGTTAGAAAAAACCCTTATCACCTAGGTGTGTACCCATCACAAGTAAATGAAACAAAAACAAAGGAAACTAACTACTATACCTGCCCAAAGGCAGGTATAGTAGTAGATTAGGTGTTAATAAACGAATTTTACCAAACGTAGTAAATACCGTCTTGGTCGCTCTTAACGGTCATGTCGCTAAACAATGCCAGTGAATGTAGCAGGAATTCGTTTTCAAAGTTGGTGCCGTCGAACGCAACCTGTGGGGTCACTTTAACACGACAACACACTTCTTCCATGCCGTGACGAGAACTGCGACCCACCCAAATAGTCAGGATGATCTTAGCGCCAGCCGCCATACCTTCAACAACCTGAACTTCTTTGGTTGCCAAGCAGGTAGGAAAGAAGTACTGCTTCTTAGCACGATGGTACATCTGCATCATCGTGTTCATTACTGTTTCGCTTAAAAAACCAGCTGGAGGTAAATCCTGTTGTCCGTCATTAAGCGGACTTGAAAGTTCGAGGCTTGACATCGGGCTAAATCTCCCAGAGTAGAAAGGTAAGCAAGGTCATTCTCGACGTCACTGAACATCCCGTCGATCAACATGGCTTCATTTTTGTAGAATCGGTCAACTCCGCCATGTTCCTCATCCCACCGGCTCGGGGTGATGTGTGCACGAACAAGAGCATCTATATCACGGTTAAAAGAATGGTCCGTAACTATAGAATCTATACGGTTAAGGACCAGGGTCTTTAGAACCTCATTTTGCTCTTCATTTATGTCAGGTGGAAAGTCATACTTTACTGTGAAAAGTTGCTGCTGCCCGAGGTGGCGGTGAGCTGCCCCACCTGTTCGGCGATCATTTTTATTTCTATTTTCCATACGTCACTCTTTTGACCTCTGACGACATGAAGTTGATTAAGTTTCAAGAAGTCCCCAATGAAGAACCGACACCCCTCTTCGAACACCTTTTCGTAGAAGGGCTCAATTTCTCGGTCTAACATATAAAGGTTGTTACCGAGATGCCATCGAGCGTTGTAGAGAATAACCTCTTCAGCCTTGGTGCTCAGGTGAGTTTCCAATAACTCATAGAAGAAGTCATCATCGAACCCACCTGTGGTTTCACCGCGAGACATTGCCACCTCTAATATAGGTTGGCAGAAATCTCGGATGTCACGTGAATAACCGGTCGGTAGTTTAATCAGATCAATAGTCTGTTTCATACACACTCCTAATAGACTACTGAATTGTCAGTCAAGTTTTATTTCACCGTCGATCACGAAAGTGGTGAGTCTGGCTTGTAACGCGTGGATGCGCGTGGTGTGGTTAAAACCAAAACGACGCTTGTGTTCCTTATAATCCAGGTTCACAAGATCAGTAAGCTCAGAACGACGACGTGGAGAGCCCCAGAACATCGGCGCATCTTTCTTGAAGGTAATACGCAGACGGTAACCGTAAACCTTGTCACGGAGCTTACGCAGCTCTAAACGATACCCACACGGGTTGTGATCGATCTCCAGATTCAGCATAGGGTAAGAGCGTGCCCAACCTTCAACGAGTTCACCTTTCTTCTCCATTGACGGCAGCGTAGGGGTAACAAGACTTACTACTGAAGCATTGATACCGGCCAGATCCAAATAATAGTTCTTGTAGCGATTCTTCAACAAACGACTTAAAGAAGACATAGTAACTCCGTGATTAGTAGATGATGACTAGCTGGGTAATATAGATTCCAAAAAGAATAACTGGAGAAAGGGTGGAACTTAATCCACCCCTTGACCTGTTACTCTAACGGGCTTTTGCTGGTCCAGCTTTTGCTGCGCATGTCGAGCAGCGTTGGTGTCCATGGCATTTTAATACCGTTACTATAATTGACGGTGAGCATGAGCATTTTGTCTTCGCCCATTTTCGCCTCTTCCAATACCACCCAGGCCGTTGCGTTGTCCCACTCTTCGCAACGAATGGCCAGCGTGCCCGGCAGTGCTTCTAATACCGCATCAATGGCCTGGCCAAAGCTTTGGTCATTGATCTCACTGCCTTTGTCGTTGGCTGGGGTGAAGGTCGCAGAATGGCTCTCAGTGCCTGTGGCGAGGTCAACCGTGGGCTGCGTTTTCTGCACGTGGTTGATGTTCTCTTCAGGCGGTAACACTTCCACCGTCCAGCGTGTCCCCACCATGTTGAACTCATCGTTCTCCCAGGCTTCAGGTGCTTTGTTTTCGGTTTTCACCATCCACACCACCACGGGTTCCTGGCCTTCTACTTCCAGTGGAGCACGGAAGATCCAGCGACTCTGGTCGTCCCAGCTCTCGTCACGGATGCGTGCTTCGCCGGCCGGTACTTGATCGATGATGTAATAGGCAACGTCAGCAGGCACGCCGGTTTTCAGGCCACGTTCCGCAATGAAGTCACCGATACGCTCTAAAGTTACTTGATCAAAAATCTGAGACATACATACTCCTGTAAAGAGTAAGAGGTTTCCCCCTTACTCCGGTTGGTTAATAACTACGCTAAGGTAAAGCCCGTATCAACACTCTGGTAACTCAAGGAAGATTCCTCAAAGAGTTCTTTACGGTACTTGTGGTACTCTTTGTGTTTCTTTTCGTTCAGGCACACGGTATAACCATAGATACGTTCCAGGTCTGGGTTCTCGCTCTGTTTAATAGGACGAATGCGCCCACGCATCTGATAGTTACGCTGCAATGACTTCACGTTGTGGAAGCTAATGCAGGTAATCAACCCTGGAATGTCTTTACCTGTACCACACGAACCCGGCGTTGAGAACACGACCTCGTGTTTACGGTACTCGTCTTTGGTATCCGCTTTACCTCCCTGCTCCCCGGTAAATGAAATCGCATCCAAATCTGGATAACGTTTCAACAGCGCCGCCACCATGATCTTGCACGTCTCTACCTTGGTAAAGAAGAACAAACACTTGGTGTCAGGCCGACGACGATGATAGTAGTAGTCATCAAAGAACTTATACATCATTTCGATATACTGAGGACGAAGCTTGTGGTTATCCATAATAGAAGCTTCAAACACGGTATCGTTGTAAACACCACGCGCCATGGAACGAATCCGGTGCTTGCTGGTATCCACACGATAGAACAATGCCTTGACGTGCATGTGTGCTGAGTATTCCGTTTCTCTCAGTCGACACTCCTTGGGATACAGATAACCGTAGATCTTGTTGGTCATCGCGTCTTCTGCTTTAACCGTTGCGGTGTTGGCAATGGTCTTGCGGATGTTCCCAAACATCATAGACAGATACAGCTGATGAATCGATTCGTGCGCTTCGTCATACACGCGTAAGCCTGGACGATACTCACGATAGAAGTCATCTAAGTCAGGTGCCAGAGGATCAGCTTTGGACTTCTTGAGCATGATGTCGATCTTGGTTAAACTAATAACCACGATCTTGGGATTTATCGTCCCTTTCTTCAATGCTGCCAGGAAGTTATCTAATCCACCGACGTCTGTCTCAACATAGTCTTCGGGACCTATGTCTAACAGGTTGCCACACTCGACCTTCCAAATAGGCAAGAAGCGGGCGTTGGCGATAATCACAACGCGCTGCTGCAACTGCACAGCGGTCCAGATGGACATAAAGGTTTTCCCTACCCCTGTTGCAGCGTTGTTTAACTTAAGGGGACCCTCTTCCATGATGTACTTCAGCCAATCCAGCTGGTCATCTTTCGGGGTACCTATTCCCGGCTTGAAATTAATCGTCACGGGCATAGGGATTATTTCAGGCTCGTTAACCTGAAGGATTCGTTTGGGTGCGTAACCTCGGGTGCCAATAAAAGTTTTAAGTTCTTCCAACAAACTGCTTGTAAATCGAATTTCCGACTGGTCGTGGTTAAACCGCATAAAGCGATGGGTAACCGCCATGACCTGAAGACGGGGATTGTGCTTGGCTGGCACCATCCCCGTTTTAGACAAGTACATGCGACAAAACGGCTTTAATACTCGATCGACAAATTCCTCAGCGTAATCGTACACCCTGAGGTAGTTGTTGGCCACGGATATAACACACGTATGTCGC